GTCTTAATTGATTGTGTGAAGTCCACCCATGAGCAAATACTAATGAAAGGATTTCTTGGTTAATTGATTGTGCCAACTCTTCGGTTCCAATAATGTCACCCATTTCACGCAAGTCCACATCCTCCTCCATTAACATATCCTGATACATTTCACGTGTAAAAGCGATTTTAACTTTGTGGGTTTGTGCACTAAAATTACTACTCCATTTTCTAAAACCAACGGTTCTGTAATCTCTTGCCTCGCCAACTTGTCTTGAATTACCTTTATGAATTGTTGAACCATCATGTCCACCAGTTCTATAAACGTCTGTATCATTTAAACCAGCTGCAGCAAACCCCTGTATGTGGTTCATGTTAGCAGAAGTATAATCAACAGTTGTTGGATCAAAACCAAAGAAATTACCAATACTTGTATAAATACCAGCAGTAGCAGTCCCTAACATTGTTTCAATTGTATCCGTAGCAAAAGCAGGATCAACCGCACCAGTTCTAAATACGGCGTAACCAAGAGATCTGTCCAATCCAATATAAGTCACAGCAAGTATTTGATTACCAGCATTTGCATCAGTTATATTGTAAGAAGTACCAACAACTAATGCTGTGGGTGCACCTGTAACAGCCAATTTTACAACAAATATTGATGGTAAGTTTGCATTGGTACTTGTACCATTGATAACTCCACCGGCATAAACTGGCTCCAAAATATTAACTTGCAAATTTGATTTTGTCATTTGCTTACTATGTATGATATCAAATCCAACCGTAGTTGCATAAGCATCAACAAATAAACCAAACAATTCATCAAACATTTCGCCTGATCCTCTTGATTTGTCACCAGCATTGTTTGGGTTATTACCAAAACTAAAAGTACCTCTACCAACAGTATTACCTGGCGTAGCAGCCTCTAAGAATTTTTTACGTACTAAAGCTGCTTCAACCATTCTTTGTAATTTTGATGGTGTAACTTTTATACCTCTTTCGTCTAATCTTGCAGAGATTTTACTCTTATAAGTTTCGACCATTTTTTGTTTAATTATTCTGTTCATCTTTTTTAATTTTAAAGTGTGTAAAAATTTATATATTTATATTTTAGAACCATATTCGTTTATTACCTCAACAATTTCTGTATCATTTAACATACCTACAGCTTCTAAAATTTCTTTTTGATTACTTTTGTCCAAATTACCAAACTTAATCAAAGATTCTGAATCTTCTTTCAACATTTCTAACTCTGGATTTTCATCAAGTATTTTTTGTGATGCGTTAGCAACAGCAACCACATCAGCATTTTCTTTAAGTATTCTAAGGGTTTTATTTCTTAATGAATTGTTTGATTCTTGTTCCAACAACCTTATGTGTTTTGATGCTGTTTCACAAAATTTTGACACTCTTTCAAGTTCTGATTCCATCATAGCAATCTTTTCAGCTTGTTCTGTTAACAGTGTGTTTACATTTTTTCTGTAAAAATCTGCACCTTTTTGAGTGATTTCATAATTAAATGGTACACCGCCACTAAGCAAACCATCTTTTACCAATTTATCATAGTCGTTTTTTAATTTTTTAATTCCATCACCTTTAACACCGAACCACTCAATTAAACCGCTCATGTGCCTACCGTTGGTACTAATGATTGGTGCCAGCAATTTAATTGCTGAACCAATATCTTCTGGTGATTCTGTTAATAATGTGTCACTATCTTCGGCTTCTGTTTCAACAATATAAACCTCGCCAGTTTCGCCATTTTCAACCATAATCATTTCTTCATTTTCTGAAATAACTGTGTAATCAATATTGTCCTGATCATCTGTTATACCATGAATTTCAATACTATTTTCGTCAGTTTCAACCATCGTAACCTCTTCATCAGTTTCAACCTCTTCAATAGAGTCATCGAGATTAGCCATTTCTTCATTTTCAAACAATTTTATAGCATTTGCTCTTCTTGATTTACTTCTTGAAACTGATTCAATAAGTTTTTTGACTGATTTCACTTTTTTGGATTCTGTTAATGCTGATTTTGAAATTTCTTTAATTGATTTGAAGTTGTTTTCTTCAGCATAATCAAAGAATGCTTTTCTTGAATCTTTATCCATCATTTTGAACAAGTCATTCATTTGTTTTCTCTGACCATTAATAAGACTTTCTTCTATATAATCAAAAAATTCAATATCAGTCGTGAAATCATGATCTTTTGCTAAATCTTTTGCTGATTTTGATTCTGTTAACATATCACATTCGTTTTCAATCATAACTTTTTTACCATAAGTATCAAAAACCCAATCTTTGAGATCGACATAATCTTGATCCATGCCTTTAACAATTTCACCTTTATCAGATATAATTTGTAAAGATTTGGCAAAAGTGTTGGATATTCTATCAATGATGCCAGCCTTTTTGCCCTCTCTTACTTCCATATCAGCCCATTTAACAACACCAGTAGGTAATTTTGATGAAAAATCATTTTCAGTTAATTTTTTATTATCCATCAATTCTTTGAACTGATCAAGTGACAATTTAATTGATTTTCCATCTTTGTCTAATATTCTGTTAGTACCATCATACTTAGATAAAGTGTATTCACCAGAACCAACAACAGTACCATCTGACAATGTTTTATCTTTTGGTATACGTATTTTATCACCAACTGTTTCAGTTAATTTTATTGATTCATCATCTGTTTCAAACAATTTTTCTGTTTTATCAGTTAATCCGCCAAGTTTTTTTAATTCAGCCTTAGCACCATCAGCATCTTTTCTAATTTTGTCAGCCTTATCATTATCACCATCTGCAAGAGCATTTCTCCAAGCATTAGCCATCCTTGATAATTTTTCTCTTAGGTTAAGAATTTCTGTATCATTAGCATTTTCTGTTAGTTCTTCAGTTTCCACAACAAGTATGTCACCTGTTTCTTCGTTTTCAACCATTAATGTTTGATCGCCAAATTCATCAACTTCTGTTTCAGAAATAACTGAATAAGTTGTTGGTTCTTCATTAACACCAACGATTTCAACGTGATTTTCATCGGTTTCAGTTATTTCAACTGTATCATTGATTTCAACATCTTCAAGAGTTTTATCAAGTTTAGCTATTTCTTCTGATTCAAACAATCTAATGGCTTTACCTCTTTTAGAAATGTTTTTTGACACAGATTCAACAAGACGTTTTACAGATTTTACTTTGATTGTTTTCATGTTTTCTGTTAGTTTTACCGATTCAAACAAAAATTCATAAAAATCTGGATCAATATTCCAAGCATTTTTAATATATTTTAAAACTTCATCGGATGACATTTGCTCTATATTTTCATTATCATAATCACGAGCATCCATTTCTGATCTCAAAGCCTTTTTTATTTTTTCTCCGTCTTCACCATATTTTTTTAGAAATTTATCAAGCGTATTAGAATTTTCCGTTAATTTTATCATTTTTTCTAAACCTTTGTTGATATTTTCTTTCTTAATTTTTATGTCACCATTGGCAACAATAAAGAAATCAACACCATTTTTAAAATTTTTTTCCAAATAATCAATTAATTCTTCAAATTTCTTGAATTTATCAATATCATGTGTTGGTTTATTGATGTGAATAGTATCTTCCATAGAGTTTTCTGTTAATTTTAATAAATCACTTAGTTCTAACTCCCCTGGAGAATCATCTTTATATATATCATCCCCATCTGGGTCTGACCAAATTTTTACTTTGTTTCCGTTTTTGTCAATAAAACTAAATTCTTTGCTGTTTTCAATATCTTTTGACGCTAATAGTTCGCTAATAGTTTTACCAACCTTTGATTTTTTTATGGTTTCATAAGCTTTGTCTATTGTTGATTCGGTTAATTCGGTTTTATCAAGATTTTCCAATTCATCAACAATTTCCATTTGTAAAGTTTCCTTTTCTTCTTCAGACATAGAATCATTTTCAACCAATTTTCTGTATTTTCTGTTGATTTTAACAGTTTCTAACAAGGCTTTTGTATTATTTGATTTTTTAGCTTTTAATCTTATTGATTCCAACAATTCTTTAACTTCTTCTTCTGATTTTGGTTCTTCGTTTTCAAACATGTGACCTAAACCAACCAATTCTGAAACAACTAAATCAGTCAGTTCAATGTCACCACCTTTGCTTTTTATATAATCTTCCAAATCTTTAACTTTTTTTATTTTGTCAGCCAATTCTTTGTCAGCCACAATTTCTTTTGCGATTCCTTTTTCAACGCTATCAGTTGATCCAGTTTCAGTCAATTTTTTGTCTAAAAGTTCAATTTCATCAATTATTTTTTCCTCTTCAGCGGTTTTTTCCTCTTCAGGCATAGAGTTATTTTCAACCAATTTTTTGTATCTTGTTTTGACACGTTTTGCTTCAAAAAGCACTTTCATGTTTTTCACAGTTTTTGCCTTTCCTCTAATAGATTCAATCATTTCCAATAATGGATCATCTTCGTCTTCAACTATTTCCCAAGATTCCTTGTTTTCGTTATACATAACTTCAGTTTTAGTACCATCGATGTCAATCTTAGAAAACCATGCACCGTTATTTTTATGGGGTTTTTCCAATAAATTGTGTTCAGCACCATTAATTATTATGGCTTCATTTCCATTATATTCTGCTATATTCATTTCTGTTAATTTTTGGTTATCTATTTTATTTTTTGGTACAATTTTTACTGATTCTGTTAAATTTTCTCCGCTCTTAGCATCATAAACTCTTAATGTTGTACCACCCATACCACCAGATCCAACAACATCATATGTATAAAGCGTATCAAGATAAGCCTCACTTGTATCTTCGTTTAAATATCCTATTGCTCTTGAAGAAATTGAAAGAATCCCACCATTTTCAAGAACAACTATTAAATCATAACCACCGCCAATAAGTGTTGGTATTATGGTTAATCTAATATAACAACAATCTTCTTCTTCATCATACCACAATTTATTTATGATACCACAAATTTCTTTTGTTTTTGCTATGAAATCATCTTCCTCGTTTGGGTGGTCGGCTGATGAAAATAATCTACCATCTTCGGCAAGTTTGGCTATTCTATCAAATTCTTCAAGATAGCTTTCTTTATTGTAAAATCTTTCATTTGACGACCACCCATTTTTAAAATCAATACATTTTCCCTCAAGAACGACAGAATCCTTGTTCTTTAAGTTTGAATTGACTAAATTAGCTGATTCGATAAGTTTTTTAGTAACTTTCTTCTTGTCTACAACTTTTAAACTAGCACCATCTTCGAAAAGTATTGTAATTTTTTTTGATTTGCTCATTCTTGATTATATTTTCAGTATTTATTGTAGTTGTAACAATATTATTTGCCTATGGTTTTTATAAAACAAAATTCAATTCTATGAATAAAAATGTTCTTAAGGGTATCCATAATACAAATCCTGATTTATGCAAGGATGGTGTAATAACATGTGGTAATCTTATGCCATATGATCTTATTAATTTTGATAAAAGTATGGTAGATATGGATTTTATGATAAATTCTGTATCAAAAATAAACAGATACAATGGTCACAACAAACACAAAAACGGTTATTCTGTGGCACAACATTCGCACATAATGGCTATGTCTGCTTTAATGTGCTATGGTGACATAGAACTGGCAAGACAATGTTTGTTCCATGATTTACCAGAGGCATATGTTATGGACATGGTAAAACCCATGAAAAATCTAATGGGAAAAACATATGCTGATGTGGAAAAACATGTAGAAAAAGTTGTCTATAAATTTTTAGATTTACCAGAAAAATTGGATTGTAGAGTCAAAGAAATAGACAAAAATATGGCACAATTCGAAATGAGTATAATTTTACATGATTCAGAAAATGTTTATGGTTCGTTTGATATTTGGTCAGCAAAAAAATCAAGAATGGAATTTTCAAGAATGGTAGTTATGTTACTTGAATTATGCAAATACCAAGATAAAAATATAGTTAATTTAAAATAAAACATGGAAACAGTAACCAAAAATAGATTGTATATAGATAAATTGTTCACAGAAACGTTTGAACCAAAAGATTACAAAAATTTCGTATTACCAAAAAGAATAAAAAGCCATTTCCCAAATGGCGAGATTCTCAACAATAGTTTGCTTTGTGGAACCGCTGGTTGTGGTAAATCGTCTTTTGCTAAGTATCTTGGTAGAATTAATAATAATAATTTTTATTATTTGAATTCATCACTTGACACATCAAAAGGTATTCTTGAAGAGGGTAGCGAATTACACACATTTTGTTCAACATTTTCATTCGAGGGCAAAAGAAAAGTTGTATTGTTTGATGAAATTGACGGTGTATCAGCAAGTTTTTTTAATGCATTGAAAGGTTTTATGGATACATTCAATAAGGTTAGATTTATTGCCACAACGAACCATATAGAAAACATACCCGCACCAATTTTATCAAGATTTTCTGTTATAGATTACAATTTTGAAAGTAAAGAAGAGGAGCAAGAGCAATTTGATGGATATAAGATAAGAATTTATAAAATAATGACACATCTTGGTATAGCCGTTGATTCAAAGAATTTGAATGAGTTATGTAAGCGTTATTTTCCAGATTTTAGATCAAGTTTACAATTGTTACAAAGGCTAATAAACAACAACATAAAAACAATAGACGAAAATGTTGTTAACAGAAAAAGTTTTGAACATAACGAACTTTATTCTTTAATATTAAATGCAACAACCACAGACAATAGGCACATACACACAGAACTAACGTCAATATCGAATCCACTATATGCTATTCATACAATGGACAATGACTTTATGGATTACCTTGAGAAAAATAATGCGTCTAAAGTCATTCACTATGGCGATATAATAATAACAATAGCTAAATACAATAACATGGTCAACAATAGAGTTGATCCAATGATATGTTTGAAAGCATTAGTATTTGAATTAATAAAAATTGTTAGATAAGCTTTTATTTAATCAAGAAGCATTGTACCATCACCCATAGAATCTTCCCAGGTTTTTTCTATGTCCGTTATTTTTTTCTCTGCTTCTTTTCTCATTTCGTCAAAATTAATTTCTCTATTACCAATCAATTTTGTTTTGATAAAATTGTTTATTTTTATAAAAATAAGTGTTATACCTGCCACAACATATTCTTCGAAATCATTCATGTTATACATATGTTCCTCTTCAAGTTTCACACTTACTTCAGCAAACAAATTTCTTAGTGGTGGTGCCAATAATATTAACTCACAACTGTGTTCACTGTAATCGTATGGTATAAATCGTATGGTGTTTAATTTTAGTAAGCTGTTATATAACCCAATAGAAACTTGATTAATAACACCACCTGTACCAACACCAGATCTTGATGATACACCAGATATTGGGTCTGTCCCAACCAATAAGCCTATACTTGTTTGTGAGTGTTCAAGTCTTGTAACAGATAAAATGTTTCCTGGCAATTTTATAGTGGAACAATTTTGACCATATGAACTTGTGTCTATGAACAAAATGTTTTCCTGTGATGCCCTATTATCATATTCATAAAATTTTTTTAATGATTTTTCTATTGTCCTTAATATGGTTTTTGGCGGCACATTAAAAGGAAGAATACCATCAATCGACACATCGCTAATAACATTATCTATGAATTCTTTTTTTGTCAAAATTTCTACTTTTGTGTATATATTTACTAATAAATAGTAAAATACCACCATATAAGAATGAACAATTTAAGCAATATAAAGTTTTACAATTCTAAGGGGTTTCTTGTGAATAGTAGAATAGAAGAAGACACAATGTATGTGTACATTAATATGGACACAACATCTGTTGGACTTGTTCAAAGCCAGACGATTTATGTTTTAGAAGATGTATATAATGGTGGCACAAATGTCCTTAGCAAACCAAAATTAAAATCTGATAATACCATATCACTTATTGATAACGAATTTTCTTTATTTAAGGTTGATAATGATTTAAAAGAAATCATAACAAGTTTTGATCATCAGACACTTATATCAGACAATTTTGATGATTCTGTGGAAACTTTTGTTGGTGGCAAAAGACAAGAATTATTACCTGTACCAACACCAATAGTTCTAAATGTTATGTTTAGATCAAATGAAGACGGCAATTATACGGCTGATTTGACGTTAACAAATAATGAATATAAAATTGTTATTGTTCTTTATTGTGAAAGTGAGGGTACTGACGATAGATTAATAACATTGCTATCAAGATTTGGCGAAAACATAACAAAAAACGAAGAGATAATATTTAGAGAAAGTGATATATCAGATGATATTCAATCAAGTATAATACTTAATCAGAAAAGAAAGGACTTATTAAACAACATAAGTAGCCTACCATACTTATCATCAATAAAAGGTTTAGAATTTATAATAGAATTTTTTGGTTACAGCGACATAATGACTGTAAAAGAATTCTATTATGATACTGATAACGATAAAATAATCATGTTCGAACATGATGACACAAAATCAAATAGAACAAATTATCAAAAATTATCAAATTTTGGATTATTCTATCAACTAAATAAAATTGTTGATGATAGCTTTGATGAATTCAATAATCCAAACACAGAGGATGTTTTTACTATACCGATAGAGGATATAATAATAAAATTATTTGCCTTAAAAAATTATATAAGTAGTAGACAAATAGGAGGTGTTTCAAGAATCATTGACATAATTGGTGAAAGAATAAATTTTAGATCGTATAGAATACAAAATTGGAATAAACATGTTGAATATGTTTCCGTTGATAAACAAGTTTACCCAGAGTTGGAATTAAGTGATTTTACAAAATATATAATAGACCTTAGAACCTTAAATATTGGTGTTTGTCATTTGGATCCAGACGATGATTTGAATCCTTTACAGATTGGAACTATACAAAACTGTTACGTTGGTTACTTCTCAAATTATTATCAAACAGAATTAACGTTATTTGACGAACCAAACATAGATATTGGTGCGGTGGCTGTTTTAAGAAATTCGACATTTGATATATCGTGGAATGAAGCAGATGTTTCTTGGTTTGTGGAAAATCAGCCAATAACAATAACATGGCTTAATATTGGCGGCTTATATTACCACACAACAAGATTCAAGATTTACAAAGACGGCTTTTCAAAAACAATAGAGATTGATAATTTATCTGGTGACAGTATAGAAATAATTCTTCCATATATTGGTAAATATAATGTAACATTGACATTGATTGGTTATAATAACTTGATAAGTAAGAGAACATTCTATGATTATTTCGAGGTAAAACAAAAAGAGGTAGAATTTACACAATTCTTTAGGTATCATGATAAAAACCTACAAGTTTTTGAAACAAATAATATGTCATTTGATATACTTTATAATGATTGGAATTCTGTTATATATGATAATGGTGAGTTTAACATTGATAATGGTGAGGTAAATTTCAAAACATATGAGTTGATAAATTTTATAACACACAAAAATAAACGTGGATTTGGCGAATTAAATTGGGAAGAATATAATGATGATTCTTGGATAAACTTGGAATACTTGTCATGGAGAGATACTCAATATAACACGAAAAAACTTGCCATTGGTATAATAGACAATTTTGTTCTTGGTGAAACAATACAGATAAACAATTTTGAATACACAATACCACTTACACATAACGTAAGTAATTATGCTGGTTTGGCTAATATCTTAAATAACTTTACAGACGATTATACATTCACGCACAAAAAAGATTATCTCAATAACGATTTTATAGAGTTTGTTTCGCCATTTGATGGATTGGATACAAACTTTTATGTGGGGACAAATGGGAACACAGGCATAGAATCAAATATAAATTTGTGTTCATGGGACAAATTCATAAATGTAAATTTTAGTTCATGGGGTGATATGGTCGTGTCTTGGGACAACACAAACAAATTATATAGATCTGACGTTGTGGAAGAAGAATTTAATATAGATAACATTAGATATTATACCAATGAAATGGTTTGTCCAACTTTTGTACCAATATTCTTTACAACAGACAACAGCAAAATTGTTGGTAAGACCAATGCCACCTATAATTTTTATGATATAAATAACAATATAATAGATACAATAGATGGTCTAAATGTTTGTAAAAGATTTGAAAATAGTGGAATTTATACTGTTGAATGCATCATTACTGATACAAATGGTAATCAAACAAAGATAATCAAACAAAAGATAATCAAAATACTTAAACACAATGAGTTTAGACTGTACAAATAAAATAAAATACCTTTCATCCCAACATTCATTCTCATCAGGTAAGGATGTTATAAATAATAACTTTACATCAATGAAGAGTTGTTTGCTTGATATGATAGATCAAATAACTACTATAAACAACACACTTCAGATAGATTTTCCAATCATTTTTCCACAAAACCCAAATCCATTATCATTTTATAATATGATTTATAGTAACGGCAAATGGTTCTTATCACAAACAAGTGGAAGCGGTGTTGGTGAGGGTGCTAATAAATATTGGATATTAAGCGGTGAAACACTGACCGTTAAAGCGAGATCACAGAAGCTTGTTCATGATAACCTTATAATAGAGGCTGGTGGGAATCTGATAATAGAGGCGACTGGACAGTTGGTTATATTATGATAGTGTAACAAATCAACCTATCCACAGTTTATATTAAAAAAACTGAATATGATAGACCTCTTTGGATTTGTTGATGCCCTATTCTGTAAAACTACCTGGAAAAATGTTTCTGACAATGATAAATACAAGCATTCTTACATGGTTAATAGATTTCTTTCCATAAGATACCCAATAGAGATAAATAATTGTCAAATAGTTGGACTTGGAAAAAAGAACACTATTCGATTAATGAACTATTGGCATCACATTTTGTCAAAAAGTTATCAAAGACCCCCATTCTGGCTAAAGACAAAAAGTGGCACAAAGAAAACACAAAATGATTTATTAAAAGTGTTTGATAAAGAACATATAGCTGCTTACAGTAGAACTTATATGATCGATACCAAAACATTGAACGATTTGTGTCAATTTTTTCCAAAAGAACTTGTTGCTGATATGAAATCGTTTAATAAAAAAGACGAATTAAAGAAAACAAAATGAATTTAACAAGAAACGACATATTATTATTAGATAAGTCTGACTTACACGCCCACTTGGGTTCTATGGTCGGCAGCAAAAGGCTTTGGGAACTTGCACACGAACAAGGATTGAAATTACCAACAAAAGATTTTAGAAAATTCAATGATATAATAAGTGGGACTAATGATAGTGGATTAAATCATAAAAAGTATTTGAATAAGTTCAATCTTACACAAAAAATACAAGGCTCACCATTAGCTGTTGAACAAAGTGTATTTAATGCCATTTCTGAATCTTATTTGAATGATAACATAACACTTCTTGAATTAAGATTTAATCCATTCCTAAGAAACAGATCTGGGTTTTATGATGTTGACATGGTTATCTCCCATGCGTGTATTGGCTTGATTCGTGCAATGTCTATATATCCAGTAAAAGCTGGCATAATAATAAGCACCGATAGGTCGTTTGACAAAAAATTGACAAACATATTAGCCAAGAAAGCCATAAAATATAAAAACATTGGCGTAATTGGTTTTGATATGAGTGGAGGAAATGTTTCTGAATTTAACATAAAAGATTTCGAATCAGCATTTAAAATGGTGAAAGAAGCTGATATGGGTACAACAATCCACACGGCTGAAGTTGCTAACATATCTTTGGATGAAACCAAGTATATAGTTAAAAATTTTGATATCGATAGAATTGGTCATGGAATAAGAATCATTGAAGATATAAATTTGTTGACATACATAAGTTCAAAGAGGATACATTTAGAGATTTGTCCAACAAGTAATGTTATAACAAAATGTGTAAATAATTATAAAGATTTTAATAAAATTTTGAACATTTTACAAATGAATCATGTTGATATTAGTATAAACACTGATGGGTGTGTATTTCTAAATACATCTGTTACAAATGAATATGACAAATTGCATGACATCGGTTTTGTTTATGACATTGAGCAGATAAAAGAATTAGAACAATCATCCATAAAAGCATCATTTATAAGATGAAAAATAATGAGAAAATAGAGATAAAGGGTTCATACCTTAATTATATACAATCGTTGATAGACAAATCACCAAATTTCTTTAAATACCAACAAACCATATTGAATTCTGTTAAAAAAACGAACGGTAAGGTTGAAAATGATGATTATTTTGTTATAACAAGTAGACAACTAAATGCTATAAAAAATGTTGTGGGTGGAAAATTGAAAGATGAACAATTAAGATACAGCAGCAAAAATTAAAACAGTACTATTTCTTTTTGTTAATAATTGTTGTGGTGTTTAAATGTTACAATAGAAATTTGAGTGCAAAAGACAGCATCAAAGATTTGCTTCTATTTCTTCCTTTATTTTCTTAGCATCTGATACTAAGAAATCTTTAGCAATTATTTTCTGGCTACCAACACTATGTATAATAATATCTGATTTGATAATTCTTCTGTCTATTTCAACGCCAGATATTTTGCTATAGGGCATAAAAGTTTCATCAACACCGATCAAATGTTTGTTACGTTTTTTGTATGTAACGCCCCTGTTACCAATTTCCAATCTATCTGGCGTAAGAATATCACCACCAACATAGAACTTTGATGAATAACTTGATTCGAATAATGGTATAAGTTTTTTCATTTAGTTTTCTGTGTTTAAGAATACTCTTCGTGCTATAGGAATTGCTAATTCTATGTCTTCCATAGACCACACATGTTCATTGTTCAACCTTGATTTCACCAATTCATCATGTAAACCCTTTTCCATATATTTCAAAGCTTCGTTTATGATTTTTTGGTTTGGTTCAGAAGATTCGTTCAAAGTTATGTTGTGTGCTATTTCTATGGCTTGTTCTATCTCTTCAATATCAGTTTCGTCTGAAGAATCAATAAGTTTTGATTTTACTGATTCATCATCTAAACCAGCCTCAATTTGTCCTTTGGCTATATCAACAAGACTTGCATCACCATTTTCTGATTCTGTCAATTTTCTAACTTTTGTGAAAATATCACCAAGTTTAGACCTTTCTTCATCAGACAATTCTTTCATTTCGTTACCATGTTCACCACCAAATAAGGATTTTAAGAAGTCTTTGTCTTCTTTTGGTAAATCAGCCTCTAACAATTTTTTAGATTTGTTTGTCAATGTGCTTTTAGTTTTTGACGATTCGAACAATGGTATCTTTTTCATTTCTTTGATGTTTTATTTAAATGTTATTTATTTAATTGACAGAAGACTTTTGATATTGCATAGTATAACTAAAATCAAAACTCAATAATTTTTGTAATTCAAGTTTATTTTCTTTTACAAGTATATCTATACCAATCTTCTTTGTGTATTTTATGTTGGTTACATTTGGAACACCACCTATGTTTCCTATGCCTGTGCTTCCTATTCCATAATAATCTGTTAATCTACCAGAAACCGAAATTGGTATCAAAAGTCTTTTGTTACTATTGATAATCACCCCCTCATTTGAAAATTTGGTATCAGAAAAAATACTATCATCATTCATAGCAAGATTAACATACAAACCACAGGTATTTCTTCCTATCAAATATTTATCATTTTCCATAAATTTTGCCTTTCTTGGAAAGTTTGATAATGTGGCGGAACCAAATGAGTTTGTACTGTATATATAATATGACAATTGTGATACCGTGTTTTCGTTGGAACTATATAAACTCTGAACAAACTCTGGGTAATAAACTTTTGAAATTGTTGCTGTGTTCATTGGTAGTGTTTGGAAAGCACCAGATTGATAATAATTATTGAAATTTGACATAAAATCAGAAGTGAGCTGTAACGCTGGGTGATCTGTGTGTACACAAAAATCTGTATAACCACCACCACCATTTGGATTAGTCAAAGTTTGTGATCCATCCCATATAAAAGATTGTACTGTTGATCCGCCAAATATTGGTAGAACATATCCGTTCTGATCATCTATCCACAAGTCATTATTTAATGTTATATCTTTTGCCCTTGACATAAGTATTTGTCCTTTTACTTGAGAACTTTGAAACGATGGTAACTCAACAAATGGTTCTGATAATTGTTTACTTGATAAAAAGTCATTATCATTTATTGTATTAAGCCTTACCATTGGTGCTAAATACGGTTGTCTGTATTGGTTATATTCGTTGATATTATATGAATAACCTGCATAGTTAGCAATCAATTTGTCATCTTTAGTACCTGTAACATATGGAAATAATTCTATGTTTCCGATACCAATATTTGTTATCTCTATGTAAAAAGTTTTATCAACAATGCTACCTTTTTTAACAGTATTACTATCTATCAAATTTTTATAGTATTCAAGTAACTTTATTGTGCTATTGTTTGTTATGTCAGATAACGATTTTTCTTCTTCATCAAGCAATCTAACTCTTATGGAACCACCTGCACCAGATAAAGTTGTTTCTAACTGATTTATCCTATCTTTCATAGAGTTTATTATTGTCTGTGCATCAATTGGTTTGTTCTCTGGCGTAAGTTCATCAGTTCCAAGATTTTTAAGAAAATGTGCATAATAAAATTCACCTATAGTTGATGAATCAGCATTATGTATATCTAATCCCTTTTCAGCAAGTGATTCAAAAATTCTGTTATAGATTATATCAGATTTCGATTGTTCTAATAATGACACAGTATCGTCTAACACTTCTTCTGGAAATTCAACAACTATAGGGTCACTATAGTCACTATAATTTATGTTTAATGGATAACCAACTTCGGATATTGCTCTTGTGCGTATTTCTACTTTTTCATTGCTTGATATTGGTATTGTTATTTGATTTATATTAAATTTATCAACATCACTTTCACTTTCTTCTAACCAATTACCATTAGCATCTTTTTCCCTAATTTTTGGGTTTGGCATCTTTAGCCATTTTGGTATTATTGATTTTTTGGTTATACCATCTTGTTCTATATCAAATGAGTTATTTTCGTCTTTTGTCTCATCTTTGTTGAGATATCTATATTCGGTTTCGTATCCTATGACTTTCTGAACAGAACCATTTACCAAAACATCATCACTCTTTTTTATGAATCCATGAATTTGATATTTTGGTTTATAATCTTTAAAATCAGTTGCTATTGCGTTAAGTTCATTTACAGATGATGATAACTCCTTTGTAAAATTACCCATTTTCTCTTTTAAAGAGGTAAGTTCTTTTGATAATTTGTTTTTTGAAAAATTGTCGTCTGATGGAGTTATGTTTATTTGTTTTTCTGTTTTTGCTATATTATCTTGAACCATTTTCAAATTAGATTCCACAAGTTTTTTCTTAGAGAACCTATTTTTTAAATTATCAAGAGTATCTTTACCAGCTTTGTGCTTGTTAACATTAACAATTTTTATATCAGATGCTAATATTGATGGTTTGTTAGGTTTTATGAATTTATTGGCTGGTATAAGTTTTTCATTAGCAATTGATGATATTGATTCCCACAAATTATAGGTGTTTATTTCGCTTATGAGGTCTTCAGTATTTATAGAATAACCTATGCCCCAATCATTACTCACAACGGACAAATTCGAATTTATTGGTTTTACAAAAAATGCTAAATATTCATTTCTGTTTATTGGTGCTTCAATATATGGGTCATCTATATCGCCAAAAAATTTGACAACACTAACTCCAGTAGTTACTGGTTCATATCCACTTATTAATTTTAGGCTTATAAAGTTTGTTGATTTATCCAAGAATGTTATCTCATATTTTGTGTTGTCACCAATCATGACAGGATCACCAACTTTCAGATATATGTCTGTATTTGTTTCAACATTTTTATAAAACAACGTATTCAATTTATAAACAATTTCTATATTGTCAGATGATGTTCCACTTATAATATCTTTTTTTTGTTTTATTGATAATATATCAAATGTTCCTATGTTCCTAAAATTTGATGCGGATATTTGTTTTTCTATATTTGATTCAGATTTTTCTATATCATTTGATTCCAATATAACAATGAGTTCATCGTACCCAAGTTGTTTGTTTTTTATTGATGATTCAAATATGGACAACTTATCTTCTGTGTCAAGTGTTAATGTGATTTTGTTGATTAAACATTTATCATATGATGGGTATATGTCCCTACTTATTGGTATTTTTATAAATAAGAACGGTGTAACAAATAAATGCTCTAATGGGTTGTTTTTTGAAGAATATGCTGATATATCACCAATAACAAATGGGTTTGGTTCTTTGAATTGTTCATTCAATATTATTGTTCTTGTTGATCCATCACCAAGACGTATAACAGCACTTGATAAATTATCTATATTAGACAAACTTTTAACATTGCCCTCAAGATTATTTATCCTTTGTATAAGAGAACCTATAGATGAAACATTGTGACGTTCTGTGCTTCCATCAGATTTTGTCAAAACTATTTCAACGGTTTCATCTTCACTTGTTAATAAAGTTTGTTGTAATTCTAAAAATTCTAAAAGATTTTTATCTCTTCTGAATATTTCGTGCAATATGGTTGATAGTGTATTATTTCTGTTGTCGGTCATTTTGTTATAATAAATAAGATTACAAAATTTATTTATTAATAAAATACAAAAATACAAATGGCAAATATAACAAACATTGATCCAACGAAATCAATAAGTTTAGCACCAGCTATAATCAATAACAATTTTGCAAATGTAAACAACGAATTAGCGGCAATAGCCAATTTGTTGAATGTTGCAAATGATTCATTAGCATTGAATAAAAAAATTGCTGCACCGGCTAATGGTGTGGAGGCATCAGCAATAATATTAACAGCTATTTCTGGTTTGTTAATAAATGCCATGCCAAATGGTGTAAGTACAGTCTTTTCTGTATCAAATCTTGGAGAAATTGTGGCTCTAAAACTTGCTCTTGATCAAGCACAATTATCAACTTTTGGTGGGGCAGAATTCTATGGCAATGTTGTTATAAAAGAAAAAATAACAATAGAAAAGACTATTGATTTAACTGCGGTTGGTTCTGCCATATTGTTAAAACACAATATAGTGGCAATAACACCAGCTAATATTGGTGCTGCAGCAACCAATCCAATTGATATAAGTAAATTGAACGAAATTTTATTTGATGCGGCAAATGGTGGCACCCAATTGGTTGCTCCTGGATCAGATGCTACAATAAACATTGACACAAGTAATATTCAAAAAGGTCAGATATTCACAATGAGATTGTTCATTAAAAATACGACAAATAAATTGAGATTGTTGAATGGCGATGTTACTGCCCCATTGTTTGCTGTTATAAATTATACAAACGGATATCAAGAAATAGCATATACAGTATTCCCAGAATTTGACGATGCTATTGCCGGACACGCTTGGATAAAAGTTCAATGGGTAGAAGTAACGCCATCAAATTTCAGATTTGTTGTACTTGATAGTAACAATATGGCTAATATTTAAATAAACAAAACAGTAACACTATGGAAAATAACGAAGAAGATATTTACTCCAAAGAACATGGAGGTAAAAAAACTAATGTACCCAGTAATAAATTGGACAATGTTGGATGGAAGATTATACCAAAGGATTCCATACCATGTATGTTCAGATACAACAAAAAGGATGATGTATTAAGAGTAAAGGCATGTGATTTTGAACACATAAAACACTACTCCATGATGAATGAAAATGATCCACAAAGTGTAGATGAACACATAAACGAAATTCTCATGAACAATTGTAAGATTGGCACAACTGGTGATTATAGAGATTTAACCATAACAAGCAAATTGCACGTGTTTTTTACCATAAGGGATTATACTCTCATGAACAACGAGAGCAATTCAAAAATTTATCTAAACTTTACAAGCACAAAAGGTGAAAAAGCAAAGATGGAAATAAACGCTAATGCCTTTGAATACTTTGATATACCAAAAGGAATAGACAAATGGTATGATGAAAATGAAAGATGTTTTGTTGTGAAACATGAAGATTTTTCAAAACCAATAAAAGTTTATGTTCCAAAAGTTGGCGTTATAAATTCTATGAAAAAATATGCTGAACACATAAATTCAATGAAACAAAATGGTGAAAACGTATATTTAGATAAAAATTTTGTGGTTTATTCTCAATATCTCATAGATGATTGGAGGAAAATAGACGAGGATTTTAAATATATTGACAAAATCAAAGAGGAATTTGAATCCATGTCACCAGACGAACTACAGACATTCGATTATGTTGTTGACAAATTGAAAATTGGAATAAAACCGACTGTAAAGGTAAAATTTGATTCAGGAAACGTGGAGGTGTTTCCCATGATATTTCGAGAATACAAATCTCTTTTCTATATTTCAAATAAAATTAGAACCCTATTTGAGGATTAACACAAAACTTGTATTAGACAAATCAATACCATTGTGTACTTGGAACAAAATTCCTATGTGGGAGTATGACTTGGTTATATCTGATTATATAGAAGAGTTGAAAGAAAGGAAAAAACAAAACGATAAACAAAACGAAAAAAACAAAAACGCTAATACCAAAAATAGGTTACCAAAAGTACCAAAATTTAAAGTACCAAAATATAAATAATGATGACAGTAATTGGCATAGACTATTCGATGAACAGTGTGGGAATATGCGTTTATAGAAACAAAAAATACGAATTTTATTCTGTATTAAACACATATTCATTAACGTCTTCAACAAAAGAGGATATCCACAATAATTATTACAATCATTGTTCTGATGACATAAAAAAAACATTTTTAAGCCTTGATGATATAGAATTGTACACAAGAAAACCAAATTCATTGAATCTTAAGAAAACCCACAAATCAGATAAAAATAATGAATTAAACAAATGGCATAGAAAAACATTAGTCGATTCAAATCATTTATCAAATACAGTTATTGGTTTACTAATAAGAAAGGGTTTGTTTAATGGTGATACTAAGTTCGTGATAGAGAATTATATAACAAATAGGAATGGTGGTGATACAACGATACAAATAATAGAGTTCACAAAATCATTTAAGGACAGATTGTTTGAAAAAGTTAAGTTGAACAACATATTCATAGTGACAGCACCAGAGATAAAAATGTTGGCTGGTTCTGGCAACTATACAAAATCAAACATGTTTGATGCTTTCATAAATGAAAAAATTGACTCTAAATTTATTGATTATTGTAAATCAAATAAAAAATACTTAAAAGTTGGTTCTAAAGATGTAAAAAAACCAATAGATGATGTAATAGATGGATATTATCTCACAAAATGGTATTTAGAAAAAATGAAGAAAGAAAAACTATCAATTTTTTGATGCAGCAACTTCTGAAGAAAAATCAGTAAAAATAGAATGTGCTGTATTTATGACATCTATCTTTGCGGTTATCTTTGCAGACTTTAAATAATTTTTTGAGGTATCAATATCATACCTTTCTTTTGTTAATTTGTTAATTTGTATGGGCAAAGTCTTTATTTTATTGAATATGTGTGTTTCAACATTATCACATTTTTCCAACTCTTCCAACTCTTCCAACTTTGTTGATTCAAACGTATTTTTATATGAATCATTATACTCCTTGTCAATTGGGTTCGTTGGATTAGAATTTAAACAAACTATGCCGTTTTTCATTTCTTTTATTAATCTGTCTTTCATATTATTAAGTTTTAATAAAAAACCGTTTCATATGAATTTTGTTACAGGTGTTTTATTAATTTTTGTATATTTTCTTACACAACCGTTTGTATCTGCTCTGTATTATCATTTTATTGCCATGCAATTTATATAGAATGTCTTTGTGAAATTCTATGTTTATGTTATCAATCTTTTCACTCTCTATTTCATATAATATGTTTCCATGCATATATACCATTCTATCAAACGAATAGCCATATCTAACAAATTCATTGTCATATATCAACGAAAATTGAGATTTTAACGATTTTATTAATAGTGTAGGATTTTGTGACGTGACACTACATATATATACATATCTTTTGACCAGTTTTGTTATTCTTTGGTGAGACATTTCTTTTATCATTTTGCTTATCTGACTTTTTGAAAGATCAAACAACTCTGAAATTTTTTTGAAACCATATCTGTATTCTAAACCAAAATCGCAACTCATTAACTTATAATATTGTTTCGGTGACATAACTAATAGGTTATTCAAATATTCGATATCCTTTATTTTTATATAAATTGGATCACAACATGAATGTGAAACGTCTATTGAATTATTTATGCTTAGTCTTGGCACATTATAATTTTTTATCAACAACGATATGTTTTTATCCAGAACACAATGATTTTTTGATATCATATCATCTGTTTTATCATCATAATACTGATTTTCTGATATCATGTTTCCCATTTTTCTTATTGATTCGGCATTTTTCTTGAAATTTTTTTTTCTATTTATGTTAGAATGTAGTGATGAAATTTCCCCCAAAATGCTCCTGTTCTGCACTTCTAAAATGTTTTTGTTGTCAATAGCTATATTTTTGTTGTTCTTCAATCTTTCCTCTATTATGTTTGTTTGTCTGTCTTCAATGTTTATTAGTCTAACGCCAAGCCTAATAACGGAGTTATTTTTGTTTTTAAATAAATGGTGATATAAATTTTGCGGATTAGACCCCCTTATTCTGTTGAAAACATAACGATACACAGAGTTAAATTCACTAGATTTTTTGTTACCAACATATTTGTTTTGTACGCTGTAATTGTTTTCTGTTAAGACAAAATAATCGCCATTTTTTGGTAGTTTCTTTTTCTTTGACATAGAAAATTCTCTGTTCATTGATCTTTTTATGTTCATTGATATTTTTCTTTTTTCCAAATGTTCAGCATATTTTATGTATATGTACCTAAGAACATATTGGACATACTTAAAATCAAAATTTTCTGCGGTCGCAGAAGCCATGTCATTGTTGTTGAGTTTTAAAACAGAATCTATACCATTTTCACAATAATATGTGTTATATTCCTCCAAAACTTTTATACAAAGTCTATTCAGTGATATCAATCTTAGGGTTTTGTTATCTTTATCAAATGTTGCCATACCACATTGTATCATATTTTGAATATACCTATAATAAGATCTATCAGATATGTTGAATTTTGTACAAATTTTGTTCTTTGTGTGTTGTGATTTATAGTTATTGATTGTTTTGTGCTTATACAAATTTGATATAAGTGTGTGGAACACATATGCTTTTTCCCTCGTGTCATTTCTTTTGTGTTTTAAAATATCTGGTAGATTGTGATATTCATCAGATAGTGAATCCATTAATTTTCTTCTTAAGCCACCATAAATAAATGGCATTATGCCAACATTCATTCTTATTAATCCCATAAATTAAAAACCATAGAGTTATTGTTGTGTTGCAACATATTGATAAATATGAAGTTTATAAAAATATGAAAAAAATCAATTAAATATTACATATCAAATACTTGGGGTCTTGTGGAGTTTAAAATATCTGATACTGATGTAAAAGTTTCAAAAGACATGTTCGTTTCAGAAATGTCAATGGTATTATCAACCTATGAATGTAGTTCTGTGATTGATCAAATGGTAAAAGAACTTGAAATAAATGGTTCTATGTCAGTAAGGAAAATAAAAACCAAAAAATTCACCATAAAATATAATTGACCATGTTCGAAGTAATTTGTATAAACGATTCAAATAGACCAGATGGTATACCGATACCAAAATGGGTTAAAAAAGGAAATAAGTACACAGTTATAAAGATGGATCACTTAAACGTACAGAATAGGATTCTTGGATTTCAACTTGAAGAAATAGACTTATCAGATTGCTTTCCAATAACTTATTTTCTTGCTAGCAGGTTTGTACCAATATCAGATTTGGATAAAGAAGCCGAAGAAAAGGTTAAACAATTGTTAGAAGAATCTTTGAGTACTGTTCATATAAATTAGATCACAACATAAAGCTTGGCACGATTTTTGCGGTGTATATTATATAAACCAATTAAATTTGTATAAAAATGTACAAAGCCCACTTATTTCAAAGCATTGGAAACAATAAACTTCATCCAAGCAGAACACAATGTGGAAGACGCCTATTTAGGAACAATAGAGGAACACATGTTGTCAAAGGAAAAGAATTTAAAAGACAATATGATGAAGATTCAACTGTTTTGTGTGAAAAATGTTTAGAATGGGCAAAAGAAAACGGAAAGATAATATGAAAAAATTTAATTCATTAAAAGATTTGTCGTCAATTTTATCAGATAAAGATAAAAAGGAAATAGAAAAAACATATATCAGTAAACAAAATAAACAAATACCAAAAATAAAGAAACTTGGTGTATTAAGACTTGTTAAAGAGGCGGTAGAAGATGATATCAATTCATATAAACAAGATGAATTGAGAGATATCAACGTTAAATTGTTAAAAGATGTCTTGGATAGAAACAAGGACAACAAACCTTATGACAAGGAATCAATACACGAATATCTAACAGCATTAGGCTGCAAATACATTGTTTATGATGATCTATCAGTTGACATCATTGGTGATATCAACATAATTGGTTTCAGAAATTTTATCCCAATAAAGTTTAAAAGCGTTACGAGAAATTTTGTTGTCAGGGGTGTCAGCATAACAACCATGAAAAACTTTCCAAAAATAATTGGTGGCAATTTGATCGTTTGTAATACTTTATTAAGAGATTTGTCAGAATTCCCAGAAGTTGTTAATGGGGACATAGATTTACATGGAAACAAAAAACTATTATCTGTTACATTTGGTTTACCAAGTGGTATCGGTAATTTGGATTTAAGTAATTGTGGTATATCAGTATTCATGCCATTTGATACAATAATTAATGGTAACATTAATCTTAGCAATAACCAATTGAGAACAATAAGTTTAGATTGTATAAACAAATCAAGTTCAATAGATTTATCGAGCAATTTTATAATAACAAAGTTAAAAACTAATATAAGCATAGATTATTCTAATAACCCCTGTCAACCAGACGATTCATATGAATCAGCTATGTGGTAGTGTCACAGGACATTGTTCATAGTAAAACCAACAAGTTTATTATCAATTATATATTGATCACGTGCTTGTGCTGCATCAAATTCATCAATAAAAGAGCCAATATGTTTTTGTTTATTGTTTACACAGATTTTTGATATGAATACCGAATCCCTTTTCGAATAATATATGCCAACATATTGACTTGTTCTATTTTCTTGTTTTCTTTTATTTCTGTTTTGTATTGATAATGTTGCCCATCTACAATTTGATGGCTCATATCCTTTGTTATTATCAATTCTATCAATAGTTAAATCTTTTGTCCACCCATTAGCAATTGACCAATCATAAAAGGCTTTAAAATCATTTTTCCACTCCTCACAAACAGTTATTCCACGACCACCATATATTTTAAATGATTTATCGTTTTTATTGTAACATCTTTTTATCATACTGTTATATTTGACATATAACAGATGTTTGCTTAAACCATGTTTATATCCATGATTTGACTTACCGAACCTTTTGCAACCACAAGACACAATATCGTTTGATGATACTTGATGTATTGTGGTTTCCCATTCATTTCCACAATGACACAAAAATAATGCCTTTCTTTCTTCTCTTCCATCTGGTCTTTTGTATGGATTAACTTCTTTTATAAATTTTATGTTGTTATCCCCAATTTCTTGATCAATACAATATTTTATTATGTTTGAACTATTTTTTCTGCACCCACAAGACTTTGTGATATCAGATTTTACTTTGGCTATAATTGCGGAAAAATTTTTGCCACAATGACATAAAAATTTACCTCTTCTAAAGATTTTATTTTTTGGAGAAATATATGGTTCAATTTCTTTTATAAACTTTATATTATTATTACCCAATATTTGGTTTTGTGTATACTTTATTTTAGCCATATTAAAATAACCAAAACAAATAGTTTTTGTTACAATATCATTTTGTATCAAAATTTAAGTTTTTTCTCACCACCCCTACGAAAAGGGTCTATATTAATGCTTCGTTTATAGAGAATATAAACAGCTCGAATGTCCTTTTTCTGAACAAATTTGCTTGGAAAAGTTGCCAAACGCCACCAATCATAATACGTTAACAACAGCGGTTTGGAACTAATTCTTCCCATTATATAAGACCTAATAGCAAAGGAGAACCCACTACCCTTTAGATATTTTTTTAGATCAAAATAATTAGTGTTCAATTGTCTTTTGCTTACGCCAGATTTTGCAATATACTTATTAGCCATATCGATCCCACTTTGGTTGACCTCGACAATTTTATCAAGTATTTTTAACCGTATTTGTGGTGGTATGAACATTAATGCAAGAAACAATGGATGTTTAGTTGTTTGGTGATACCCAACGAATACCCCTATGGGAACGCTGTTCCAGAATAGTAATTCATCTTTGTATTTTGGATCAAAATAAAAAAAAGTGTAACATTTACCAATTATAAATTGTTTTGCTGATTGATTGTATTCTATAAGATCAGCTTCATTTCTGCCAGAGTAATATAACTCTTCGAACCATTTTAAATTTCTATATGACATGGTTGATTCGTTTGTATAAGCTTTTAGCCTCTGTATGGTTACGCTTGGTGACTCCATTAGTTATTTATGTGTTCAATGCCTAACGTTATTGATTCACTTATTACCTCCCCATCTTCAGTTGTAAAGTTATTTGATGGTAAGGCTATTTCGTCAACATTTAATATTATGTTTCCTATTGAATCCAGCATGGAGTTTTGTTCAACAATGAACTCAACATAAACAGAATCGATACCAGCAATATTGTCAACTATTTTTATTATGTCACTTTTTGGTATTTTATTTGTCCTCTTCATAGAAAGCATATAATCGCTAATTTCCTTTCTTATATTTGATCTTAATTCGTCTATGTTTACTTGTAAGCCATTTGATCCGTTTCTAAATGCATCAGCCTTTATAATCATTGAGTATGACTTTATTGTTGGGTTATATATAACAACATCTATGTTTTGACTTCTTTTCACGTTTATCATCTGTAGCAATCTGTCCTTTGTTGTGCTGTTCAACAATATCTTTTTGTGATTAAAATTAAAATAATCCTCACTGTCACCAACTATGTTTATTAATTTTGGGAAAAGATATGTTTCAAACAAATTTGGTTGGTTATTGTTAAAAATTTTTACATCACCAAAAAGATTAAGTTTTCTTAAGAAATAATCAAGACTTTTCATATCATGGATTATTCTGTTTTTGTTTGCGTTTGGTGCTAATAATTTTGTTTCCTCTATATCTTCTGGATCCGAACCAAACAGCAATTCTTGTTCTGGTTTTATTAAGAAAAATCTTTTCATATCAACAGGCTCACCATTTGATTTGTAAGCCACATCTATAAACTCAAAGATTGGAAAACTCTCATTACCTTTTGACCCATGAATTATTGGATAAAAACACCTTATCTCATTACCAGCCAAAGGTATTTTTGAATTTATAGACTTGCCAAAAATAATGTCTATGCCGCCAGTCAAACCAGTTCTAACCATAACATTTAATTCTCCATAGACAAAATCTTCAATACCATCATGTATGTCAGCATTTTCTCCATTTACTTGTATAGTTATATGATTTGTATCTATCATATCACTTTTTGTTGGTATAGAATATGTTTGTATGTCCCGACCATTGCCAACAAATGTTGTTATCTTCATTTCGCCCTGAATAACGTTCAGTGACATTTTTTTATCATTAATTATATCATATTTTATGAAGTCATCGCCCAAATTAACATAATATATCAAATCGTTTTTTATACATCTTAATTTCATATAATTTGGAAGATATATGATATTTGTTAGTTCTGATAAATCAAGACCTTTGTTCAAAGATAAAGCAATTGAACATGTTGCACCCGTGCCTCTATGGGCAGAGTGACCATTTAATTCAGCAAGACCATAGATTGATTCTCTTCTATTGGCTGTTTGATATGACATTTCATTTAACGAATCTTTCACATAGTAAACAAGAATCTTAAGATGATTATTGAGAACCAATATTATTTGACCAAATGGATCAGAATAACTGAATATTTGTTTTATCTGTTTATATTTTTTTATAAAATGGTCAATAGTCTTATCTATGAGTTGTTGACCCTTTATATCCTTTTTATCTAAAAACTGTTGTGACATACCAAAATTTTCATTATGTATTTATACACATATACAAGAAAGGAGAGATATGATACCTCTCCTTTCATGAGTTAATAGAAAAATAAAACTATTTAATCTTTTGAGAATTCTGCAAATTCATCATCCTCTTCTAATCCAGCTGGTAGTTCATCATTTTCAGCATAAACGCCATTATTTTCTGGTTCCACATTTGTTTCTGCAAATTCATCTGTGGTTTCTATCTCTTCAACTTCTTCTTCAACTTCTCCTTCAACTTCCATCTTCATACCACTTTTTGAAACTGTTTTACCAGATGCAACTGTTTTACCTGCACCAAAATAAGACTTACCATATGTCTTTTTATAAACAGTATCAAACACGTGATCATCTTCCAAAGTCATTCTAACAGATTCAATAATCATTTGCTCAAGTTCTGGCGTCCATTCTTTTGCTTCATAGTCAGCCAGATTTGGTGATTCAGCTTTTAGGTAGTTAAAAATGGCAACTACATATTCTTTTGATTTTTCAATCTTACCCTCGTATCCAGGGATTTTTAGGATAGTTGTGTTCTTTTGGAATTCAGATTGCTCATAACTTGTCATAGTTTTCTTTTGACCAGTTTTGTCATCTTCATATTCTTTTTCACGAACATCAACAATAAAATTCACACCATCAAATGGGTGACTATAATTAACCCCAACCTTTTCAACAGATGGATCACTTGTTGTGACCTTTTCAATGATTTCTTCAACTTGTTTAGCAAATCTAAAGATTTTTACTTTTCCATTGAGGTCTGGTTGTATCGAATCTTTTATTATTTGAAATAAAGTGAAAGAATACTGTTTTCTGCTGAAATGTCTTTTACCAAGAGATTTCAATGCTGGTGAACTTGAATTTCTACAATAGAAAAACGCCTTTGTTATGATGTTATCTCTTTGTCCCCAATTTGATGTACAATCAACAACCAATTTACCATCTGGGTTATCTGGGTTTGGTAAAAAGTACATGAATTTCGTTAGAACATTCAATTTTTTCTCTGGCGTATTAAAAGGATTTGGAACAAATCTTCCTAACGCTCTGTAATTTTTGTTTAATACACCATCTTGTGACAATGAAAGATTATAGATATTTTCATCACCACCGCCAGAATCAGCTACTTCATGTACAACAACATCATCAATTGTGTTGTCCATTATGCCGCCAAATTCTAAATTTTCTTCTACTTGTTTTTTGACAGATTCTTTGCTGTCTTGCTTTTTTGTGTCAGCCATGTTTTTAATTTTAATTAATATTATTGATTTAAATGATTTTACATAAAATAAACCATGAATTATTAGGATTGTTACAAACTATAAAACAAATAAAATTTTCTACCATTTATTATATGTTCAGATGATTTTCTCGTTGTATTTGATTTAATACAATCATACATGGCTATTTTTTCTTTGTTATCAGATAAACTATCAAATTTATCATAAATATTTATAGAATGAGATTTGTCTTCCATGTTATCATAAAGATATTTACACAAATAAAAGAACTCCATATCATTAATGTCACAATTGTTTTTCGTGCCAGCATAAACGAATACGCCCATAGTGACAACACAATCATCCATTCTAAACCATTCTACAAAATCGAGATAATCGAGATAATCTATAAAAGTTCTTATGCCATTCTCTTTTGTCTGCCCCCAAGTACCGTCACCAAATAATTCATATATTATTGTTTCACCATCAGAGTCAACAACTATGTTGGTAGTGGTTATAATATCAAAATCTTCACTAACAGCCGTATTGTCAATAACACATATGTTATTAAAATCAAATTTTTTGGTTGTACTCACAACATTATATAAAATAAATCTATCATTATTAGACATTTTACCCATTGTTTTTTTGTCAAAGAATAATTGTAGATAATATGATATATAATCCAAATAAGGTTTATCATACCTTATCTCGTCAAGATTGTGATTATTTATATAATTTATTACCAAAACAATGCTCCGTTTATATCGTTTAAATCATATTTTAGTTCATTAGCCCCATCGATAAGCTTAAGCATACTGTTTACAGGTGCTAATATCAATGTTTCAAATTGTTTTTTGTAATCTGCTTTTGGGTGTGTGTGTGGCAATCCTTCATTTATAGGAAAACCAAAAACCATTGTTTTTTTGGTACTACCCTTTACATAATAGACACCTATTCTGTCACCATTTGATATGAGTTTATATTTTTCGCACCCAGTTTGTGTTTTTATCCAGTTATTATAATAACCAGCTGCTTTACTGTTCATTGGTGCGCCAGAAACAAATGTTAATGGGTTGTCTGATGATATGTATTTGTAAACATCGTTGACCCTTTCAACAGCACATATGTCTTGTATATCACATTTATTGAACATTTCTTTTATTTGTTTTACTTCATCTATTATGGGTTTCATCTTAAAATCAGATGTTTGTTCCATAATCTTTATTGTTATTTTTTTAAGACTTTCTCTAACAAATTTTGGCTTACTTCCTTGATTCATTTCAACACCCTTTGGGTTAAGTTTTTCTAACAATTTGTAAAAAGAACCCTCTGACCAACTTGTGTTTTTTATATATTTTTTCTTTTTTATAAAAAGGATTGATGCATTTATTTGTTCCAATCCAAGCCCGAAACTTTCTTCACCATCTGGTTTTGTTCTGAACGCCCCCCATTTATCACAATACTTTTTCATGGATTGTATAGAGAATTCATTTAAAATGTGTTTATGTGTATCTAAACAAAATTCCCTCCTCCAGGAGTTTATCTCATTTGCCTTATCATTTAGCAGATTTGTTTTATCGGTTAAAGATAAACCAACTAATTTGTCTTCGTATTTTAAATCAGTATCCTTTTTGAATTTTATCCATTCTTCTGTGTTATTTATGACATTCTTCATGTGAACAAAAACAGAATCAGTATCAGCATAAACAATAACATCTTCGTCTAATTCTTTTGTCACGGTTATCCCCATTAATTTGTGTGATTCTTTGTCATTGTGCCACTTATTTCTGAAGTAATCGTTGAACTCTGAAATTGTATATTTTAGTAAATCTCTACTTTGCGACGTGACACTACTTGCAACATCTATATTAAACAATGGAAATCCAGACCAACCAAGAACACCATAAATAGAATTCATTATAATTTTCATGGCTGCAGCCTCATTACCATAAATCATAGACAGTTTTTCAAGCCTACTTATTTCTTCTGCCCTATTTATACTATAATTGTCGATATTTATGTGTTTTGGGTTATCAATTTTCGTCCCATTTTTGATAGCATTTAATTCGGCATCGATTTCCTTATTCCATACCTTACGTTGAACCCTACCATTAAACAACGAGAATACCATTTTTCTTAAAGAAGAATCACCTTTATCTTTTAAATAAACTATTCCGTTTGGTGATATTATGTGTTTAGATTTATCTATTTTTATTTCCTTTTCGTCAGCATCAGATGCAAATGTTATGTAATCAGATGTTTTTCCAATCTTTGTGTCTATTCCATAATTAAAAGCCATCATACCAGATGGAAACATGGACGTAAAATCATATATCATAACATCATCGACCATACCTCTTTTAAGCGGTTCCAAAACATATCCGCCAGCGTATGTTGAATTTTCATTGTTGAATTTGTTTATGAATACTTGATTGTTTTCATAATACCAGTCACAAAACAACTTTTCGCACATCATACCAGCAAACAATGAATCATGTATGGGAACGCCAACAAAAGATGAAAGTGCCAAAGGCGTATCAAATGTGTTTGTTTTCCTGTCTATAAGTTGAACGAGAATGCTATCAACGGCATTATAAAATAAAAATGTTTTATAATCATTTCTGTAAAGTTCGTCAAGAGTTGACGGGTGATGAACTTTATTGATACCAAGAACATTTTCAGCAACAGCATCAAGAGATAAAGCTGTTTTTAATGACCTATCAAATTTTCCATAAATTTCCATATAATCAAGAGTTGGTGAATGATATGGTACAGGAATGTTTATCTTCTCTTGATTTTTTGCATATTTATCAGCAACACGTAAAACAAAATGGTTATTTGTTGGACTAGCCTTGTGCATAAACTTATAATTTCTTTTATATTGTTCAATATTATCAAGATCAAACCCATACATTGTTATACCACGATTTGACAAATATTGATCATCAAATTTCAAACTGTTCCAACCAAACAACATGTTTATTTCATGTTTTCTTTTATTGTTCATAGCTGTCATAAGCCGCTCTTCTGATTCATACATTGTGTAATTAACAATATATGGTTCTTTCAACAAACTTTTGTCCTTTATCTTTTTGACGTGTTCATTTATCCTTAATTCTATGCCATTTATGTCACTCATTGATAATTGTTTCAATCCGAAGATTTCAACTAAATATCCCGTTACAAAAACATTTGATAACACAGCATGTTTTGGGTTACCCGCATTTGGGAAAGAACCTATGGATTCAGTTTCTATATCGAAAAATGTTTTTTCTGGTTGATTCTGTTTATAAAACAACTCTTTTAGGTCTTTCGGTAAACCCTGAAGAAGTTCATATATTCTATATTTTGATAATTTTTTATATTTTTTAAGGGGTATTTTCCTTACAGAATTACCGTATGCGGATTTAAAATTTTTATCAGCATATGGGTTGTTTGGATTGCACTCTTCCCATTCGTACAACTCTTTTTTTGATATGTTTAATTTTTTTAGCTGTTTTTTACCATTGTTGTCCCAATAAGAAATGAATATATGTGATGGCAGACCATCTACTAAAACTTGTTCTAAATGTATCATTTTTTTGTTAAAATTTACAATTAAAAAACTGTTGGAACAAAAAATTGTTACAATTCACTGTCATTAGCCTTTTTACTGTTTTTTATTGATTCATTCTCGTTCCATTCCTCTTGTGTCATAAAGTTAAACCTTTTAACAAACAAATATTCTAAATCAAACGCTGGTTCTCTATCAGCACCAGTAAATCTTGTCATTTGATCTATATTTGATAGAACCTTTGTGTTCTTTTCAGCCTCTTTTGCCTCTATATAATGACTAAATGATTCCCATCTATATTTTATTTTATTTTTTATACCTTTATCAAGTATGGATTCTGGGTGTTTTATATAAACAAGTGCTAATGTTGGCTGTTTTATTAAATTTGAAAATTGGTGTAACACCCTATCCAAATAGTTATAAAAGTTTATTTCGTCATAAGGAACCCCATCAGCCTTGTACAATGATAATTGACCAACATTACCACCCTTATTGTATCTACTTGATGGTATTTTTGAACTTCTTATGAAGTTCTCTCTAAAATAATCCACTATGTCCATATTTTTCAAATCCCAACCACTAAATTTGACGGTGTCAACTTCTGGTTTTCTGCCGTTTCTTTCAGCAACAACTATATTATTCATATAATTAAATGATGATTCTCCATTGATTCTAACAATACCGTTGTTGTCAACTTCAAAATTGTCCATATATTTGTTTCTTATTTTTGATATAGCCATTTTTGCTTTGTGCGACACTTTTGTCATTATTGGAACAACCATCTTCTGCCTATACATAGAATTTAATATGGTCCAAGCAACAATGGAGATTTCTATTCTATTCATTATATTGAAATCTCTAATTATGCTGTCAGCATAACTAATCTTTCTATTGTAAACCATAGTCATTCTTGACTTTGGCAGATTGTTTCCATCTATGTAATTATAATCAACAACAATTATCTCGTCCTGATCATAATAATTTTGTTTATATTGCCATATCTTCCTTTTTGGGTTATCATCATATCTACCCTCTTTTAAGTAAATTACGTTTAATTTTTTGATACTATCTATACCAACAACAACAACACTATCATATTCAGCTTTTTCGTTTTCTTTGTCATAGCCAGTCATTATAGTTTTATATTTTACACTTTCAAGAAGTTTAATTTTTTTTATTGAAGCGTTTTTGCTTTCAAACAATTTTTTTCTATTTGTCTTGTCTTTATTTAAATCTATATCTACTAATTTCAGATGTTCTTTCGTTTTCTCTATCTCTTTTTCTATCTCTGATTTCTTTCTGTATTGAAATTTTATTCTATAGGCAAGTTTACCATAACATGACCATTCAAAAAATCTTGACCATGCCTCTATATGATTGTCGAACCCAAGAAGAGATAATACCTTTTTGTCACTTTCTATTATTGTTTTTTCTATTGATTCGCTAACCCCAGACACGCCCAATTCATAGAATCTTCCACTTGTGTCAGGAACAATGGCATTATCACACAATTTTTCTATTGTATCTTTTAATTCGTTGTTCAAATCCACTTGTTTTCTTATATAATCATACTTTTCATCAACATTCATATCATGTGTATCATCATTCATGACATCTTGTGTATCATCATACAATTCGTCATCATCAAGTTCTCTATCCATGCTGCTGCCAGACATTTTTGATACGGCACGTGAGTTATTGTTCAGCCTGCTCTTTGAAATCAATTTTGTTGTGGAAATTCTGTTGTAATAATTATAGATCATAATGTTTGTGTGTATGTTGATACATAAATAATAAAATATATTTATTAGTTTTTGTTACAACAAGATGGAAGTACTAAAAGGCACAATTGTTAAAATAAGCGATGACACGTTTTCTGGTATCATAAAATGTAGGATCAATGGGTTGTACAACAGTGAATCAATAGGAAACATAAGCGACAATGATTTGCCAAACATATACCCAATGTACTCACCCAACCAAAATTCTTTTTATACGCCAAAATTGGGTGATGAGGTATATGTTGTTATGGATAGGGATAACAAGTATTCTGGGTTGTGGTTCGCTAAATCAAAATTAACAGAATATCTTAAAAACAAATTGAGCAGTGATTATGAGGGATTTAAATCAATAGTTGTGGACGAAGAAGAAAAATTAGAAATATATTATTCGAGGGGGGATGGCGTTATTATAAAATTGGATAAAACATTTATAAACATAAAAAACAACGAAATTGTTTCCACAAACGAAAATAGGACTCTTCATATAAAAGACGACATGATATCTCTTGGTACATTAGACATATCCGCAGAACCATGTACTCTTGGCAATAAAAATGTGGATGCTTTAAATGAAATTTCTGATGAAGTAATAAGTTTTGCTGATGAAGTAATAAAGTATTGTTTAGCACAAAAATCTGTAACATCGTCAATAGCGTATTTAGCTCCATTAAATGCTGGGTATTTGCCATTAGAACTTGGAGCAACTCTAATAAAAAATATAATAGAGAACAAAATAAAATCAGTAACGATACCAAAAACTTTAAGTGAATTAACGTCTTTGGATTAAGGAGTATCTTTTTTTATATACTTCATAATTTCTTCAGACAATTTTATTGACGGTCTATCGTCACCACTATTTTGTGAAGCAAACCCCCCAGCTGCATTTTTAAATATACCATTGTTTCTTATGGGGTTGTTTTCATCATTATATGGTTTGTTACTATTTTCACGTATGGCAAAAGCCGCTCTAATGTATTCATCTATAATGGTTGACATAGAATCATGTATAAGTTCAGAAAATTTTGTGCCAAATCTGACAGACATTCTTGTTATATGGTGTTCTGGCTTACCAATTGTATATGGCGTTTTCATGGCAAATTCAAACGCTTCCCTTGAACTTTTGTCCACAACAGATTTTATATTAATTGATAGTTTGTTTTTGTCTAATCCCATTTATTTTATTTTATATATAACATCTGATATAACATAATATGTTTTGTCTATCTTTATATGAGTAGGTATTATCAATTCATTGTATATGACAACCACAACATTTTTTTGTTTTTCATCAGAATATTCATGTATTATCATTTTCTTTTGTTTGTTTTCTTTTGTAAATGAAGAAAAAATAAAAAAAGATTGTTCTCCAAACAAATTTAATGTATCATTTGATACCACTATGCTGCCACCATCTGTCACATAGGTAACGTCATCTGTTTGTTGGGAAAATAGCTGTGAGGAAATTATGAGTGTTGAAATTAATGTTATTATTTTTTTCATAAAAATTCTGGGGGTTTATAATTTATGCTTTTTAATATTTTATGATCTGACACCCTATATATAACATAGATATTGTGCTTTTCATTAAACCTATAATAAGTTTTTATACCATCTAAACCATATTTATTAACTGATTCAATGGCTTCATCTATGGTTTTACAAAATTTTGACATATTGCTTTTGTGGACTTTTTCCAGATCTCCAAAAACCATATCAGCTATACCTCTTTCGTGTGCGAAACCAATGATAACATATATTAAATCAGCTATGGCATCTCTTTGTTCAATATGATTGTTATTTATTGTCGCCATTGATAATTCGAAAAATTCTTCTTCTATCAAGTCAAGTCTAAGATTTGTTCTTTCTTCTGACATGTCTGTCAATTTATTGGAAATTGGTTGTTCACCACATTCCATGAATTCTCTTACCATACTAATTAGTTTGTTCATTTTATTATTCAATTATGTTTATGTGGAGTTCATTTTTTATAAATTTGAACCCTATTTCTAAAAATTCTGTTGATATATTAAATCTCCTTTTTGTTTCAGATAAACCCAAGAGAGATATATGGTTTAATAACAATGGATATGTAGTCATGTTTGTCCTTTTATACCCATTTTTTGTTTTACACGCAATAATTATAGATTCTATCAGATTACTGTTTTCACACAAGTTCGATTTGAAAAATTTTTTGTCCCATTGTGGCAACAATGATGGTGTGTGACATTCGCCCACAACATCTTTTAATTCCAGTGCCATTATTGGGTGCTCTTTTTTTACCACATTATAATCATATAATTTCATAATCAAAATTTTAGTTTTATGTTACGCAATATTATCGCATAATCGCTATTTTCTGGACAATAACCCCTTTTCAACAAATAATCCAAATAATCTTCGCCATTTTTTATGGGTCTATAATTTTGCCATAATTTATAATCATCTATACTTTCTTTCCAAGAGTTATATATAGAGTGATTATCGTTAGTCTTTCCTATTGAAGTTGTTTCTCTTAATTTTGGTACTTTCATGCCAAACAAATTGTTATATTTTAAACATTTCTTGCTTTTTAAGTGACCTGTTTCCAACATGATTTGTTTCCAAATTATATCTGGGTTATCAAAATTTTGTTTGCAATATTCATAAACATTTTTCTTTGTTAATTCGTTATCGATTTTATTTTCGACAACCACAAACGATTCTGTTTTAGCATCAATTGATCCAACGCTGTTCAATAAAAAGGTGGTGATTAGTAATAGAATTACCATTTTTTTCATAACTTGGAGCTTTTATTAAAAAATAATAAACCCACTTATGTTCATCTTGTTACATTACAAATATATGTTTTTTTTATTATATGTCGCCTATTTTATAGGGTTGCATTTGTGACAGTTAAACTATGTCGTTGCTGTTCTTGACTTTTATTGTTTTATTTAACCTTTGGTTTATTTTTTCCAAAGACGAACCATTGTCGGAAACAGACGAATTTATATTCGTCAAAAGAGTTGACAAATTTTCTATGGCTGACAGAAGTTTAGTGCTGCCATTGGCGTCACCATTGTCTGAAACCAACGGTTGATCTGACGGTTGATCTGACGGTGCTTTGTCCACTTCTGGTATGTTTATACCATTAACAGAGCCAATCACTTCGTGTGTTACTTCGTTTATGTTTTTGTTTTGTAATTCTAATGATTTGACCCCACCAAGATTTTCCATAGCCGATGTTAGTAAATCAAATTTTTCTATGGTATCTTTATCAAGTGTATTCAAAACAGATATGGTTTCACCAAGATTTTTGTTGAACAGCGGTAAACTTTTTGAAAACTTTGATAATGGATCAGCCATCATTTTCAATTTTACTATTGATTCGATCTCGATCAATTTCAAGCCATTCTGTAGACCAGCAAACATATAACTTATTGATAAGCCCAAATCCTTTGCATCGCTGCCTGTTTCAGATGAAGATGATAATGATGATATCAAATCAGATACAGTTTTTAGTGGGGCTGATAAATCATTAACCAAACCTATGCCCTTTTCTATGTCACCACCACCCCAATCAAAGAATCCATCTGTTTCAGAATCAGCCCTACCAACAGATGCAAACAATGATGGTATAACATCTAAAATTGATGCTATGTTTGTTCTAACTGTGCCTATATCAAAATCAATAACTTGCCAGGCTTTTATGCCATCTGCCAAGTCTATCAAATTTTTTCCTAAACCCATTGTAGAACTTATACCCTTTTCTACATCGCCTTGACCCCAACCAAAAAAACTTTCACCTGCTTCATCTTCTCTGCCAACAGATGCAAACAATGATGGTATAACATCTAAAATAGATTTAACATTTGTTCTAACCAAATTTATATCAAAATCGATGGTTTCCCACGCCTTTATGCCGTCTGCTAATTTTATCAGGTTTTCACCCATATCCATTGTAGAACTTATACCCTTTTCTACATCGCCTTGACCCCAACCAAAAAATCCTTCGCCAGCTTCATCGCTTTTGCCAATTTCTGAAAATATGAATGGCAACGTGTTTAACACCGTTGATACGTTGTCTTTAACTAATTCGATATCAAATGTTAAACTCTCCCATGCCTTTATGCCGTCTGCTAATTTGTGCAAATTCTCGCCCAAATCCATAGTCGCATCTATACCATCTTCAACATCATCCCAATCAATCCCATCCTGTGAAAAAGCTTCAGCAAACGAACTTATCGAATAATTAAATTCGTCTGCATTTTCTCTTGACCACCCACCAGCATCTTTGTATGTTTCCATACCATAACCAAGAGTGGATAAAGCTAAAGCCATTGATAATATGGCTGGTATTTTAAATGGTATTGTTAGTGTATCCTTTAGACTTATCTGATTAAATCCACCCGTTATACCAGATATTATGTTAGAAAATTTGTCCCCCTCAAAATCGCCAACCTCATTTAATTTTTTTAATCCAAATGATAGTGGTATCAAAGAAGCACCAACCGCAGCGAACGCCAAAGCACCCAATACCATAAACCCAGCCACCACCGGTATACCAGCTAATGCATATACACCACCAAGTGCAGTTAACATAATTGGTAGTTTCCACAGCATATCACTATTGTCTTTCATAACGTCTGAAATTGTTTGTAGTGGTGACGATATTATCCACAAAGATATACCAATTGCAGCAAATGCCAGTGACCCAAGCAATATGTTTTTTGCAAATTCTCCTGCTATACCAAAAATAATGGCTGTGCCACCAAGTGCCAACGCTAATAATCCCAAGTTAGCCAATCCAACGTCTGCCACATTGTTGGACGATATACCTAACATATAGCTAAAAGCCAATAATGATAATCCCATACCAAACACTGAAAGCGATCCTTTATTTATGTTATCATTGTGTTCCCCAATCAATGAAAAAACTATGGCTGACAACGCCATAAAACCAAATGCAGCCATAAGTCCGATTATACCACTACCAGACAAAGTTGTACCAAGTATTAGTGCAGATAGCCCCAAAGAGCCACTAAATGCCAGTAAACCTATACCAACACTTTTTAGTGCATCACCACCCCTATCCATACTATCCAATGTTTCTGGCGTTAGAAAAGAAAAAGCTTTTGATAATGACCACATTATTGGTATTAATAAAAATGAACCAATAGCAGAAATGGATAATAGGGGTGTTGCGATACCTATTAGTGCAGCAGTACCCAATATACCTTTCGTTGCTGTTGATAAATCATTTAGCGATTGTATCTTGTCTTTGTCCAAATCAACCTTGTTTATAGCGTTGCTTATTGATGATATTGTAGAAGTTAATGATTCTGAATTTACAGAGAGTGATTTTGAATCTATGTCGCTTATTGATTTAACTAAATCTATTATTGATTTACTTTTTTCCTTGTCTAAACCATTTATAGATTCTATCATAGATTCTACTGAACCCGATGAAAGCGGTGAACCAACTTGACTTGGTTGGCTGCCCTGTGGTTGTTCGTTTGGTTTAGAAGACACGAATTGTTCAAGAATATTATTTAACGCATCATTTGTTTTTGATGTTTCTTCAACAATTCTTTCTAATAAGTCTATATACATTCTTATCTTTTGATTATATATTCATATGTGCTTTATGTTTTTTATTATATGTCGCCTATTTTATAGGGTTGCATTTGTGACAGTTCAACTACAAAAACCATAAACAAACATGGTGTAACAAGATTATTTATAAAATGTTTATACTAACAAAATTGTAGCATGATAAAAAAAGAAAAAATAAGATTTGGTCTTGAAAGAATAACCAATACGCATTGTTTTATAAAAACTTATATAAATGGCGTTATAGAATATGCAAATGTTTCTGATGGTATTTCTAGTGGGTTCAACTTTATACCAGAGGAAGAGTATGATACAATAAATCACTATTTTGTTGAAAAGAAAATTGTTCTTGTTGGCGGAGGTGCTTGTGGTAAGGATTATTACAAAGATTATATGATTGGCGTTGGGTTGATACCGGACATATCGTACACAACAAGACAAAAAAGACAAAAAGAAGTTGATGGAGTATCATATAATTATATATCAAGAGAAAAATTTGAAAGCATGATTGTTGGAGCAGAATTTTTGCAATGGAACAAATTTGGAAATGACAATTATTATGGTACTACAAAAGAATCATTTAAAAGCAGTGATATCTTTATAATGACACCAAATGTTCTTAATTGTATGGATAACAGTGTTAGAGAAAAATTTTTTGTCATATTTTTCGACATAGACGAAGGCTTAAGAAGAGAGAGGCTTAAGAAGAGAGGTTATTCAGATAAAGATTGTGAAAAAAGATTTGATATAGATAAAAAAACCTTTGATAATTTTAATAGCTTTGATATGGTTGTAACAAATCCAAATTTTATACCTTAGTCTGGCTTGAAATTAGATTCTATTGCTCTTGGGTTATTATTTATGTCTTGTGCATCGTCTATTATATAAGCTAAACTTGGTTTTTCAACCATCGTTTTGCTCATTAATCTTGCTGTTATTTCTTTTGGCACCACCTTTTTGAAAATTCTTATCATACCTATATCGTGGTCACCAAACATCAGGCTAACACTACCAAGTTCTATTGTTTTTGGTCTAATTATGTTATCATCATATGTGATCTGTTTAAAAACATTCTCTACTTTTTCCAGTATTTGTATAGAATTCAAGTGATCCGATATGTTTATTGCTACATAAATTTTTTTGTCGTTTGGTATAATTATGTTTGTATTTCTACCGAAAATTACCATTTTGTTGTCAATGATTTCTATATAACCATTGCCTATTTTTATCAACCTCGTATCAGAGTAAATTCTTGTGTGGAAAACAATACCAAATTCTTTATTTGTTATTTTATTTATATACTTAACAGATTCACCATCACCACCAAACATTGTGTACCCATCAGAATTAAACACAACACCCTCAATGACTTCTTCTCTACTCATATCTCTATATATTTGTGGTGACATGTTTTGTCTTAAGTTTATGTGGTCTTCTTCTTCATTGTTGAACTCCTCTCTGAATATATCATCATCTATATCAATATTCTCATGTAACCCATCGTTTTTGTTCAGAACTGATTTGTCATCGACATAATTCCCAAAAGTGAGATTCCAAAATGTTGGTTTGCCATTTATTCCTCTTTGTAAAATTGAACTCTCAACAACATACATACTGTTTGTTTGTTTTATATATATATAATCACCATCAAATGGTTTTTCACCATTACCAAAAATTGATTGGAAGTAATAATAGTCAATTTGTGCATCAAAGGTGTTGAACTCTGCCCCCCACTCACTTATAACTATTTCATCTATTTTTGGTAATTCGTTGTCTTCTGTTATTAAATTTAGCTCTTTTTGTTCCACAAATTCTTTTTCTGCGTACTCTTTAAATCTATTATCTTGCGACATTGGCTTTATTCTGTTATATAGAACACATGTTATACCGTCATTAGCATTTATAAAGGAGTTTAAGTCCCTTTCTATTTTTTCTGCCAGAATGCCAAATTTGTGTAATCCTATATTGTTTGTAAATTTAAAATCACTGAATTCTTTTGTCGGTAAGACATTTTTATATTTTATGATAAACCCAATAATTTTATCAACATTTGATGTGTTTTTTATGTAGAGTTTTATGCTATCTGGCGAACCGATTGAGTTTATTTTGTCTATGTTATTTTCTTTAGATATTTTGTTGTTTGTTGTTTCAGAAAATGTGAATAATATATCATTATCATAACCATCTGTGAACTTTATGTTGAAATCAGTGATACTGAAATCAAACTTTATATTAATGGTTTCAAGTCTGTTTGGACCAATTGTTATTTCTTTTGTTATTATTTCTATATCCATTTTTGTAACAAAATAAATCATTTACAGTTAATGTAAAAATTATTTATTATGGAATTTACAAAAATTATGTTTTACATAAATTTGCTTGGACAAATACAGACATATAGACTTGCTCGTGAAATATTAAAACAATCATATGAAAATGTGGGAATGTTTGATTATTACAAACTAATTGATAACAATGGCAGAAAAATAGAGAACCCTGTCATAACCAACAACAACATAAAACTTATGTTACCAATACCAGATGACATAAGGGATGAAAAAACAATTGATATCTACATAAACGATCAAAAACAAATAATAGACGTTCTCATATACGAGGCTGGTGTCGGTTCTATGTTTTATATAACTTTTGATAACATGTTCACAGAAGATGATGAAAAATTGGTTGTTGTTATAAATTATAAATTAGAAATGAAAAATCTGTTGATTTCCACTCTTCTGTGGATTTTTATTCTTTTGTCTTTCCTTGCTGAATCTATGTTATATTTTAAATAAATAACATAAATTCTATTTATGATACCATATAACCTAACAAAGGGTAATTGCAAGCCCAAAAATAAATCAAACATATTCAGATTTATATCTGGCGGCATATTAAATTTATCAGAAGAGTTGTTTTTTGATTTATCAGAATCAGATATGTTTATATGTAGTAGCACAAGGCAGAAAATAAAATTAGATCCGAAACAAGTTGTGAGAATCGATTGCAATTTCATAGCATTACATGATAAATGTGACAATTTTTTATTGGCAAACGCCATAAAAAATAGGACAAACGACTCCAGAATAGAGGTTAGTATAACCTCTATCGTTAATGATAATGTGGAGGATTTCTCTCTTGATATTGTTTATGAAAACATGTTAGATGAAAATGTTTATAATTGGTCTAATTTTGATAATCAACCATATAATTATTCTATAACCAATTGGGATGAAATTGTTGGATCATGGAGTTTTTATTCTACCATTAATTCTACCACCAATATAATAATGTTTAAAGATTTTACAATTTCTGGCTATGAGTTTCAGGTTGTTAATGGTGCTGACACAATTTTTTATGTTGAAAAAATAGAAAACAACAGTAGAATGGTTCTTGAACTTAAATACTCATCTGGGTTAATAACACTGATATCAATATCAATTAATGGCAGATTTGTCGTTGATGAAACAAAAATAGTTTATGGTTTAACTGATCAAACCAATTCAAATAGCGAGGTATTTTTTAGATATGTTAGTGTTTTTGATGAAATCATAAAGCATTTTGTATCACATTCTCTTAATAAAAAAGAATACTATATCTATAATCACAATGATTCATCAACAACAATAGATTCACTTAGTGGAACTTTGTGTGAAGACGAAGATTTATTGTTGGATTCTGATTGTTTGTAAAAACAAATACTTGTAACAATCTAACACTACAAAGGTTTTTTATGGGTAAATAATTTAAATATTAATCAATTAAAAACAGAAAAATTATGACAAAAGCTGATTTAATTACTGGCGTAAAAGCTGCAGTAGAAAAAGAAACTGGTAAAGACGTTTCAAAAAAAATGGTAAAATCCGTAATCGATTCCACGTTGGAAGCTATTAATGGATGTATGGAAAAAGGTGAAGAATTATTGTTACAACCTGTCGGAAGATTTGGTGTAAAATTCAGAAACCCTCGTAAAGCAACTAACATGACAACTGGTGAGCCTATTGCTGTTCCAGCCAAATATGTTCCCCATTTTTCTCCAACTAGCAAATTGAAAGATGCTGTTGCCTCACTACCTGTTGAGTAACTACAAATTTACAGTTTAAGTTAAAAGCCTATGGTAAAAATATCATAGGCTTTTTTGTAACAATCTATTCATAAAACAGTTTATAACATATGTTAAACTTACAAATAGATTTCACAAAACATGATACTGAAAATGTTGTAAAAATATCAACAGATAACATAAGAAAAGAAATCGAAAGCATATTATTAAGGGTTCACACACAATCACAAAAACAAGAAGTTGTTGATAGGGATGGCGGTTTCAATATAGCTTGTCCCTTTTGTGGTGATTCAAAAGATAACCCAAACAAAAAAAGAGGAAACATATATTTGGACACAAACACGTTCAAATGCTACAATTGTACAATATGGATGCCTCTTGAGGAATTTTTCCTAAAATTCAACTCTGATGTTGGTTTTAAAATAGCCAAGTTTGATCTTGAAAATTTTGTGTCCAAAACAAAAACAAAAATTTCGTTGTATGATATATATGATATAGGCAACCAATACATAGAAAGAGGGTCACTAATGAAAGAAATGAAATTGAAAAATATAGTAGACGATTATAAGACGGCAAAATATTTGGAAAGTAGAAAGATAGATATAAATGATAGAAGATTGGCTGTTAATAGTTTTTCAAGAAGTATAGTATTTTTTAATATGCATGATGATAAGGTCATAGGTTTACAAAAAAGAATACATGAGCCAACAAATGGCAACAGATTCATATCATATGATTATGGTAGCATAATGGAAAAAATTATTAAAAGTGATTATGACAAAGATAGAGCCTTAAAGATAAAACGCATATCGTTACTGTATAACATATTAAATGTTGATTTTTCTAAGAAAATTAACACATTCGAATCATCAATAGACAGCCATCATTTTACTAACAGCATTGCGTGTTGGGGTTCAAATTCCATACTTAAATTACCAAATTGTCAGTATGGCATGGATGATGACGTTGCCGGTAGGAAAGCGTCTATAAAATTATTAAAATCTGGCTATAAAGTGTTCATGTGGGGTGAGTTCAAACATAACAATACAATTTATCGTAATTGCAAAGATTTTAATGACATATTTAAATTAAAACCAATAAGCCAAAAAACATTTGAAAGTTATTTAACAGATTCAGAATTAGACATAATATCATTATGAAAAAAACAATAATATTCGACACAGAAACAACAGGCATTGTGCCAAAAGGTATGATGTACAAAGACCCAAATTATCCAAGATTATTACAACTTGCATGGGTAATATTAGATGAAGATGGGAACGAATTAGACAAAAGAAAAAACTATATAAAACCGAATGGGTTTTTAGTACCAAACACAGAATTTCACAAAGCAAATGGTTTGACACAAGAGGTGTGTGACAAAGGTGAAAACCCAATAGACGAATTGAATTTTTTGCTTGATGCTATTGAAAAATCAGAAGTTTTGTTGGCACATAATATGTTATTTGATTATTTTATAATAGCTTCAGAATTACACAAAAACAACATAATTAGGAAAATAGAAAGGAAACCTAAGTATTGTACAATGATGTCAACAATAGATTTTTGCCAACTACCGTCACCATATGGAAGAGGATTTAAATTTCCTCGTTTGGAAGAACTTTATAAAAAATTGTTCAACGAAACTTTTGAAAATGCACATGATGCGTTTGCTGATGTAAAGGCTACCGCAAGATGCTATGTTGAATTAAATAGACTTGGTGTACCAATAAAAGAAGTATTAAAATGAGAGTACCAGGAACCAACATAATAGTTGAACAAAATAGCGATCCAAATAAGGTTATTGGTAATATCATATTTGATCATAGCAAGAAATATACAAAAAATATGGGTGTTGTTAAATACCTTAGTAAGTTTTGTGAAACAAATCGTGGAACAATTTGTGATATAAATATTGGCGATATAGTTCACTTTTCTGATGAAGCTGGTGTATATATTGACAAAAAAAACATGAAAAACATTCTATTGATAGATTACAGAGAAATAATACTAATATCTGAATCAGAAGAAAACGAAATTTTTGTTGGCGAGGACATGAGATTTTATTTAGAAGAGGACATAGCAAACAGACAAATGGAAAAAACATCTAATAATTAAACAAACACAAAATGAAACAAACAAAACGAACAAAAACGAACAATTTCTTTAAAAATGGTAAAATATCATTTGTAATGGATGGTGCAGCTGGTAGTTCAGGCAAAAGCTTAATATCGTCGTATTTAGTGAAACATGCTAACAATGTTGATTTTATATTATCAGCCTTTACGCCAAACGCAAGTCACACAGTTATAGATGATGATGGCAAAGAATTTGTTTTTAAAATTTTTGCAGGTGGTTCACAATACCACGAAAAACTAAAAGCTGTTTATATAACAGATAATGCTGCAATAGAGTTAAAAACTCTGTGGAAAGAGATTGACTATCTTGGTATACCAAAAGAAAAGGTTAGAATTTCTCCAATGTGCATGATAGTTCAACAAATAGACATTGATTATGAAGCTGGACTGTGTGATCTTGATGGAAATTATTATTCAAAGAACGAGTTGAGGGATGGTACTGTTAAAACAGGGAGCACTTGTTCTGGTAGTGGCACTGTTTTGGCTAAAAAGGTTCTTAGAAATAAGACACTGGTAAAAGCCAAAGATGTTGAAGAACTGAAAGAGTTTTTGTATGAAATGGATGAAATAATTTCAAGACTTGAAACAGGTGATAGAGGTTTAATGGAAATGGCACAAGGGTTTCCATTGTCAGTGAATCATCACATGTTTGCACCGCATACAACAAGTAGAAATGTTACAGTTACTAATGCTATGAATGATGCTATGATACCACCAAGATTTGCTGGTAACGTTTTAATCAACTTTAGAACGTATCCAATCAAAATTCATAGTAATAAGTATAAATGTAACAAAACCGGTAAGTTTCTTACATGGGATGAGGTGAACAAGATGAAGACTGATATTGATTATGTTGTTGTTGAATCAAATTCTGGCGACTTTTATCCTGATCAAACAGAAATGAGTTGGGATCAAATAACCAAAGAATCTGGGTCTGAAAAGAAACTCATGGAATGCACAACACTTACAAAATTACCAAGAAGAATAGCTTCATTTAGTAAACAAAATCTTGTAGAGGCAATTAGATTCAATGACACAGGTGGTCAAATTTGGTTATGTGTTAATTTTGTTAATTATGTTGTTTCTGGAATCTATGGTGAAAGGGAGTATTTTAACTTACACATTGACTTTGAAAAATATGAAAAACTTCACAATTGGATTCATGAAAACATAACCAGAGTTATATATGCAGACAATTCTATAGACGAAACAAGAGTTTCTCTTAAATATCTTGGTACAGGTGAAAAAATCGAAGATAGAATAGAAATGCCATAACCAAAATCATTTCACAAAACAACGCTCATAAAATAAATAACTAAACAGTAAATCTATTTTATGAGCGTTGTTGTAAATGAGCGTTGGTCAACAAAAAGAATTGATGAACTTATAAAGAATTTCAATAAAATTGGCGTTATACCAGACAAGCATCCATTCTTTAATAGAAAAATAGGTAAAAGGAAAGGTGAAATCAACTTCAGTTGGACACAAGAAGAACTTTTAGAATTATCAAGATGTGAAAATGATATAGTTTACTTCGCAAATACTTTTTGTAAAATTCTTACTGATGGTCACGGAAGACAATTTTTAAAAGATGTTGGCGGTATAAGAGATTATCAGGAAGATCTTTTAAAAATGTTTCAGGACAGCCAATTCAACATTGTTTTGGCTTCAAGACAAATTGGTAAGTCTATTACAGTTGCTATATATGTGTGTTGGTATTTGTTGTTTAATGATGATGCTAACATACTTCTTTTATCAGAAACAGGTACAAAAGCAAAAGATTTACTTAAAAAGATAAAAGACATACAGGACAACTTACCATTTTACATGCAAGTTGGTTTATTATATGATTCAACACAACGAAGAATTTATGATAATGGTTGCACACTTATTAGTGAAAACACAACAGAAAATAGCGGTGTTTCTGGGTCGTATCAATTCGTTTATTGGGATGAAATGGCATTATTAGACGCACCAACACAAGAAAAGATTTTTACTGGTGTATTCCCAACAATGGCAAGTTTTGGTAATAAAGCCAAGTTTATTATAACAAGCACACCAAGAGGAAGAAACAATAAATTTCATAACATATGGAACGGTGCTACAAGTGAACTAGATTCACCAGAATATGTGCCGTTTTCATATGCAAAGGTCATGTGGCATCAGGTCAAGGGTAGGGGTGAAGAATGGGAAAGAAAAGAAAGGAAAATAATGGGGGATGATGGTTTTGATAGAGAGTATGGATTATCTTTTGATGCTGATGGCGATTTGCTTATAAGTGACGAAAATAAAAAGAAAATAAGCAGCAATTTTGTTAAATATGTAAGATATGAAAAAGATCACAAATTTTACAAATTATTCAGTCATCACCCAGATTTCAAAGTATCCATGTTATCTGATCCAGAAAGAAAATTTCATATATCAATCGACATAGCTGGTGGAAAGAAGAGAGATTATACTGTGTTTAATATATTTGAATTGAAATTCAAATCTTATGATGAAATAAAAGATATGGATTTTATCGTTGACGAAATGGACTTCTTTAAATTAGAACAAGTTGCTATAATAAGAAGTAATGTTATAAAAACAGAAATAATGGCTATGTACCTTTATGACTTTATCATAAAGTATATGATTCCACATAATATTAGAATAACCATAGAAATTAATTTTGAGGGCAAGTTTTTTCTAAAGAATTTGTTTGATTATAAAGGTAGAAAGAATGAACTTAATAATTCAAGAGAAGATATGATTGTAGAATATCCACTGAACATGAATTTTGATAAAGACAATGCCATATATGAATTTGGAATAGTTCAAAACGAAAAAACTAAACAAGATACATGCAAGACCATAAACACGGTTATTCGTGACAACCATATTGTTATAAACCACAGTGTAACTGTTGAGGAGGGTTTGGCGTTTGGCTTGAACAAAAAAGGCAAATATCAAGGTTTATCAAAAAACGATGATTGCTTCATGACTGTTTTGAATATAGCAAATTATAAAAAAACAGATGAATATGAAGAGCAGGTTAATGAAATAATAAATAATTTGGATTCTTATCAATTAGAACTAATAAGCAAAATAGTTGGTGAAGATGATGAAGAAGATGATGACATATATTAATGTAACAAAAGTTAATATTGTGGGTTTTTTATTAAATTATTATTAACTAAAACAGTAAAAATTATGAAAAACATTAAATTTAACATATCATCATTGGTGATATGGACCAGGTTTCTTTGGCTAATACCATACAAAAAAGAAACAAAAACTTGTATTGATTCCATAACAATTGATGGTGTCGATAAAACAGCTGAAGATGGAATAAGAAGTATTGATGAAGCACTTGCAGATTGGTCTTCAATAAATCAATCTGTTAATAGGGAATTATCACAAGCCAAAGATATATGTAATAAGCTATCAAATCACATAGCCATAAAATCATGTGACCCAATACTACCAAGTTTCAGATCTCTTGTTGCAGAATTATTTGTCGCACAAACCATTAGAGAGTTTGAAAAAGGAACAAAAATTGGTGAAAATTTGAAAACCTTTATGTCACTAAACCGAATTGATACCAATAAAAACCTGGACATTTCTGTTTATGAAGATATTTGGGCAATAACCAAGAAAAAATTACATGTTTTTCATAGAAACGTTTATTGTTTCAAGATGATAATGGATGATAAAATGTTTACCATAACTTTCAAGTGATAATTATTGTGGACGACAGAAAAGACATAAATTATAAAACGGTTGAACTATTTGATGATAGTTCAACCGTTTTTATAAATAAGAATGTTGTGTCCTCTGAATACCTATCATCTGATGAAATCCAAAAATACCAAGACAACGAATTATTTGAAAGCATAGTAAAAACGTTTTACAAAATAAATCACAAAATAAATCCAAAATATAGAACTTGTATTGATTCTATTTTAACAGATGCTTATTTAGTTAACACACCAATTTCTTACGACAATTGTAACGACTATAAAATTTTGTACAGAAGAGATAATACGTGCATAATATCAAATGGAAAAAATGTCTTAGAGGTTAATATCAACAACATTAGTATAGAACATGGCAATATAGGTTCAGAAGTTATATCATATATTTTTTCAGAGATTTACAAAATTTTAAAAAACGACATAAATGATTATACAAAATTTTTCATTTATTTTTCAGACATTTTTAACATAGAATACAAAGATTTGTATGACAATGTGTCATATAAACATAGAACAACCATAGAATCAACCATAAAAAACAAATTCAAGTATTTGTTTTCAAACACAGATGCAGCAATGTGGTAAAGCTTGGCACGATTTTTGCTGTGTTATAGTATGAATTTAAAACTTAACTTAAACTTAACTTAAACTTAAACATGGAACAAGAAAAAATTTATGTGAACAATTTCACAAAACTATCACAAAATTATTTTGAATCAAGATCACAAAAAGATTTTGCCAAAATTTATGCAGAAATAAGAATAATAGCCATGTCTGCAGCTAAAGGGCTAACAGTAGATTCACATGATTACGAAAGTATAGTTGACGATATTTCTATGAAGCTTTATTTGAACTTTGATAAATATTATCAAGAAAATAAAAGTCTTTTATCTTTTGTCTTTGTTTCATGTAAACGAAAGTATTATACACTCAAGAAGACATACAACAAAAGTATTTGTGAATCAGACATGATAATAATAAATGACAAAGACGGTGGAGAAACATCAAAATTTAATCAGGCTTTGACAAATTATTATGGCGATTTTGTTGACCAAGAAAATGTGGAGGTTGATGCAGCCGATAACATGTTGCATTTATCGACAGATAGACAGATAGACAGAGTTAAAGAAATTGTTAAAGAAATGTGCTATAACGATAAAGGTGAGTTTAATGAAGACGAACATACCAAAATGATAGATATTCTTACACTAAGAAACGGCGAGTTTTCTCTTGGTGAAAATTTGGAAGAGTTAATACCATATATAAAAAATGAAGAAGTTGGAAGCGTGTCAGACTTTATTAGTCCAACCATAATTTCTAATAAATATGGTATAAAGAACAGAGCAACTGTGTCGGCAAAAAGAACAAGAGCCATAGAAAAAATAAGAAACATAATTTTGTCTGATATATCAAATTCAGAGATTTTTGACAAAGTAAATTATACAGGGACAAAAATTGTTAAAAAAGACATAAATGGCAAAATATACACACACACATATGAACTCATAGATGGTGTTGCAAATGGGGAATACAAAAAAGAAATTTTGATTAATTCAAAGAAAACAACTCTAACAATAGGAAAATTTGAAAATGGTAAAAAAATAGGCATATGGCATCATTTTTTTGTTGAAAACGGATCTTATATGGGATATGTAGATTATAATAGTGGTAAAAGTTTTGAATATACTGATATGGACGAAACAAGTATGGAAACACGTATAATGAAATTGTCTGTGTAATATGAAGTATAACGAATTTTATGACGCTATTTTTTCTGTTGGTGAGAATCTTATTGTTAAGGCAGATTGCTCAAACAGTTGTTTTAAGCAATCTTCTGACTATGTTACCATAATAGATATTTTTATAGATAATGGTATCATATGTTTCCATGTTGAATGTGAGGGAGAAGTGTTGCAAGATACTGATATGTGTCTGGAAACAAATGGCGTGTTTGATATAACAGCTGATGACATATTGAGTGTAGAAACCAACCAATATACAACAAAATACCTTAGCGATCTTGTTGATAGCAACAATGTTATAAACATTGATTTGGTTGATATATCTGATATTACATTGACATCAATTATAGATATAAAAATGGATGTGGATATTGAGATAAAGAACTTGTCTGAATTAATAAATAAAACCATAAACAACATAACATATTTGTCAAATAATTTGTTGTTTAATTTTACTGAAAAACAAATTATGATTTTGAACAAAAATGGAACCAATTATTATGGTTATGATGAATTGGTTGGCGTGCCAGAATCATGTGAACCATGTGACCACATGGTTTTATATAATAAACTTAAACAACAAAAATCTTATTTAAGATCATTAAAAACAATAAAAACAATAATTAAAAACAACAAAAATGGATAAAGTTAAAAAAAGAGATTTAAGCAACATTAAACAAAAATTAAACAAGGCAAACTCAATAGAGTGCACGAAATTAGCATTAGCTTTGATGGAAAACCACAAAATAATTGATAAAGAACTCAATAAGTTATCACATCAAGTAACTTCTAATAGTTTGACTGAAAAAACAGAAGGATATGAACAAATTGTTGAATTTGAAGAACAAATGAGAGGATCATATCCAACATTTTGCAAAGAGGTTCCAGGTGGTGGATTGCAACTTGTTGATAAAGATGGCTGGACAAAAAAACTTGAAGAGTTAAAAGAAAAATACCCTTTGGGTAGAAAATTTTTTGATGAGAATGAAATCAGAATAAATGGTATACTTGAAGAAGAAGTTGAACTTAATTTTAAAAAATTAAACATAAATTCTATACCAGATTTGAGTTTGGACATGATTAATACAATAAGTTTCATGTTTAGTGTAAACCTTGTTAAATTAAGTTAATCGTATCATCATAAAGGACATATAATAAAAATGTGTCCTTTTATCACACTAATATGAACAATAATAATTATAATTACAATTTATCAAAGATAATGGATTCTTTGATTGAAGATTATAAAGACAACAAAATCAACAAATCTTTAATAGATAACTGTGTAATCTCATCAATAATAAGAAGTATTGGATATTATAACTCTGATTGGTATCAAAAATTGGATTTGTATAGAAACAAAATGTGTGACAACATATCAAATTTTTATGGTACCGGTATGACATTGGAACAAATTGATAAAATAGAGAGAGTGTTTATGTCAAAATACGTGAACAATAAATTGGCTACATTAGAAGCAAATTTTAGGGCGACATTATCTTTGGTTTCTTATTGTAAGGGTCTTAGGGGCAGCATGATTGAAAATGAAATAAATAAAAGAATGAATCCACCAAATGTCAATAAAAAATTTCAAACCAATACGAAACAGTCCATATAATCAGGGTTATTACAAGTGCAAAAACCCACAAAAATATATTGGCGACTTAAAGAAAATAATCTATAGATCTTCCCTTGAGTTAAAGGCGTACACAGAGTTTGATCTTGATGATACAGTTGTGCGTTGGTCTGTAGAACCGCCACAATTGAAGATATCATATTTGTATGTTGTTGATGGCAAAAGACACTCTTATAATCCAGATGCATATATAGAAAAAATCAACAAAAACGGTTTCTTAAACAAATTTGTCATAGAAATAAAGCCAAAGAGTTTACTTATAAAGCCAAATAAACCAATCGTGGCTGATAGGAAAAAATATGTGGCATATAAAAAAAGATTGGCATTTTGGCTAAAGATAATGAACAAAAAAATGGCTGCAGAAAAATTTTGTGAATCAAAAGGTATGAAATATATCTTTATGACAGAATCTTATATTAACAGAAATCTTTAAACACCAAATTTTTGTATGGTGCAATCCACACTTAGCGATGTTGTTCTATGACCCATAGTTATTCTATATCTTATGTCGGCTGGTATAATTACAGTAGCACTACCATATCCAACCACTCTTCCAACCACTCTGAATATATTAGTTCCTATACCTGTTTCCAAAAATATCTGTATGTCAGTGTCACCAACGCCTTGTGTATAGGTATATAATATTCTATCATATTCTTTTGCTGACAAAGACGTAATAGAAGTTGAAACAGAACCAGATGTATTAGTAAGATAAACCAAAGAACCAGATGTGTTTCCAACTATGTTCCAACTAGCATCAAATGTTGGATTTATCGTGCTGACATTATTTATCAATTTTACTCTGCCTTTTGTTGAACCAGCCCCACCAACTAAGTTTATATGCCCTCCTCTACTTGTTTGGCTTGAACCACCAGCAATATTAATATCACCGCCTCTACCAACTCCAAATCCACTGTTAACATTATATCCGCCAATAACATTTATGTCACCTCCATCAAATCCACTTTTTCTACCTATGATATTTAGAACATTAGATATTGATGTGTATATGTTTGCTTGGAAACCATCTGGCGTTAACTTTGCTAAATGTACGCTTGGTATCGGTATAAGCGTTTCACCAGCAATGGTTTGTGCTGATCCAAAAACAGACATCAAAAACTCTCCATTTTTAGATGCTGCATAATTTGAACTGTTGAACTTTATCCTACTTTCAGATGATGTTATTTCTAAGCCAACGCTATTATTAAAAATAATGGTTATAGAAGTTAACCCAATATCAATTTTCTGATTAGCCGAGTTTGATAAAACAACATTGGTTGAATTCATGGAGAGATTTCTATTAGTATCATATATCATACTAATAATTGTTGGTGTTATTTCAAATTTGTGTGACGAATGTTCCATCAACAGTTTTGTTCCATCCATTGTCATATCACCAATATTTGTTGGGAATGATGGGTTTGGATAAACGAATCTAAAAGTCCCCATACCATGCAATGTGTGTGTTGGTACGCCTGTCCCAGTACCAATACCAACTCTGTCATTGTGTATTGTGATGTTATTTTGATTACCAATTCTTAATTTTTCTGTGGTTGGGAATGTTAACAACCAAATGGATTGTGATTTTGAAAATATTAATGAATTTGTGGTGCCCATATTTTCTATATCAGACACTCCGCCAGAGAATACTAGTCTATTGGTATTAATCATTTTGCTGGTTACACCAGAATTTATGTCATTTTTTGTGCCAAATTCTGCTTGGTTATTTTTTATAACAGACCATTCAACATTTGATTTTATATAATATATGAAATCCATAGATGTTAAACTTGCTGATCCAGTGGGGGTGTTTCTAAATTTTAAATTTAATTGTGAGAACGGTTTAGAATCAGTACCAAACGCATCGGCTATTTGGCTGGGGGTTGTGTTTGATTCTCCCAATATGTTACACAACGTCAACGTGTCCAGATCTGAACCCACAAACGTGTTATTACCAATAATCAATCTCATGTATTCAGCATCGCCACCTATTCTTTTTGCCAATAATATATTTGATTCAGCATTTATTGTGTCAAAATGCCTCAATTTATGATTGGAAATGATACCCTGCGTACCAAAAATTAATTCATCAACAAAATCTGATGGAACATTTGGTGTATAAGCCAAATCATATTTCAAAATACCATTGTCATCTATGATTTCAAAATATTGACCAGCATCATTAACCACTATGTCACCCAAATTATAGTTTGGATTCAAAACCAAACCACCATCTGTTGGAATATTATCAAAATGAAAGACACTACCAACATCCCCCTTATCCCCCTTATCCCCCTTAATTGATAAACCAGACCAACCTATGTCACCTTTGCTACCTTTGTTCATAACATTGACCGTGTGAAGATATATCTGATCAAAGTTGTGTTGAATTTTTTCTTTCAATGTCGATAGGGCATCACCATCTTGCAATTTCTTTAAAGTGATGTCTGGGTATGATGTAAAATTGTCAACCATCTTAATTTATATTTATATTTTTATTTAGTACTAAGCTTAATTTTGTCAATATGTTAACTGTGTCCCACGTTTTGTCTTCTTCGTCCCACGTTTTATAATGAGTATACCAGTTATCATATACTGTGTCACCATTTATTAACGATAAGTTTTTGTTTGATATTATGTATCCATCATTATATTTATTATTCGAACTTGGTTTTATGAACTTTATTTTTCCTATTTCAGAAGTATAATTAACATTTTCATCTGATATTATGTCTTTTATGTTAGAAAACGACAATATTGATTTCATTGATTCATAACATCTTGTAACATCAGATACCTGATACCAATCAAATTTTCTAAGGTCAATGAATCCTTTAACATAACTGAATAGCATAACAGAATTTATAAGACTACCATTTAGTGCCAAAACAAAAATTTTATCATCAACAAATCTAATTGTGTTATTTGTTACATTAAATGGTAATGGGTTTGACGGATTCCATAATCCCAATCCATCAGCGTTAACGAATGTTGTTATTACTGATAAATCTTTATTATTTATACCAACCAAAGACCCAAATTCACCATTTGATTGTTTTATCCAATTTGATACTTTCATTATATTACCATCGAATTCAATAGAATCTGGCGGTGTTGGCGAAACCGATAATTTGTTTTGCAATTTAATACCTCTAAATTTGTCTGTTGGATTACTTAATGAATCTTGATAAACTAAATTTGGTATTGGTGGATATTCAAATTCGTCACCAAATAGAAAAGTTCCATTTGTGTATTTCTTTATGCCAAGCATAACATGTAAATATAAATAATCAAGTATTATCTCACCAGAATCAGTTATGGATTTCCAATCAGATATGCCTATTTCTATAACAAGCACTATGGCTTTGTGATTATCGTTTTTTATGGTTTTTATTTCAAATGGTTTATTGCTGCCTTGATAGATTTCATGTATATCCCTTGTATTTAACACAACAGAAAATCTGTAACCATCCAATGACATATCAAAAGACAATTTAACGCCTCTGAATATTGTTTCGGATATATCAAAATCATTATTCAATACTATGTTTGAATAATTTTTATCAAAATACTCCCTAAAATAGTCATATTTGGCACTTTTAAATAAACTTTCATCAAATATTCCCCCCATTAGATTTGATATGTGATACCAACTGTGTGTGTATAGTGATGTGTCTGATTCTTTTGTATCAAAATCTGGAGTTGTTATGCCATCCATATACATATTACCACCGTTTATGCTTATTGCGTTTCTTATGCACCAATTATATTCATTGTTAACTTGTTTGCCAAAATTTAACAAGGGTTTCACATTATCAACAAAAAATTGTACCTCATTATCATCATTATAACTTTTTATCATAACTTTTGGGTTACCAGATATGATGGTAAAATTTTCATCTGTTGCCGCAAACGTATCAACCAACGTCACATTGTTTGATACACCATATTGAACGCCATCTGATTCAACAATAAATTCTGAAGAATCTCCTATTACTACATATGTTTCGCCAATTGTTAGTTTTGTCTGCTCTATATAATTACTTAGATAATCTACAACATTTGATCTGTTTATTAGTATTTCTGATTCGATTTCTGATTCAGGATAAACAGATAACACACCATATTCAATTTTTTCTCTTTGGAATACTCTAATATCGTCCACAAAACCATTATAGTCACTTTCTGCACATGATATTATTTTGTTATTCATGTCAACTAATTCATCTAAGCCATTTGTGTTTTGGATATCAACGAATGTCAAGAATTTTGTTATTTTATGATATCCTATTTTACTTTTCATATAACCGCCCAAAACTTTATTTTTATTATCTATATCAATGATAGATGTTATATAATTGTTGGTGAAACTTATGTCTGTATTATTAACAATTGTCAAGTCAACATTTGTTGATATGTTTTTTATGTCAAATGATAGGAATTCGTTTGTTGATGATACTATTATTTTATTATCAATTGCTTTGGCTAATAAATTGTTGCTGTAGCCTACTTCGTTATTAAATGCTTTTGATATTGATATACATTGTTCTGGTAACGTACCACTTGGATTAAACACAAATCTTTCTGCATCTGTTTTACCAAAATTTGGATTATTAAATAATTCATCAGCCAATAATATGATGGACGTATTTTCAAAATCAAAACGTATAGTATCGCTTTGTGACGTTGATGAATTCAATTCTAGAACTATTAACCTGGTGTAATTTTCAAGTATTTCAAAATCAATTGGTTCTTTTTCTTTGAATTTTGATAGCAATTGATCTGTTATGGTTATTTCGTTTTCTATTATTTTTGATGATGATGATATCTTGTTATCGCATTTACAATAATTATATGGAACATCACTAAGTTCGTTTATTACTATACCATCAAAATCTTCTATTTCTATGTTCCCACTTACCAATGCATCATATATGGTTGGAACAAAATCCTTATTGTGTGTTTTTTTATAGAATTCACCAAGTTTTATATCATCCACAAATAACCAATAATCATCTTCTTCTAAATCATCTATGTAGAATGCAAATTGGAAAATTGAATTCGGTATGATTTTGTTTTCCAAAAAAGTGTTGGTTATCGTATCATTTGTTATTAAATCAAACCCAGAAACTTTTGATACAATAGATCCATTCAACAAATCAACTCCGTTAACAGTTATGGATTTGTTATCAAAATCTATGTTTATGGGATCATATTTTATATTAAGTTCTGATAGGTGATTTGTTATATACTTACCTATTTTAGAGTTTATGGATAAGTCATATGTCTTTTTTATCGTATGATCATTTTTATTATCACTACCATTTTTTGACATAACAACAAATCTACTTGGTAAAGATTCATTTACAACAAGAGTAACTATTATTCTGTTCTCAATAGTTTCAAAATCATCGCCAGAAAACAAAATTTTGTTCTCCACTTCACCAAATATCCTATGTAAATCTGATGAATATCTTCCGTCTGGATTAACAATCGCATCTTTAAATTGATGATCTGATAATGAACTCTCTGACAAAGCTGATGAAAGTTTTATTGTATTATCGTCTACCATTAATAATATGTTTCCACATATTTTAGATATTTTTCTATTTAGATAAAATGTACCCATTAACCTATTATTATAAATTCATAATTGGTTTTGTTTATGCAAACAACTTCAACAACATTTGATGTTGGTTTTATACTACCTATTTCAAGACCAAGAGAGGTATTTGTGAATTGTGAATTTATGTCAGTAAAGATTCTAACACTTTTACCATTTATATCTATATTCCTTGATAAAACTATTTTGAAAGATTGATTAATATCCCATTTCATATCGTCTTCTATGTAAACATTTATATCGTCTTGTGCAATAATTGGGTCTGAACTCAAATAACCAATTTTATTCCTCTTGCCAAGTTTAAAATTGTTTTTGTTGTTATATTTAACATCAGCCATTTTATTAGAAACGCCATTATAAAAACTGTTAGAAAGTGCAATAGACAATGTGCTTCCAAGTAATTTAGCATCAACTCCATCCTTTCCTATTATTGATAGAATTATTTCGCTACTTATTTTTGTCTTATTTGTTAATATGTCAACTATCAACTTGCTATTTTTGTTAACAAGTTCTGATATAGTATCAAATTCTGTGCTTGTTAATAATTTTGAATTTATTTGGTTTAATATAGTTTCTATGTTTGATTCTCGTGAAGCTATTATCATGTTCAATAATTCTTCATTTTTGTTTCTCAAATTAACATTCTCTGATATTATGTTTTCATAATTGTCTGTTATTTCAGCCATCCTTGAAACAGCTTCAGAGAATAATTGCATAGAAAACACATTATAATCGTTTATATCATGGAACACATCAACAGCCACATTCGCATTTGTTGTGTCTATTCTAAAATTCAACTTATATCCATATCCATTACCAGATTGATTTAATACGCTTGAATTTTTTATTTTTGGTTGTGTTCTTATTATAGATTGACCACCTGTAACTTCCACAACATCGTCTAAAAATAAAACTCCATATAAATTTCTTTCAACAACTCCGTTTTCTTCAACTTCATAATACAATGCAACACAATTAAAATCAAATCCAAATGACGTATTTGATGAATTAAATTGGTTGAACGACTTTAAACTTTGATCGTTGAATGCAACATATGATGTTTTATCAAAGTCTATGCCAACACCATCAAGTCTATTTCTTATATAAGTTTTTTGCAAAGCACTTGTCGGGTGCGTAACGGTGATTTCATCATTTGATGGATCGGAAAATGTTTTATCAGTTAAATAAGCATCCGCCCCAGTATAATAATCAAACCATAAATCTGTATCATTATTATCAACATCATTTACAGAAGAATAAACAAGTCCAACAACATCTATGTCATATTGTGCTAATAAATCAAGTCCATTGGCTGGTGGTGGTGATAATGAGTTATATCCCTCTATATACTCTCTGTCTGGCATACTGTTCCTCTGCATAATCATATTTTCGTTATAATTATTATCAGAAAGAGTATTAAACAAAACAACTGGGGTGTAACCAGCTTGTGACGGCACTAACATATAAATTTCTTCAAAGTTATTTTTGTTTGAAGTGTTTTTGTTTTGCATTTCAATTTCACCAACATATTGGATCAATCTTGAGTATAAATTGCCTGAACCAACATTAGAGTTATCATCCTCTTCTACATAATTTGGTGTTAGGTTATTGCTTTCTGAATTTGTTGCACTTCTATATCTAACAGCACCAATTTCTTTTAACCACTTAAAAAAAATACGCTCTGATGTGGTTTTTAAATTATTATTATTGTATTCTGGTTTTGAGGTCAAAATTTCTTCAAAGTTTAAAACATAGTTTTGTAATGATTCTGATAAATCTATGGAATCACCAAGTGATGGTGGTGTAACGACAGAGTTACCAACAATAAATCTTGATTGTATTCTTTCAAAATCTGATACATTTTCATTGTTTGATGCTGTTTTTATTTCTGGTACGTTTAATAACACAAAATGTGAAAATCTGAATTTCTTATCACTTCTATTAAATAATTCTATATCTTCTAAACCACTCTTAAATGTGATTAATGAATCTTTTTTTATCCTTGTTATTAATGAAGTCGACATGTTATTTCTTTATTGATAGTTTATACAAAAGTTATTTATTAAATGAACATTACTAAAATATATAAGATTTAATCAAAATCAGATAAATAACAAAAATTATAAATATAAAATCTAACTAAAATGGCAAAAAAATTATATTCGTTTTCTGCATCAAAAACAAATCAAAATAAAGACATGCCGTTATTCTTAACGAAATATGTCATAACATTTATCCTACCAGATGCATTAAAGGCTAAATATGGATCAGAAATTTTGTCAGAAGCCATAAACGAAATAGATGGTATGGAATTTGATAAAATGCCAGAACCAGTTGAACAAAAATATAAAGGTATATCAAGAAGATTTGGTGGTTCTGTTGCTGATACAAATGTTGACTTAGCTATGGTATTTGCTGTTAATGTTGATAAAGAGGGTAGAATTTATCCGTTAAATGTGATACGTGATTGGTGTAGATTGATTTACAATAGTGATGGAATCGTTTTAACCAAAGAAGAATATGCTGGTGCTGCGGTTATAGAAGTTCACAATGTTAAAGGTGAAATTTTAAGAAAGGTAAAAATTCCTATATTTTTCCCAATGACTAACATTGCTGCGATGAAACTTGATTATCACAATGATGAAATTTTCGAATTACCAATGACATGGGTTGCGGAAAATGCCGCAGACACATACATAGATTAAGAATTTAAGTTTGAGTAGTTTTTTTAATAGGTAAAAGCCGAACAACTTTATCAATTGTTCGGCTTTTTTGTGTAGAAAAGACCCCTCAAGTGTGCTTCTATGATAGGCAAGAAGAGTTTATTTACTGTCTTTCACCATTTACATAAGATTCAACAGTGTTATCAGAATCATAAAAATCATCTAATTTATAATGTCCGTTTTTAGTTTTATTTATGTGTTGAATAACACCACCCTCTTTGGTTGTTATTTCTATGGCTTCTTTTCTAACTTCGTCCAAATTGTTATTGTCTGATTCGTTCATTTTTATCAGTTCGTTCAACGGTTCATAATCTTCAGCATAATCACCCATAAAATCTTTCTTAAACAATACAGATAAGAATGCTCTCATATCCCCCTCATTATCGGTGCACCAACTATCATTTTTGCTTATTATTTTTAACGCTCTATCTGTGTACTTTTTATCATATGTTGAACTAACAAAATTTTTGAAAGCATCTTTGTCCTTTTTGTTGTCTAAACAATACCACCCAGCATTTTGTTTTATTGACCTTAATAATGAATCAACAAAATTGCTATCGTTTTCCAACAAATCTTCATATTTTTCACCAGAACCCTTTGATTTGTCTGTTTGATTTGATGGATCGTTACCAAATGATGCTTCACCTCTGCCTGGAACAGTTGAAGTGGCTGATTCTGATTCAACCATTTTGGTAATATCTTTCAATTTATTAATATCTGATTCTGTTAATTTTATCCCTCTGTTAATTTTGTTACCAATACTATCATTCTCAAGAATTTTACCAATTGCATTTTTAAAATTCGTTTCATATTTTTTCCTTAATCTCATTGACACAGGTTTATATGATTCTTTTAATTCAACCAATGCCTTTTTGGCTTCATCACCAGTTTTACCAATCAATTCTTCAGTTCCATCAAGTTCCATTTCTTCAAATAATGAAACCTTATCAGATAGTTTTGATACGTCATCAAGCATTTGAAGAAAATCATCTGTTGATTTACCATCATAATCTTCACCAAATAGATCAAAATCTTTATTATCACGTGCAAACACATTCAGCTTTCCATTAAAATTTTCAAGCATTTCATAGGTAATATCTTTTTCACTAAATACTTTACCTCTCACATTGTTTAGTGTGAATAGTTTTGCTAATTCTTCTTTTGTTATTGATTTTGGTGTCATAGTAAGTTATTTTTGTGATAAACTTTTAAATTTGGTTTTTGTTACATTAATCTTTTAATAATTCATCAGCTAGATCACCAATGCCTTTTATCAACGGATTGTTTTCAAATGCTTTAACGATTTTATCTTTCTTTTCTTTCAAATCATCAATAGCCAATTTTATCTTTTCTTTAGCTGTTGGGTCTTCTTCACCAGCCAATTCTTTCTTTAAATCTTCTATTTCTTTGTCAAGTTTTAACTTATCTTCAAGATTTTTTATAACCAACTCCTCTTTTTCTATATTAGTTTTTAACTTTTCAATAGATTCTTCATTGGTTTCATCAGCTAATTTTTGTTTAAGTTCAAGTATATCTTCTTTTGATTCTTTGATTCTTTGTTCAATTTTAACCAATTTTTCCTCACGTTTTTTAACTGCCTCTGAATCTTCTGCCTCTGTTAATTCTTTATTTTCAAATACCATACTTGCTAATTCCTTGTATCTATCAACGTTACCAAAAATGATATCATAATTACCAAGTTGTTCAGGTTTCACCCAAGCATATTCAGAATGTTCTTCTGACAAAACAACCTCTTCACTATTTGATAAACCAGAATAATAGTGGGAAACGCTACCATCATTTGTGAATTCTTTTAATCGCTTCACATCGCTAAATGTTAGCCCAGATTCCTCATTTGCCTCACGAATAGCAGCTTCTTCAGTTGTTTCACCGTCTTCAACTTTACCACCAGCTAAACCCCATTGGTTCGGTGCAACTTCTTCATCAACTGTTCTTTTTAATAACAAAAGTTCGCCCTTATCATTATAAATGACCATATCAGCATAAGTTTTTATCTCTCCAACACCATTTTCATTTTCAACTAATTTCTTTAATATACCACTTATTTTTGTTTGACACGATTCAGTTAATTTACCAAATTTGGTTGACGAACCCTCTTTCATTTCTATTAACGCATCATATACTTCGTTAACATCTTCGTTTTCTGATAATTCTGATATGAGTTGTAAATCTTCATCGTCTAATTGATTAACAATTTCAATTTCTGATACAATTTCTGTTGGTTCAACGATTTCGTTTTCTACCAATGGCGTCTTAAAAATCACGCCAGTCATTGTGTCGTAATCCCATATACCAATAAAGTTACCATCTTGGTCTTTAAACCAATCTTGGTCACCTCTTGATTCTATGCTACCATCACCAACATAAGATAAACCTTGTGAAAATGAATTAAAGTTATCATATTTGTCACCACCAAGTTTTGATATGTCTTTAAATGATTCAGTCAATTTTGCTGATTCTAATACCTTATGTTTTTTTAATAATTCAATATCATCAACAGTCACAGGAAACCCAAATCCGTCACTTAATGTTTTCATAAGTTTCTTTTCATTACTTGCAGCATCAGTAACTTGTGGTATCAGTTTACCATACTGATCAAGTATTGCTTTGTCTGTGTTGGTTCCATCTTCAAACCCCCCCAAAACCTTTATAATTTTAAAGCCAATTGAATTCTTAAGATCACCATCACTTTCAGTTAATTTTGCTGATTCTGTTAGTTCAACAATAACTTCAACATCTTCTTTATCATCATAAATTGATAGAGTTTTGTTTTCAACATCAAAATCCAATTCAAAATCGCCAAAGTCTGATCGCCATGATTCTTTCGTACCATATTTTTTGAATAACGATTTTATACCATCAATATCTTTTTTCCCAAAATGTAATCTTGAATTATCATCTTCAATTGATGAATTTTTTTCTATATGTTTTATAATTTTATCAATTGGTGTTGATTCACTTTCAGTTAATTTTGATTCAACAAATCTCAAATCTGAAGATGGCACATTAAGTTTGTTTTCATTTTCTATTTCTAGTTCATTTTCAGTTAACTTGTTTATTGGTGTTACAGAATATTTGTTTTCATCTATGGCAAATACGTCATAATCTTTACCATCAACTCCTAATTGTACACCTGCACTACCGTTTATTGGTGTCCCCAATATCATTGATAATTCAGAACCACTAAACATTTTTTTGACCTTATCTTTATCAACAACAATTTCTTTACTTTCAGTTAACTTTTTTGGTTTAAAATGAATTGGGTGTGCCTTTTCCTTAGTATTTTTATCAATTATCCAATTATCTTTAGTTATTTCACCGATTTCAAACGGTTCACCAAGAACTGTACCAACATCACCAACTTTTAAACCACGTCCTTTGATATTGGTTTCTCTTTGGTGATTATCAGCATAGCCCTCATTCAAAACCGTTAAATAATCAAATGCTATTGTTTCTACACCAAGAAATTTTCCATTTTTGTCAAACACAGACACATCAACATCATAATCGTTTTGACCAGTTTTATCAAGTCTATCAACAATACCATAATAATCTGGATATTTTTTATCACCTATAAGAATTTTAACTTTGTCATTAACTTTTGGTAATACTGCTTCAGTTAGTTTATCTACACCGTTCACTTCAACATCACCAATTTTATAAGTACCATTTTCTTTCAGTGCTTTTATAATTTTGTTGCTTTCAACAAGCATAACAAATTTACCTTTTTGTATTTTGGCTGCTTCCGTTAGTCCAACCACTTCAACCACTTCAGATATAGTCATTTCATTTTCATTATCTAAGTTTGATAAAATCTGTGCAACAGTTGAATCATTGCTCATTTCTAAATGTTGATAAATGTGATCTCTGAATTCTGGTTTGTATTCGAAATCACCATCATTATATATGATGTTGTGTAAAATTCCTATTTGATTTTCATCAAGTACATTGTACACCAAATTTTTTATGTCTGTTGGATCGATCCCATCATTTTCTTTCAGTTTGTATTGTTCAGACATTTTTACCATACCATCAACAAAATGGTCAACTGCTTCGTCATTTTTTATATTTGTTTTATCAATTTGTATACCATCCTCATTTATAGAAAACCCATCAAACATATAACAACAACTTGCTATGTGTTTACAAACATCATTTATATAACTGTTAAGATTGGCTTCATCGAGATTGATTTCTTTTCCACCAGCCTGTTCGTTAATTTTAACTATCATTTCTGGTGTCAAGTCTTGACATTTAACAAGATGATCAACCTTTGATTCATCAACATCTCTTATGGTTTCTTTGTCCAAATAATATTTAGCAACACCATTGTTAGCAAAATTTTCTTCTACTATTGATTTACCAAATGATTCCAATAATTTTACAGTTATCTTTTTGTTCATGTCTATATGATTTTCTTTATGTTATTTATTGTTGTCCTCTTCAACTTCATCAAATTCTCCATCATCTATATCTTGTTTCATTTTCCTCAACTCTTTCATCAATTCTTTTCTACTTGATGTGCTTATTATTGTACCATCATCGATTTCATCAAATTTTTCTTCACTTTTTATCTCCTTTTGTCTTTCTTTTACTCTTTTGAAATCATCCGTTATTTCCTTTATGAGTATTGATTGATATTTATTAACGTCTAACACTATTCTTTGTATTGTTGCTAATGCCTCTATATCTTTTGTTGTTGATGAACCTATATAAATTTTTTTTGATATATCATGTATGGCTTTTTTACTAACATCTATTTGAAAAATCAAAGTAGATAAACTATTTTCTTCAAGTTGCATCTTGAATTTTATATAATCATTTTTTTCTATAAACTCACTACCTAAATAATAATCTGCTATGTTCATCAATAAACCTTTTGCTATTGTTGCACATCTTGTAGCTTTTTCCTCAAATTCATCCTCAAATTCTTTTATCTGTTGCTCAAGGTCTTCATCCTCAAACTCTCCAAGTTCACCCATATCAATTTTAGCCAAACTTTCAAGTGTCATGGTTTGTCTTGATTCAACCGCTTCAGCTTTCTTTTTGATCTCCTCTAAGTCACTTTTCCCCATTGATTTTGTGTATTTTTCCATTGTTTTTATTGTGTGGAAAAATGCTTCGTCAATGGTTTTACCGTTTTCACTTATTATTGGTAATTTTATGAGTTGTATTGTTTTGCCTCTAAGTGATTTAAATCTTATAGCTTCATCTTTTGTAGAAAAAATGATTCTATATAGTGTTTTTTTATCATCTTTTATAGAAATGTTAAAGTATTCTTGTTTTGGTAATCTGTATGGATCAGTAACAGAAAGATTTCCTCTTTCAACTTCTATTTGTTCATGATTACCTGCTATTCTCATTAGTAATTTATTTTAGGATTTTCACCTTTTGGAAATTCGTTATGATCCAATGATGTTATAATAGTTCCCATTTGTGAATCGCTTGGATTATATTGTCTTCTATATTTACTGAACTTCTTTTTCATGTTTGTCATAGATTCTATACCATCAAGTCTGAACAATCTCCATCGGTTTCTTTTATCTGATACAGATACAGATTTTCTTCTTGTGAATCTTGTTTTTATTTGTTCATCTTTACTGCTATCCATAATAACAAACGCTCTTATGTAATATCTGTCATTGTGTAAAACTTTATTACCCATTCTATAGCCTCTACCAATCGCATATGGTTCTAATAGTCTATGACCTTTACCACCATCCCTATCCTCATAATAAACTGATATGTATTCTCTGTTCTTTATTGCATTTGATATTTCATTTATACCAACATTTGTTCTTTCTACTCTTGGTACACCACGTTCTGTTAAAGGTATATATATGGATTTTATGAGTTCATATTCTTCTTCTGATAAATCTATGTCATTTACGCCAAAGTGGAAGTTGAATGGTTTGTATATCTTAAACATATTATTAAAATAAACCAACAGATTTGGTTATTGTTACATAACTATTTTAATAATATGTTTGGTACAACTGAAGATTGTTTTTTGAAAGTTATGGTTGTCATGAATCCAATTCTGTGTGATTGATCAAGAAACCCATATTGATATTGGAACATATTATTTTTCTTATCCATGTATCCTATACTTCCACCAATATTAAATGCATCCATTTTGTCACCAACAAATCCACCAACCAACAATTTCCTTTTTGTTGGATCAATTGTTACAACTCTGTCTTCTCTAAGATTTTTTAAATAAAACTTTCTATCAGTTATTCTATTCATTGTTACTGAATCATTTATTATAGCCTCATAATCGTTTTCACCAATTATTGTGTCAGAATAATACTTTACATAAAAATAATCAGAATAAACTGCTAATAATCTTCTTTCACCTATCATACCAACAAGTGAATCAACTGATATTCCTTTTAGATATTCATTGAACAATGCTGATGTATCGATTTTAGCTTTATCATAAAATGTATCAATTTTTGTCTTCCAATCAGTTTTAACTATGGTAATCGGTTCTAATGGTTTCTCTCTTATGTGTTCAACATGTGTTGAATCGGCTGGTTTTATAACATCTATTGTGACGTTTCCATTATTTTTATCACCACAACCTCTTGTTAGATACAAAATAATACAAAGACAAAACAAAGCCATTATAATTATGTTTTTTATGTCTTTCATTATCCTATGGTTTTTACATCCATTTCAATCCAACCACATTCAGATTTCAAAATCAAATCCCTAATTTTTGGGTAGACTATTTTATATGCATCAGCTGATTTTCCAATAAAATCTTTGTTAACTTCTGATGTCAATCCAACCAATACACAAGCATCTGTGTTCTTACTTGTGTTGCCTATATGAATTAGCACATACTGAAATGACATGTTCGGGTAGACCAACTTCCAATTTGGTTCATTGTATATACATAACATACCTTTATGCCAATCAGCACCCATAAAGTCTTTAGAAGTTTTGTCGTTGAATTTCTTTTTATAATTATTGTGGTATCCACCCTCTGATCTAAGAGCGATTTTGACTTTTCCGTCTGGTATACGTGTTTCACCAGCTTTCTTAACTTCTCTGCCCTCATCTTCTATGGTGAAAGCTTCAAAATTTTTTTTTACATATATCATCCCACTGGAAAATGCTGGGTTGCTATCAAATCTTAATAGTGTTACATCTGAATTTATCATTGTCATTACGTTTTGGTTAATGTTCAAATTATTTATCTTTCTGATCTATCAAAATCTTCTTCTTTGTTATTCAATTTTGTGTCTTTATCTTTTAATATCTTCTTGGTTGTCACTGATTCAATTGTAGAAACCGCCATGAGTGATCCAACAAATGACAACAAATAAAACAAAACTGTTAGATTATCAACATGTTCAACCAACATGCTATAGAACACAACAATTGTTATCAAACACATTGTCCATATAGCCATGAATCTTTTTGAACTTTCCTTTGATGATCCCTCTATTATTTTCTTTATATAATTTATGAATTCCATTTATTCGTATTTAATGTTTCTAAAATAACCATTCATTTCTTCAAAGCTTCTAATACCATCAGTTGTTGCAAGTTCAACAGCCATAGCAAAAATTTCCATGACTGCTATGGTTTTGTGGTAATTAGTTTTGTGATAAGTACCAGACAAAACCATATTTATTCTGTTATACACAGCTTTCAGAGTGTCATCATGCCACTTATCAAACATTTTTAATGTGTGATAGCACTGATCATTTGACAAACCTTTTTTCCTAAATGTTTCCAAAGCTTTTCTATTACATTCTATTGTTGTTTTTGTAACCAAAGATCTCATAATATTTGCATAATCAGATTTTGAACACGTCAATGTTTTTTTGTCATTTATAATTTGTATAATTTGCTCACCTATTTCTGTTAATTTTATTTTTATGAAATCTTTGAAAATTTGCGTTTTGGCTTCATCATTTTCAAAAGTTATTTTATGTATGTCGTCAGCAAGAATTTTGTTGATTGTTGTAAATAAATCGTGATTTTTTAATTGTTCCCTGGTACCCATTATACCAATCAATAACATAAAGTTTATTTTGTCCTTAAAAATATAAGATAAACTTACAAGTACTAATAATATTAATGTTACTATTGGTGACAAACCTTTTACTAATGTTTCTATTAACTTCTCCATTCTATTGTGATATTTAAAGTTCCTTAACAATTACATTAAGGTCAACAGTCGCATTTGTTGCATCTGTTGCGTTTCTTATATGTATTTCTATAAAATCATCCAGTGTGTGATCTATCACCCCCATTATTGATATTGGGGTTGCCTTACCTACACCATCAGTAGTAACCTTTAATTTTGATGACGGAATAATGCCACTTATTTTGCTATCATATATACCAAATTCAAGGGTTTTATTGTTTCCAGCTGTAAAACTAATCGTACAATAAACCGCCAATTTTCGTTTTATGGCTGTTTTACACATTAAGTTATTTGATGAATGTGCGTATTTAAACAAAAAACTACCGGCAATTGTAGCACCGGCAATTTTTACAAATGATATTGTATCTGGTATAACTGTGGCAACAACGTTGCCAACCATATACATTGTGCCTATCACACTTGTATTGTCTATTGGACGACAATTGACAAATAATGATTTATCTGATGTGTGATCTATGCCTTGCAGATAAATTCCATTACCGCTAAAATGAATATCATTTAGTATATAACTTTCAGAACCAATAACAGTATCAACATTGAAATCTATGCCAATTGCTGTTTCTGTTGGTGCAAATGCTGAATCTGTTACTCTAAATCTTCTATTGATTGTGGTTGTGGCAAGTGTTTTTAAAATTGTTGTGTTTGATGAAAGGAATAATGCTGTAAAAAATGATATTGTGTTACAAAACCCATCAAAAATTAACCCACCACTGTTTATAAATGTTCCATTGCTGAAGATAAAATCAGAAAAATTTTTTATGACACCAATATTGGGACAATTAACAAAACTTACGCCTCTCCATATCATGATGGCATTACTTCCGCCAGCACCATCTACACAATTTATGTCAAAAACTTTTGTGATATCTTTTATGGTTATATCTTGTATTGTCAGATCTTTTGTTGATGTTATTATGGCGAAATCAGCACCTAAACCAGTTGATGTTATAGAATTACTACCGCCAGCTGTTCCATGAATGACATTGTTTATTCCACAAACTATTCTATCACCACCCAAATCTACTGCTTTTGTTACAAAATATGTGATATTGTCAACAAGTGTTATAACACCACCAACCGCTTCTGGGAAATCAAAATTATTATTTATCCACACTATGTTTTCTGGAGCATTTCCTGTATTTTGTAATGTTATTGTATTAATACCGTCTGTGTATTTATAAACGTGTTGCGTTGTGTTATACCACAACGCACCATCAACCAATACTTCTGGGTCTGTTGCGTATTTCGGTATAACTGACCCTGTTGCTGTTTCTATATCAGAATCAACTTGTGATTTTGTAGTTGGCTGGCTATTTGTTGTAGCATTTGGTACATTTTCTATTGATTTATTATTTACATCTAATCCGAATATACTTAATTTTCCTCTAATTTTCATAACAAATTTTTTAAGATTTCATAACTGATATATAAACACCATCAGTTGCAGATGGATAAACAACATCAAATATAACATGTAATGTATTAACATCAACCGCAAAAACAGCATCAGCTATAATCACCTCACTTGTTAATTTATCAACTAAATTAAACAAAAATCTCTCCTTTGCCGTTAAATTTAAATTGTGTATAACTATATATCTTTGTTCAGTACCAATTGGCACATAAGTCCCATCAACATCAGTTGATAATATCTCTTTGAAAAATGTTGGCGGTGAACCAAGTAGTGCTTGTGCTTGTGCTAATGGTACTAAATCTTGTGCACCAATGGCGTTAACACCAATTTGTGGATTTACAAAAGGCGTAGAACCATCTGTTTGAACAGCATTATTGACTTTTGATAAATTAACATCTTCATTTGGTATAATTAGATTTCTTAACACACCTGTTGCGATTGCTGTTGTTGTAAATCCAACTTTCTTTGTTGCATCAGCACCATCAAATACCCTGAAAACACTATTATCAAACGTATCTTTTCCGACAGGTATTTCGAAAAAATCATTTGCGACTGCCGTATTACCACTGCCTGTACCCCACGTCAAATTGGTTCTCAATCCCACCCACACATAAAACTTTATAATAACTCCGTTAGTCCATTTTATGAAAATCGTATCATATTCATTAATTGTTATTTGTGTAGAATTGTTGAATGCACTTTGTATGTTTGACTGAACAACTGTTATATCGTGTAGATGTACTTTTGAATCGAATATAACCTTTGTTATAACATTTGTTGGAAATGTTCCGTTGTTGTGATATTGAAGAATTTTGTTACCAACTTTTATTGAAAAAAGTGTGTTGTTTGGTATAACTGCTACATTCCACACATTATTCCAATACAAAGCAACATTGTTAGTGTTACCAGATAAAATTCCTATCGGTGCATTACCTATTAGATATTTATCACCATTTTTTGGTGAAACTACTGTGGAAACATCGTTAATTGTACCAAGTAGATTCAATCCATCAGTAAGTTTTAATGAATCTATGTCATTTAGTTGTATGATTGTTCCATTATCGGTTTTTATGTAACCTTTCTTATTAGAAGAATCTATAAAGAATGTCACAAATCCAGCTGGCGGAGTTGGTATAGCACTTTGACTTCTTGGTATTAATGTTAAAACTGACATGTTTTATAAATCTAATAATTTGTAAAAAAGTTTTATTGTTATTGTTGATGATGCCGATCCACCAATTATATCTGTTGATGTTATTAAAATTTTTATAGCATGATTTTCTGTGACAATTTTTGCAAACGACATAGCGGTTTCATTAACAGCTGATTTTATTGATTTTATGGTTTTTTCTTTAAATATTTCAGCACCCACCGTGCCAATTACCTGAACATAATTGTTTTGGATGATTATGTTATCTGTAACAATTATATCAACGCCATCTGGATCAACTGTTACAAGTGTTTTATCTTGTTCAAATATAGCAGCTTGTCCATTTACTATACCAAGATCAACTTCAGTTAGTTTTATATTGTTACCAACCAAATTAGTGTAAGTTGCCCTATCCATTATTATTTCAACAGATAGAACGTCATTCAATTTGTTGCCTATTATTATTGAATTACCGTTTGGTTTTTTTATACCAATTTCATCATTATCAGTAGCAAACAACGTAATATCATCACCAAGTGGTGAAATTATCTGTGCTGGGTTTGTTTTCCTTAGAGTAATAGATGACATAATATCTTTATTTTTGTATATTTATTGTTTCGCCAACAGCATCAATATACAATTTGTTGTCAATTATTTTTGCGTTTCTTAATCCAATAGAAAATAATTCGTCTTTGTTCCTCAATAATTTTGATATTGCTGAATTAAGATCACGTTTTGTTGGTTTTATGCCTATTGTTAATAAGAACCCATCACCACTATTACAAGTTTTGAGTTTTTTACTTTTGATAACTTTTTTTATTGATATACCGTTTTTAACTTGTTTCTCAAATTCGTCCCACCATGTGTTCACAAATACCGGTTTATCAAGAATAACTCTTATGAGTTCTATTGATATAATGAGTTTAGGATCAATTTCACCAAGTCCATTATTTATACCATTAACATATGATTCTGGGCTAACGAATTCATCAGCATAAAAATTGTCAAATATCTTTCTTCTTTCTAATTTCATTGGGTTTTGTTTTTAATAATTTACGTATCTCTTTACATCACGAGAATCTCTATAATAATAAAAACCTGTTGATGATTCATATAATACAGGTCGTAATTCTTTATATTCATCTCTAAAATAAACACGCTTCTTGTTTATATCGTATCTTAATCCTAATGAAAATGTGTGTTGTTCACTTGGAAATCTTTGTCCTATTAATATTTCAAGTTCTTTTATTTTATTGTCTTGGTAAGCATGGATTGAATCTGACTTAGGTAACAAAACTTCTTTAGCATAATAACCGTATTCTACTACTTTAATAAACTCTTTGTAAGTTTCGGTATTCTTTATAGCTAAACCACCTAAGAATATTACAAGTGTAAAAATGGGACCAGCTACAAATAGAACATCTTTTACTTTACTTATTATTTCTGATAGTTTTAAATCAAACATGGGCATAAAAATTTTATCCTAATAATGCTTTTAATTCTGTTCTTTTTTCGTTCATTCCTTTAAATTTCTTCTACTTTAATATCATTTATATTTATTTCAGTCCAATCTAAATGGGCAACTTTTTCTTGATGTTCTTTTTTGTCGGGGTAAGGAATTGCAAAATTTCCATTTTTCAGCCTAATATCAGGGTTTTCAAAACGTCCAGAATATCTACAACTTATTGCTAATAAATCAACAATCTCTTGCTGTTTAGTTTCAAATTCTTTAACCGAATTTACTATTATTGCTCTTATCATGCTATTCCGTAAAGTGCTTTAAGCGTGTTTGAATTATTCGTTAATTTCGTTGAGTTGTAGCTACCAAATGAAGCATATCCCTCATCGGTTAGAAATGAAAGTAAAGTATTAGAACTTGTCGCTATCCTGCCTATTAAAGATAAATTAGTTGTTGCTGTTGGTATTAATAATGGATTTGATGCTGGTGCATTAACTCTTAAAATTCCATTTGTGTATATTTGAATATTTGTCCCTGTGTATGCAAATATGATTAATATTTTGCCGCTACCAATTGCTGAGCCAAATGAGATTGGAAATGAACTTGTTCCAGCAGAGTTAAATGTCTGCATTATAATTCCACCCGTTGTTACAATAAATTCAAAACCTTCATTATTTGGATTGGCGGTATTAAAGCAAGTTAACATTCTGTAAACAGATGAAGCATTGTAATTTATAACAAAGTTAGCCATCCAGCCGCTATAACTCCTTCCGAAATTAGTAATATTTTTTGTTATAATATCGTCAATCGCATCTCCTTTATAACTCTTCAAACCATTTATAGTAGTTGCTGTTGGCTTATTCGCTAAAGCAGGATTTTGTAAATTCAATCCTCCAACACTTCCACTATCGGGAATGGTTATAATATTCCCATCGGCATTTTGAACATTAGGCATAAACCATTCATTCTCAATGTCTAATATTTGAGTTAAACTTACGTATCTATATGGATTAATTATGTTCATTAGGCTATTAATTTTACTTTTAAGCCAGCACCAGCAATTGTGCTGCCCACTTGTGTTATAAAACATTCTATTTTATCTCCTTGCACAAATGCTTCTGTACCATTTAAAACATAAGGAACAGAAGCGGTTAAACTTGTGTTTTCAGTTGTATCAATGCTTATTAGTGTGCTAAAAATAGATGTTCCGTTTTTCTTAATATCTACTATTATTTTAGCTCCTGTTGGTGCGGTATTTACGTTTGTCATTACTGATGTTGGTGTTATTGGCACTGCTATATAATCTGTATAAACAGATGTTGTTGCATCTGCCCCTAAATCAGAGGTTTCGTCTGATGCAGCAAACATATATGAGTGTTTTGGTATATCATCCAAATGAGCAACCACACCTGATTTCGCCCTCCATGTTTGAGTGAAGTTAAGACCGGGAAAAGCAATAGCATTATAGTCATGTGTGATTTTACCAATACCATCATAAGTCCACTCTAGTAATCGAGATACTGTTTCTATAATATTAGATTTAAGAGATTTACCATTGGTAGATAAATCTAAATCTCCTGTCATTGGAGTTGTTCCATCTAATTTTAAGTAGGGAGATAAATCTTCGTTAATGATATTCTTGAAAATTGTTCCATTCCACACAAAATATAAAAGTTGCGTATTGTTCCAAATGACATAGGGCTTTGTATCGCCAGCACCGATTAAAGAGAATTTTAAAGCCAACATTTCTGCATCGGTAACTTCAACCGTTTTGATGGGTCTTATCTGTCCTTGTATGTTAGAATCTGTTTGTTTCATTTTTATTTTTTATTTTATTCAATACCACTATCAAATATAAAGTTAGTACCACTAATGGTATTTGTTATGTTCGTATTCACGTCAACATTACTAAATACACTTCCAAGTATTTTTATGTTTTTAGGCGAACCAGCTGCTATGGATTCTGGTGTTCCAGCTGCGACGTTCATAACCATTTTTACATTATCCATGATGATATTAGTACTGCCAGCAATGTCAATACATGAAACTGTTATACCAATGTTTGCAAGATTTTGGTATATTTTTGTATTTTCAAGTATGAGTTTTGATGTTGTGCCAGATTCTTGTATTGCTGTTAATGATGAATCTGTGTGTACTTCAGAATTTTTAATTTTGAGAATTTGGTCAACACTTATATTGATAGGTGCTAATGCACCTGTTGTATAAATCTTGCCCTCAAAATTTGTTGTGCTGCCAGACGAATCACCAAATATCGCATGCTTATTTAGTGAATAAATATCACCCCGTAAAATAAGACTCCCGAATTGTATTGTTCGTATTGCTGCGGTTCCCCAAAATCCTGATGGTGATGTAATGACTTCTTGGTAAACATTACCGTTTATTGTTAGTGTGCCACCATTATTTGTGGTACCAGATATCATGACTACTGGGTAACTTGATGTTCCCCCATTTGATTCAGACTTTCCATAAATATTACCAATTATCTTTGGGTTGCCGCCCATATTGAACATACTTACTGCAGCGTTCAAACTTATTGTTGTATTATCTGTTGATATTTTTGGGCAAATAAAAGTTCCCTCTGCAAAATTTGATAATTGTATTGTATAAATATTGCCACTAATGCCTGTTGTGTGTATAAAATCAGTTGCTTCAAAGACACTATCAGACGTTCCACCAGACGAATCTATAACTCTTGCTGCACTACCATCAACAGTAACACTTTTACATTTTATATTAAATTTTGTTAGGGCGTTATCAACATCCATGAACTTTTTGTTGGATCCTGTTACATAAAATATTATGTCACCTTTAACGTCTATTGTTATTTGTAAACCATTATCAGCAAATGCCGTTGTTCCAAAAAAATTTATAGTTGGGCTTCCAATACCAACCATTTTTACACCATTTTTTGCAAGATTTGTAAAACTTGAGTAAGTTCCTCCAACTATCATTATAGTATCACCACTAACAGCCACAGAAATTGCCTCGTCTATATTAATAAATTTTTTTGATAAACTACCCTTTGTAGCACCATTAGCAATTGATACTCCGTTCGGTGCAACAAACAAAACATTATCAAAATTTGTTGATATAGAAGTTAGTTGCTGCATTGTTGCTGCATCATTTGGGTCTGTGCCATCAGCGACATTTTTGATTTGTTTTTGTGTAGTAAAAACAATTGCTTCATCAAAATTTATAAATTTGTTGCTTGGTTTCATACCTTTATATGTTATATTTTATGGTTATAGAATCTGTTGTACTCAAATTTACTCCCAATATAGATGGATTGACATGTAAAGTATCGCCGACGTCCACTTTGCCATTGGCGTGTGACGAATTGAACCCCTTAGCGGTATTACCACCATCATTTGAGAAATAAAAAGGTTTTGTTTTTGTACCGTCGCCAACATTAAATTTTATACCGTCTATATAAATGGAAATATTATCTCCATCAGTTGGTATTTTGTCTATTGTTTCATTTACAGCCTTATCACCGTCATTTAATGATACCAAAGTTTGTAAATCTTGTTGTTCATAATTTTTGCCACCCCCAATTGGTATAACTGATCCATTTGATTTTTTTATTGCAAGTGTGTCAGTATTTGTTATGAATAATTTTATATAATCACCATCTGGTAATTGAACGTTTATTGGATCATTGGGTTTTAATGTTAAATGTGACATAAATTTATTGTATTTGATTTATTTATTGTTTAATATATAAATCAAAGAATTTTCATATGGCATTTATACCAGGCAATACAACCATAGAATCAGAACAATCAAATGAATTTGACGATCAAGATATAAATGCTATAAATGAATCGAACATATCAAACGACGGCGAATCATCACAACAACCAGAAAGTGAAATTGTTGAAAACAACGATGGAGTATTGTATAGGGAAGCCACACTAAAAAACAATGTGTTTGGTTATGAAAGATCGGTTAGAACATCACAACTTGAAGACGTTTATGGATCGCCGTCAATATTCAACAAAGGGACTTTGTTTGTTTATCCATCAAGTAGCAGCAGAAACGGTATAAGAAGATTCCATGATATAGATGGTGAAACAAACATGTTTCCAAACATGAATCCAACCTATTCACAAATAATAGAATTATCAAAAATAAAATTTGGTGGGAATCATACAAACACAGAACTGAAATGGGCAGACTTTGTTTATTGTAAACACTTTGAAAAAATACCAACAAATAGATTGCTGATTTTGAGGCGGTATCCTTTTCCAACCTATAATAACTTACAATTTCCATTGGATGAAGAGGTTAGACCACTTTCAACAGGTATAACTTATTTTGGTGGTGAAACTGGCAATACATTATCAGAATTTTTTAAACTTAGTGGTTATAAAAATTACAAAGATCTTACTGCATCATTGGAAGTTATAAGTGGTCAAGGACAAAACAAATCGATGGGTGACACACCTTTGATTGGTGCAGCTGGTAGTACCGTTAACAAAGGTTTAAAAGTTGTTAGTGCAGCAAGTGGTCGTGGTGACATAAGTGGTCGTGAAAGAGTGAAAAATGAAGCATTGGCTGGGAAGAATTGGGAAAATGAAAGAAAGGGCGAGGAAAATGTAATACACAAAACTGTAATAGCTGATGTGGGTGTTGGGGTAGAATTAGCATTTGATATCATTTTTGAATATAAATTAAGAAGTTACAATGGTATAAATCCAAGAATAGCTATGCTTGATTTAATAACCAATTTGATGACATTAACCCACACAAATGCTTCTTTTTGGGGTGGCACAAACATAGTGTTACCAAACAGTCCAAAATTCCCATTTATTGGCGATCAAGATTCTTATTATCGTGGTGACTATTCATCTTATTTGGGAAGTGTGATGGATTCGTTTTCTGGCGTTGGCGAGGGGTTATCCAATCTACTAGATGGAATATTGTCTGGGGATTTAAGTTCAATCGGTGCTGCTCTTGGTAGTGCGGGTAGCAAGGTTTTAGATTTACAATCAAGTAAGTCCAGATCATCTGTAATTGGATTGAAAGCGTTGCTTGATGCCTCACCTGTTGGTAATTATCATCTTACCATTGGTAACCCTTTAGAACCAATAGGAAAAATAGGCAATTTAATTTGCCCAAAATTTGAACTTAGCTTTGGCGATGAAATTGGCTACAACGGATTTCCAACCACCGTTAAACTAAATGTTTCACTTAAACTTGCCACCCCACTTGATTCTACTGGGGTTCAATCAATTTTTGCCAATGGTATTAGTTCAAACAGAATGTATATGAAACCAGAAACTTTTATCAGTGAAGACGGCAAAAATAATGAAGATGCAACATTCAATGGAACAAAATATAGGAAAGATGATATTGATAGGATGGATGGTGTTATATTCTAGATCGTTTTTTTGTTCCACAATACATACACACCTTTAACTCCCCAATGTTCTTAAAGAAATGTAAAACTCTGCAACCTATTGGAAAATTCTTATCCATCTATATATTGTGCTGATACAAGTAAAGGCGTTAGTGTTGAAACTTCTAATGCTTGTTGTACAATATAGGTATCTATGGTTTGTTTCATAACTTCTTCTATTCCACCAATTCGTGTTGATACTATAAATTGGCTATCAACAAGATTTTCAAACAAATTATCATTGATTTTGGCTATCATTTCAACTTTGTATACATTGGCAATTGTACCTGTTGAACCATTGGCGAATGAAACAACTGTATTGGTCATGGTTCCAATAATAACGGTAGCAAGTATATAAGTATTAGAAGATGCACCTGCAAGAACTGAAGCTGTTATGGCAACAACATTTGTGTTTGATGTTGATGAATAACCATGAGTTTCAGTATTAGAATTGATATCAATTGATAAACCATTAGCAATATCATCAGTCGTGTCGCCAATTTGTTTTACATAAGTCCCAATATCAAAAGCACCAGCACCCTCATTAACATTTGCTGTAATTCTATCACCGTCAGCGCCAGCAACATTAATAGTTATTGAACCTGTAGCAGCAACATTAGAAATTTTACCGCTCCCACTACCCCAATCAGACACAGGATATTTAACTTCTATTTTTATCTTGTGGTTTTTGTATGTGTACTCTCTAACTTTGTGCATTTCTAATATTTTGTTTATAAACTTTATATATCATAACTACAATAAATGTTTATTTATCCATTTGTCTTGACCAATTATATTTGATTGACCATCAGAATATGCTTTTCTACATAATTCTTCAACTTCTGTGCGATGATAAAATTTTCTAATAATGCCTATGTTAGCATAACCATTTTCATCAGTTTTAACCGTTTGAATTTTTGGATTAGCACATTGGGTGTCACAACTTAACATGTTACATTCTATTTCGTTACATTCTATATCATTCATTTCAACAAAAACAACTGTATTAACGTGACCATCATTGTGAAGCATAATGTATGATTTTATAAATTCTTCGGTTGGTTTTGGTAATTCAATATCAAATGATACATCTGGTAACAATTCGCCTCTGTAACCGTCTATATGAATTTTTAGTTTCTTATTGGTTGTAATAGTTATTTTATTGCATTTATCTTTTTGGTAAATTAAACCGTTATCACAATATATGTCACCACCAACAAGTCCATAACTAAAACCGACACATTTTTGGTAAGTTGTGTGTCCCTCTACATATATATAATCGCCAATTTCTATTTTATCACAAGACAAAAGATACATGTGGTTGCCAACACCTCTTGGCAAGTCATCACTTGTTCTATAAATTAAATCATTAGAGTCAAAAAATCTACCTATTGGTGCTTGTGCCTCATTTTCTATTGCTTCCAATAATACTATTATGTGTTTACTGCGATTTTTCATCTTATATATCTTTTAGTGCAACTAATGTCATTATGTTAGAGTGTGTTTCACTATCAAGTTCCATTTGTTTAAGCGATGCAACAAAACAATTAAATTTCACATTTTATCAAATCCGAACTTGTAAGTTGATCAATAAGCTTATTGTGTCCAAAATAATTATGGACACATTTTTGTTTGCTTATCCCTGTCTTTGAATGCAATGGTAGATTGTTCCACCACTTAGACGCCTTCATTATTTTACTAAAATCTACCATTTTTATAAATATTTGTCAACCAATTCTAAAAATGCCTCATTGAATCCATTGGGAGTTTTATCACGTTCAGTTTTTGATCCAGCAATACCACATTTCATACCAAAATCAAGCATTTCTTCTCTTGTGAAATTTTGTTTTATGAATTTTATATCAATGTCACCATTTTCTTTTGGTCTGAAATATTTTATTCCACCAATAGGTAATTTAGCAAACGCTTCATCAATTATAACCTTTGAACTAAATTTGGATTCATCATTCTCATACAATTCATTAAATTTACAGACAAATTCAATTATGAAATCTATCGGTATTAACATTGTACCAAACAAATCCTTATCGGTTGTAGCAATAATTTTGTGTATAGAATTACTCAAATTACTTTTGTTAATGATTCTTCTTGAAAAGGTTTCATAATTACCAAAATTATTTTTTAAAAAACTACCACCATCATCTATTTCGACAGGTTTTGTTGATAAAATGTGCATATGAAATGGAACACAGTTTTCAACATTGCTGAATTTATCGACATTCAGCAAATCATTAAAAAGTACCCCATCGCCATAATTGTCCCTCCACACAATAGAAGATTGATTTTTAGTATTTTCAATTGGAATTAATAGTATTTTAACTTTCTCGTTGCACATTTTGTTTTCATTTTTATAAAAACTTTTATCAGTTCTATTTGTTACAGTCATTAACAATTTCCACAAATAGAACTCCCTCGTTTTTATCAGTTTTATCAGTGAATCTCTTATCATCTGTTTCAACCATATCACGTTTTAATCTTGCTTTAGAATTTTCATTGTCATAATTGGTAAACAGAACACCATCAATCAATCTTTTCTCTCTGTCTTGGTTACCAAATAATTTTTTATAAATAGCTTCGACAAATTTTGATTTACTTAAACCCTTTGCAAAACAATTAGCCTTATAATATTTATACACTCTTTCAACTTGATCCCATGACCTAGCCTCAACTTGTACTATCAGTGTTTTTCCTGCACTGTTATTACTAACATCAAGTTTCTTAAGCTTAAATCGTTTCTTAAGAATTCTCATTGTTTGGAGTTCTACACTGTTGATATTTTTATTGATAGTTGGATCAAATGGTCGTTTTATAACAACATTTAATGTATTTTTCCAATAATCTATGGCTTCTTTTATAGCAATTTCACAATCTTTTTCACCAATACCTGTCTTTTTCATTATTGTGAATTTGTAATTTTCTATAAAATGTTTCTCAACTTTTATCTCTTCAATAAGTGCATCCCTTAAACCAATCAATATAGGCAACATGTTTAGATAATGTTTTCTGTGTAACCTTGAAGTTATATAATAATCAATTTCTTCAAGAACCAATGCATCATAATTTATGACAAAATTATCATCATTAAAAATCTTGAACCTTGTCCATGTGTCACCATTATAGTCTTTCTTGATTCCCAACTCTTCTGCATAATATCTATATTTGTCTTTACCTTTTCTTGTTTCTCCACTAGATTCATTGAAACTTATTGACATTTCGGTATAACTTTCTTCATAAGACCACATACCATTTTTATCAGAATAATTTATTTTTGTTAACAACTTGCCATCAACTTCTTTGGTTTTATCCATCAATCTTATACCATCCATATTACCTTTTAACAACTTGTATTTTTCCTCTTCTGTTACCCATTTTACATATTCAACACGTCTTGTTTTTTTAATTGGTTTTACAAAATAAACGCTTGAATAAGGCATTCTTGGTGCAGACCATTTATTTGACCAATATTTTGTAAACCTATCAGAATTGTCTTCAGCACTACCATCCATGTTTTCAGAAGAATAGTAAATTCTACTTCCAACTTTTATATCTTTGTTAATACATTTTAACCATTCTTTAAATGTTGGTTTACCATCAGACAAAACATTCTCTTCATCATAAATCATTTGTACAACTCCTTTATGTTGTTCAACATTCATTATATTAAACTCTGAACTAACATTAAAGATATTGGTTCTTGATATTATACCATGAAGAAGTAAGAAGTTTTTCTTGTATGAAAATAATTTTCCGTCTGAATTCTCAAGTTCTTGTAGTGCCGTTTTTGAATTATAATCATCACCTGTTATTTTTTGTTGTGAACTTGATATGTTTTCAAACAATTGTTGGAGTTCTTCTTTCTTTGGGAACAATCTATTAGAACCAATGTGATCAGTGAAAATTCTATAAACATTTCCACCATTTCTTATCATTATGTATGTCTTATCATCCATATCAGCCAACATTGCTCGTTCAAATGCGTTTTCTATATGTTCACGTTTCTTACTATTTCGTCTTAATCCCATTATCACAACACATTTTTCGTCTGGAACAAGCTTGGTATAATTTTCTGATTTACCTGCCCACAAATCAAATTCTGGCAAATCTTTTAACTCCAATCCCTCGTTTTCATAAATTGCTATTTCTTCGTCCATAAACAATTTCATTTGTCTTAAACAAATTTCTTGTGTATCTGGTGCATCTTGTCCAACAGCTATTTGGACTATATCTTCATTTATTCCAGCAAAGATTTCAATGGTTTGTATGAGTTTATTAATTTTGTTGATTTTTGTTGATAATTCTGCAACAGAAACAGCAAGTAAATTTTTGATACCGTCAAATTTAGCCATTTCTTCTGAAATCTTCTTCTGCATTTCATTGGTCTTTAACATTATGCTTCTTCTTGTTGACCTTGAATAAAGTGTTGCGTTATCTTTTGATATAGCCATTTTATCCCTCATTAATTCATAATGTTTTGTTGAACCCATGTGAACAAGTCCATTATCAACATCAACAGATTTATCGTCTGATCCAATAAGTATAACATCTTCTGATAAACTTGATATGTCACCAGATTCAATAAACATCTTTATCTTGCTCTCATATCCACCAAGTGATGATTCGTTTAATTTAATAAGATTTAGTTCGTCAAATTCTTTTTTTGTTATCAACTCTTCTTTATCAAATTCTTCTGGATAAAACGAATCCTTTTCATATTTGATTTTTATAACAGGTTCATCCATGTTGATATTGATTCTGTGTGGATTAAAAATTGTATCATATGACAAATCCCCATTAATTGTCTTTCTTGTGGTTATATCACAAACATTATAATATCTACCACTTTCATGTAAATAAAACGCACCTATTGTGACACCACCATTTATCCAATCTCTTCTTATTTCAGTTAACTCCTCATTGGAAATAATTTTGCCTTTTTTAAGATAATCATCACTAATCGCTTCAAATTTTATGTTGTATTTTTGACCCTTATTATCAATTTTTATGAATGATACCAATTTCCATGCTTTTTTTGGATAGAGTTGTTCTGATTTATTTGATGGTTTATAATGAAAAATTTGATTATCTTTTATGGAAACACCATGACTCAATTCTATGTTTTCATCGATAAGTGTGTGACCATTTGTTTCAGCATCAACCAAAAGATTTTTTATCCTTTCTATATATATGACATTATCTCTGTCGTAGGATGATATTTTTATGTTAAATCCCATGATTGTTAGTTTATCAATTTTAGTGCCTCTTGTAGTCCATCTTCTAATGCCTCTTCGTAAGTTTTATATTCTTTGGCATCAATTGGCGAACTAAATGCGATATTTCGTACAACTCTAAAAACATGTTTATTATACTCAAAGGAATTAAGTAGATGAATTTCGTATACTTCTCTTAACCATTTTTGTAGCAAGGATTGAGTTGGTGCTGATAATAAAGTAATATTCCACAAACTTTGTTCTTCGTCACTATTATGATTATATAAACTACCATCAATTATCGTGTCTTTGTCCCCTTGATATCTATGTTGTGTTTTACAATCAAAACCTTTTTCTTTGGCTAATTTGGCTGTTTCAAAACTTATTAGTTGATCTTTCATGATTACTGTTTTTAGTATAATTGTTCGTTAATTCTTTTTCTACATTCTTTGCATCTGTATCTTAAATCAATTACAGATTTGACAATATCAACTTTTGCGTTCGCATTTTCTCCAAGATAACTAACATCAGGTTGTACAAATGGTGATTTATGATTCATACCACGTTCTATAATTTCTTCAACAAGATAATCATGTCTGATTTGCATTGACATTGGTTCGATTTGTATAATTGGTGCTAATCTACCATCCATTTTGTGCTTCTTCTCAAAATTGTGCTTGTGCTTATGGATCTCACCGTGTTCACCAAGTAAATGTTTATCACACATCAACTTTGGGTTTATCATCCACATTTTCATATTTCAAACTGTTTGTTGAATATTTTTGTTGCACCAGTTCCAACAACGAAACCAATTATTGTGTTTTCATCAAGTTCAGAACAATTTCTCAACACAAACTCATTTCCTTGTAAATCTCTAAATTTTCTCATTTTATATAATTTAATTGGTTTATGTTATATACATTGCAAAAATCGTGCCAAGCTTTATTTTGAATTTAAATCTGATAATTCAGACCAAAATAGATACAATATGATACCTAAAGCAATTGTTCGTTGGATACTTTCAATAATAAAATTTGATAATCCAATAAAAACACCTATTCTAAAAATATATACCAATGGTTTAGTGATTTTATTCATGGTTCCAATTGTTTGTTGTATTTTGTAGGAAAGATAGGACTTGAACCTATCACCTCTTACCAACTTTCATCAATAAGCGTACTGCCCTTATATTATTTCCTATGTAAAATGAAACCAACTACAATAGTTGGTTTCATTGTTTTAACGAATTTCTTCGATTCTTTTCAAAAGATTCTCTTTGGTGTTCTTGTTACTTTTGTAAGCAATTTGAATCTTTTTGTCATCTTTGGCGATTCTTATGAAGTTTTGACCAAAAGTCACATCATATTTTTTACGCCCCATGAATAAGTCAACTTTGTTTTCTTCTTCATTTTTGATTCTTATGTTAATCCCAAAACCCTCTAAAACTGTTGTTAAGCTTTCAGTGGTTTTATCAAAATTAACTGTTTCTTTTACTGTTACTGTTTCTGTTTTTGTCATTGGTTTATGCTTATTTCTAAGACTTTATTGGTTTATGATTAAAATTTTTATATAATATACATTGCAAAAATCGTGCCAAGCTTTATATAAGACGAATATCTTCTATTAGTACGTATTGGTGGTGTGTTTCGTACTCATATCTTACTCTAACTGTGTCATTTATTTTAGACCCATAATCGATGTGAGCAATAGTGTGACCGTTTATGTGGACAATTTCACCACCATTTGATACATGTGATTTGATATCTTTTAGTGTTCTTACTGACTGTGCCATTTTATTTAAGTTTTAAGTTTATATAATATACATTGCAAAAATCGTGCCAAGCTTTATATAAAACATAAATACTGCCCTTAAATGTCTATGTCATTCAATATTTCCTCATAAGAATCCTTAAACAAATTATCAATTGTTGATAGGTCTTTCATGGTTTCAATGATTTCTCTAAGTCTTACCCCTGAAGTCTTTGGGTTATCAAACTCACTTCTAAGTGAATCAATGATACTTTTTATAGTTGTCTTTTTCATACCAATCTTTCCTCCATATGTTCTTTTAGACGTTCATTAAGTGTCATTAATAAATTGTTTGATAATTCACAAACACCGAACATACTTTCGAAGTTTCTTATCATTCTGTTTGATACCAATAAATGCATGTAATCATTTTTCTTATTGTTTATGATGCTTAGTATTCTTTGGAAATGATCGTTTTTTGTTTTATTGATGTTTCTTGTTGGTATTGCTGATAACATAACTTTAAGTTTTTGTTAATAAAAATTTTATATGTAATAAACTGCCATATATTTAGGTTGTTACAGAAATTAGAAATTTATCTTGTGACCAAGTTTTTTGTATTTCTCTACAACCGATTTTAAATCGTTTGCAAATGTTAGCACATCAACATACATATAACCTATAATAACATTTTCATTGTTTTTCAGATGCATAACAGGTATATTCGTGTTTGAATAATTACCAAATTCAAGCACAATATCGCTTTTCTGCGTTAAAGCACCAACATTTATTATTTTTTCTATTGGTTGGCTACCCATTTGAATTTTTATTACGTTTTATATGATAACAACCAAGTAAAATACCTGATATTGCTAAAACCCATATATGAGTGTTTATAGACACTTTGACTTTTACACATTGTGGATTATATGGGTTTTGCTCACACCAACATGGTGAAAAGGGTAAACAATTTGGATTTGGTGGTTGGCAAAACAAATCGTTGGGCAAAACGAATAAAAACAATGATATAACTAATAAATGTTTCATACGTCTGGTATTTCTACTGTTTGCCCTTTAAACTCGTGTTTACAATCGCTCAAATACTCTATCATACCATTTTTTACAAATGAATGACAAATTGTTTCATTTATATTGCTCCCAGATCTTTGTCTTTTTATGTGTATTGATGGTGTGAATGTTGGTTTGTCCACATCACCATTAAACGACCAAATATGGGGTTTTCCATCAACTATAATTGGTTTTGTTGTCCAAACTCCATGATGGCATCTGCATCCGATGCAATAAAATATCCAATCTGGACTATTCTCTGACGGTTCTTGTGTGAATACTTTAGCCATATTAAAAGGGTAATAGTTGAGTTGATTTTATATTCAGTGCCTTACAAATAAGATAAAGATTTTTCATTGATAATTGTTGTCTTCCACTTTCTATATTAACAATTGAAACCCTTGTTAAACCGATATTATTAGCCAATTGTTCTTGTGTTAATTTTTTATCTTTTCTTAGTTGTTCAATTTGTATAGCAATATATTTATTGTAACTCACCTCTTGTTCTATTACTACTTTTCTTTTAATTGTGAACTTTTCCATAATTTAAAATTCTTTCATATTAATTCTTTTAAAATATAATCAAATGCTACTGAATAAGCTTCTTGTGGAGTTTTATTACCATTAAATGATTGTTTCTTATTATTTGTTTGAATAAATGAAGAAAATAATTTACCATCCATATTATGATATAATTCTACTCCTATCCAAATACCATAATTAATTCGTAGCCATTCAATTACTTGCCATTGTTCTGGTGCTGAACATATTATATCTACACTATTAAAATTTGTTTCTATTTCTGTTATAAACCTATAACTATTACTTGAATAATATAATTTACATTTTACATCAAATCCTTTACCTTTAAGGAGTTTAGCTTGTTCAAATGTTACAAAAATTCTTTCCATTTCGTTTAAGTTTTATTTATTTCACAAAATTTCATTGCAAAAATCGTGCCAAGCTTTAAATTGATTTTCCATCAATAAGTATTTGTCTTAAGTTTTGTACCGCTTCCATAACCTTTGTGTTGTGTTCACCAAGTTGTTTGTATTTGGTTTGTTTATTACCTTTTGATGGGTGGCAATAATCCAATTGACTTTGTGCTACTTCTTTTGCTGCATTTATATCACCATCTGTTAAATCTAAAATTGAATTACAAGCATTATTCACTTTTGTTACTGAATCCATAATTTTTATTTTTTTTATTTTGCTCTATAACATTTATATCAAGATAATAATCAGCATATATGTGGATTGTGTAGACAACCCTGTTATTTGGTCTTAATGTCCTTTCAGTCACAAAACACATTTTATCGGGTTCTGTTAAACAGTTTTCTAATGAACATATCATTTCTTTGACTGGTTTGGCATCTTCAGTCCAAGCCATAGCCATTATATCCATATCAGCATTTAAACTACCATGAAGCCCTAAAGCCCACCCACAATCTAATGCAGCTTGTCTAAGATCACCATAAATTGAAGCATAAAATGCTGCTCTACCATTTGTAACAATTGATTTTCTATCTTTCATTTATTTGTTTTTTAATAACATCCATATTATCTTCTATATAGACTTTCACTTGTTCTGAATATTTATCGTTATCATATAACCACATTAAATAATCAGCTGGAACATCTTCCATTGGTTTTCCCTGATACTTGCCAAATGGCATTAAACTTTTATCTGTTAAAACAATCATAATCTTTTAGTTATTTTAAACTTTTTTAAACAATATTCTTCTTTTGCGTTTTTTATAAGTCTTATGAATTTTATTTGTTCATAAACCTCCATATCAGATACCCATTTATCCATTTCTTTCTGAAATTTCTTATATGCTTCAACATAATCAAGCCTTTCATATATTGGTTGTCCTAAAAAATTTTTCCCAGTTGGTTCTTTTGGTGATGGATAATCTTTTATACTAGGTTCTATTGGTTTTTTTGGTTTTGCCATCATTTAAATTTCTGAATATAGGGGATTATCATAATCTGTATAACCAATTCCACATTTTGAACAAGTAACTTCACCACCAGCAACATTTAATTTGTTTTGTTCATCTTTGTTCATCAACTCAAACTCAACTTTGTTCATAACTTTATCACTATTATGAAACGTATATCTTGTATCACCATCCCACACATGTTCACCACCTTTCTCACAATCTGGTTTATTTTTTGTTACAAATGCTGTAAACGTGTCGGTTTGTATAAATTTTTCAGCCATAATTTATTGGTTTTGTGTTAATAATTCAATAACTCTTTCTAATTTCTTTATTCTAAGATTTTTGCTTTCTATAACAACCATCAATTGATTTATGTTATCATGTAACCCTTTTATCTCTTCATCAACCAATTCATGTTTACTTGATGGTAGTTTCACCCATTCTTCAATAATAACTTCATCAACTATATCTTTTAATTTTTGATCACGTATATCTGAATCTTCTGATATAAGGTTCTTTGTAAAATTTGATGGTTTCCTATCAAGTTTTAATTTTGGTTGTTTCTTAACTTCTATTCTTTCACTAACACCCAAGAAATCCTTCCATCCTTTCCATCCTTTCCCTTTATATGTTATGTGTGGCATTTTTGGTACACCAATAGGTAGTTCTCCAAGATCTTTTAATTTCATGAAATCTCTACACCTAAACAATATCAGTTTTGGATTTTCTTCACGTAGTTCTTTTAACAAATATTTGGCTTTGCCGTATGGAACAGTTGTCTTTCTACCATCATATTCAGATTTCATAAGTTCGTTTTTGTGTTTCTTTTGTAGTGTTGTATCATACTTACCAAGTGGTATTTTTGTGCTACCAACAGTTGTTGGTTTATTAGAAAATTCATTAAATGTTATGTTTGATAATCGTTTGGTTTTTCCAACCTTTCTGTCGCCCAATTCTAATAACAATTGATCAACCATTTTTTGGTTTGGTTTGGTTTTTTTATCGTTCCAAAAGAATTGATTTGGTTGTTTTTCTGATATTATTTGTTTTCTTATCAAAAGCGGTATTATCATTTCATCTATATCTCTTCTAACAGCTATTTTCTTTAGGTCTAAATATTTTGGTGAAAATAAAGCATAATAAACTTCATCCAAAAATCTTAATTCTTTTGATATAAATTTCTCTTTAGCCATTTTTTAATTTATAGGTTCTAACACTTTTATTCAATCTTTCTCGTTTAAATTCTAATGCACCAAGTAATCTATCACCTTGTAGAAAATGTGCATCAGCTTTTATAACTATTGTGTCTTCTAATTTCGTATCTTTGTCAGTCATTTTAGAAGTTACACATTGGAACGTATCAAACATGAACAATATCTCTTTACCAAGCAAAACTGTATCCAAAATGAACTCTTGTAAATTTTCAGCCATTTTCCAATTTTTTAATTTGTTTGTTTAACCAATTTATCCTTGCCTCTCTATTATTCGATTTCCAATAAAACCACCCAAACTTGTCTTGTGGTTTTGTAATTTGTATTTCGAAACCACTATATGCATACGCTCTGCTGGGAGAATTATCAAGCAAAAATTAACTAAATTTTTCATAATCATTAAATGTTAAAACCATCTTTGCAGCTTTACATAATCCACTTGGTACAACAACTGATGTTGATGATACAAATTCGTCCTTAATTTTTTTTAATATGTGTAGCATTTCACCCATTATTTAAATACCAAGACAACATTTTTTGAATTTTTTGCCAGAACCACAAATACATGTTTCATTTCTACCAACCTTTTTTTCGGTTCTTATTGATTCAATTGTTTGTAATAATTGTTTGTTTGTCAAGGGCGGATAGTGTTCAAGATGTTGATTCTCAAATTTGTACTCAATTATTTCTTTTTCCCATTCATTGATACTTTTTGTCTTTGGAGCAATATCATCTTTTGTTACCAATTTATCAGATAAAACGAAACCCTTTTCCTCAAGAAGTTTCTTTACTTCATCAGTCACATCACTTTGTAACAAGAATAATTCTTTACCGTTTGTGTCAACGTATACCCTTATATCTTGTTCAATTGTTGCCGCATTTAAAGTAGTCTTTCCATGACTAACTGTACCAATGTTTTTGTGTGCAATTTCTCGTGAATCACCAACGATTGCAATAGTTTTCTTACTCATAATATGTGTTAAATATAAATTGTAAAGCGTAATATAAAATATGATATGCACAGAAAACGCCAAAAATAAGTGCCAAAAGTATTACATATTTCATTTTTAATTTCATTTTTAATCAACTTTTATAATTGTTGTTGGTTACACACTGTTTAAATTTTATTTTTGTGTACCCACGCATGCATAAGTTCGGTTTTCTCATTTTATATTGTATAAACAAATCTTCATTTATTTTGCCCATATAATGTTTTATTATAAACGATTGTATAAAATCAATACTTGGCTGTGGATATGTTTGTGTATTCATATTATATTTATAGTTGATATTTTCTAAACTTGTATCAGTTGTTGAAGCAATTTTGTGAACAAAATCTCTATTATACCCAATCCTATCATCCATTTTTATAGAACCATCATTTAAATAGTTTAAACACTTAAGAGGTTTATCAACATTATCAACTATGCACCAATCATTTGGCAAAACATGATCACTAACTGTTATATATAAATGAACAAAACAGATTTTATCAGTCTTTACCATAAAACTATCCAATCTGTTATTTGATTTTGCATGTAAAAGATATGCCACTGCTTGTTTTTCTAACATTGTTATTTTTTCTTTAATTCTTTAATTTCTTTCTTTAAATCACAAATTATATGTCTTAAGAATCGTTTCCTTTCAACAAGTATACTTTTGTTCCACCAATAACTGAACACAGAACCAAATTTTTTGAAGTCTTTATTCCACCAAAATTTTGAAAAGATGTTTGGCTTCTTTTTGTTCAGATAATCACACATATCAGCCATTTCTGATTCATCATTACCTATATGTTTGTTATAAATCCGTTCTATATTTCCACAAAGTGTATATGACCCAAGTGGATAATGTTTAATAACACAAATAAAGTGTTTTAACAATTTTTTACGTTTCTTTAATTTTTCTTTATTGTTTGCTATATAGCTGAATCTGTTGTGTCTGGCAAACTTTAAATGGTTCTTTTACAGCACCAGAAAAATGTTCAGCACATCTTAAGGCATTAACAATTATATCAACAGGATTTGTTTCGTTTGTTAAAAATATGCTACCAAGTGCATATTCACTACCACAACCAATTGCATCATACCCTCTTATTGTTTCAGCCACCTGAAAATCTTCATCTATTCTAAACAAATTGTTTTTATATCCAACCAAAAACATGTCAGTTTTATCTCCACCGCTGTCATATGTTTGTAAGTATCCACCATCTTTGAAACATTGACGAACAACTTTTATAAAGTCCGTACACATATATTCAAAGATTGATTTGTCAACTTTTGGTAATTCTAATGAGAATTGTAACAATTGCATCATTCTAAATGAACCCACACAACCTATAACAAATTCGCCAACATAAAAAACTTTTTCATTTTTTCTTTGCGTAACATTATAATAGCAATCAATACTTGCACTATCACCACCAATGATGACGTTGCCGTTTTGTCTATCAATATAACCCACTATACAAGTCATGATTTGTTATTTTCGTACCACTTATTGAATTTTTTCTTAGCATTTTTATTATTGAGTGCTGAACATATGAATATAGAATTATCAAAATCTGGAATTTTTGTTGAAGTGGTAAACAAATGATTTTTGTCAAAAGAATACCATTTGTGACCTTTGTGTAGAACTTTTAATTTTTTTAAATTCAAATTCTTGCCTATTGTGTCACCAATTTCGTCTGTTGAATCAAATTCAAGTTCTTGGTGGTTTTGATTTTGTGATGCCATAGCCATAGCCATTGTGGCTAATAATGCACCTTTCATTTTGCTTTTCATATTATATCTATTTTGTTAAAATAATTTTGGTTGTTCCATTGATTTTATTAGCTCTATTAAAATGTCACCATGACACGATTTTGGTTTGCACCAACAACCAAGTGTTTTATCCTTTAATTCATGTAAATCGTTCAACAAATGCTTACCATCACCATTGGTTATATATAAACGATAAGATTCAATGGCTTCTTTCCTACTATTAACCATAAATTTTGCCAATGTGGCAGAATCTTTCTTATGTGTGAAAGGATTTCCCCACTTACTTGGTCTACCAATATAAACATCATATTCATCGGTTTTACAATTAACAACAAGAGTTTTATTCGCCATTGTTTTAGTTATTATTTTCATTAGAAATAAGGTCAAAGAATTTAGGTAGACACCATAATTATTTTTACCTTTCCTAGAATTCCTCAATTCAAGGTTTATGATTTATAAACCATAACAAAACAGATTTGTTACAATAAATAATGTGAATTTAAAGTGTAATAACCATGATGTTGAGTGATCATATAATCAGCGATTTTATAATTCGTTTCTCGGACGATTTCTTTTATGATGATGTTAAGAAAAAATTTCAAGATTACTTTGATGAAAATAATGGGATCTTTCGTTCTATCACAGATTCGTTTAACGCAACCATCATTGGTACAAATATTCTTGGGTATGATTCACAGTCAACAAGTCCGCAAGGACACCACAAAGGACAAGTAAGAACATTCCAAAATTCGTTAACCAATATACAAAAACATAAAAAAACACTTGATGTCAGTTTTGCCCTCAAGTATGGTTTGTTTAATTATTACATGTTATTTGAAAACATCATTCAGTTTAATGAAAATAACATAAATGATGGTATGGATATATTCTTACCACCGATAATAATGGATATAATTGATTCTAATGGTAACATTATTTATACATACATTTACAAAGAAATACAAGTGGAAAGTTTGTCTACATTAAGTCTTAAAAAAACTGACAATGGTATAGGATCAAAAGAATTTACATGTTCATTTCGATATAACATACTTGACATAAAAACTTATTTAAACAAAGACAAATCAAAAAGTTTAAACGATTCATTCAAACACAAATTTAAATGATAACAATTTTATCAGACAATAGAACCGATCAAAATTATGAACAAAACAAATTTGTGATATCAAATCCAATTATCATATATGTTGAACAGATAAAAATGGCTTTACAAAGTGACACGGGTAGTATCATGGGTTCAGAAGATTTTTTTGACTTAGAAGATTTAGTGTTTGAACAGAATTTAAATGAACAACAAATACAAGACAGAGTTAGACAAACAATATCACATTTTTGTTCATTTTATGAAAATTTTGACACAGAGATTGATGTAAGGTTCACAAAAGGAGAAGTTCGTGATATTTGTTTGGTAAATATCACAGTAAATAAAGAACATACATTGAACTTGTTAATTCAATAAAACCCCAAGAGTAATTCCAAGAAATAAAATAACTATTATTGATACCACATATTTGATATTTAATTCTTGTCTGACCCATTTTCTTCTGTTTTTTGTGAAAGAAAAAAAATTGTATACACAATAAAATGAAATAACAAATAAAATTATGAACAATAACACTAACATCATAAACAAAATAATGATACAACAAACAAGACAGTTCTTGTATACCAATCAAATGAAAATATAGAAGTTGTCGTAGTTGATCTATCAAACCAGCCTTTCAAATAAACTGTATTGTTTGATAAAATTTTTCTTGTTTGATAATAAGCACCATCATGAATAAATGGAAATGATAAAACAAAAGCAATAGAATAATAAACTGTATCAATAATACCATGTGATACGTATATGGCTAATATGAGTGGCGTAGCCCATAAAATTCTAACAAAAGTAAAAAGAATATGTATGTTGAATTTCCATTTATCTTTGAATTTTTTATCAAAATCCGCATCATCATGAAAAATTTTGGCTTCAATTATACCAAAAGATAATGAAAACCAAATCCAGGTAAAAAAACATATATACATATTATATTGCATCATGATTTATTTATTTTTTGCTCCATATTTTACTTGGTCTAACATCTATTAACAATTCTCCGAAATGTAATTTCATATGGTTTGTTAAAGACGTAAGTTTTCTGTTGTCTTTACCAATCATAATTGATGGTTTATGACTTGTTATTTTTATAACAACTTTAGATTTCTTTTTATAAACTTTGACAGACGTAACATATTGATAAGCCAATAAGTCATTTTTTTCCCAAAAATTCATTAATTCAACTCTTATTTGTGCTGAATCAATACTATTAGATTTCCATGTTTTGATGAATGATTTAATTGAACGTTTTAACCTTTCCATGTTTTAATAAATGTAGTTTAATCTTTTAATTTTATTGAAACGAACAAAAATTGGGCAATTTTGTTCGTTTCAATTGGCTGTCGCACTATTTTAGTTCTATAAGCACATGATACGCTATGTTTATACTAAATTTCAAGTTTGCTACAAGTAAATTATCTTTGTATCAAGACAAAATACCAACTATCAATTCGTGTATTATAAACTATCCATATCTATTGTTGTTACAGCATATCTAACATATAAGGTAATAATTTGATTATAAAAATAGCACAATCAAAACAAGGGTCAAATTGTTTTGAAAATAATAAAACACCAAAATCAAATTTGTGATTGCTTTTGAAATAATGCCATGATGTATGTGAGTTATTTTTTTTATTTTTATGTCGCCTATTTTATAGGGTTGCATTTGTGACAGTTCTATATGATTAGAAAGATTCTGCCTTTCTTGAGTGTTTTTTACTAAAACCAACAATATTTGATTTTGTTACAATACCATTTTACCAAATCTTCAGTTTTGTATGAATTTTTGAATATAAAACTGAAGATATAAGAACAATATTTAAAGTTATTATATTAAATTATTGTCAGTTTTATAAGCATGATACAACATTGTAACACATTTATAACAAATCTTTGAGTTTTGTTTAAGATTATTGAATTGCATTTTACTGTATCAATACACATTTATAATTAAGCACAATATATGTCCCTTTTATTGATTTTGTGTTATAGACACTAACATAGCAGAAATATGGTATTAAAATAATGGTAATATAGAGGAGTTTGTGGGAGATATGTCTGACTAATTTGAGTATGGGTGTATACAGATATGTTTAAGAACATATTGTTAATACAATCTATTTATTATTTTGGTGAAACTTTGATATAACCGATATATTATCTTTTCCATAAAGTTCTTCCATAAAACATTTAACATTATCATTTTTACACTGATCAGCAACATATTCAACAAACAATCTGAAATCGTTCTTTGCTAATGCCAATCCAGCTGATAGACCGACTATATCTATGTGTTTTGAAATGGATGTTATGGCTTCAATAACCTTTATGTTTTTAACAACCTCATCAATTTGTGATATAGTCATTAATTGTCTTTGTGAATTTGGAAATTCTCTAAGCGATTTGTCATATAATTTCATTTTTTCTAACTCCAATTCTTCAAGATTTTTTGATATGTGTGCCATTTTTATTAAGTTTATATAAATACACTTGCAAAAATCGTGCCAAGTTTTATTTTACCAAATGTCTTACACCATTAATTGTTCTTACCAATCTGAACCCCACTTTTGCACACATTTGTTTGAGATATGTTTTTGTTTCCAAATCATTGACATTTATAATCCACAAACCCTTATCGTCTTTCTTAAACTCACAATCTTCTGATATCAGTGTTATTAATTTATCTCTTTTGATTCGTTGAGATTTTGTCAAACCCTTAGAATTCGATCTATAATGATTAACAACTTCACTGATATTTGATTGTTTTGATATTGGACAGACAAAAATTTGCTTAACGGCATCAAATACACAGCCAAGACTTATGAGTTCTTTTGTGAACCCCCAATTGTAATCATCAAGATTTTCGACAACAAATTGGTCTTTTGATACAACAATTTTCTTTGGTTCAGAAGTTGGTTTATTTTCATTCATAATAATTGGTTGATTAACTTGGTCCTGTACACAAAACAATTTGTTGAATTTTTGTTGTAAAATTTCATCAGTGTTTTTCTTACTTTTATAACTGATTTGTATCTTGCAATCACCAACAAATACACCAATGAAAGTTGCTCCAAAGTTTGTTGTACATGTTTTACCATTCATTAGAAATTCGTGCTTACCATCTGATGCCTCTGATATGTAAAACAAAGATTTCACGAATGGTTTAACCTTATTCGTGAAATCTGATGGTTTTTTTGTAAATTGTAACATTTTATATAAATTTAATTGGTTTATATAATATACATTGCAAAAATCGTGCCAAGCTTTATGAAAACAACTATATTGGTTAGAACCATTTATCAGACCATTCTATTCTACTTGAAGATGGTATGTGTGTGTGCAACAGATCTTTTATTTTCTTACAATCAGTAAACCAAAATCTACCATAAGCATACTTTGATCCAAAATTAATTTTCCTAAGAACAACGCCTTTTATTCTAAAGTGTGAACAATATTGTTTATGGGTAGTTTTTTGTCCTATCCAATTTCTTGTTGTTTCTATGATAAATATTTGTCTATCAAATTTTTTTACCTCATATATCATAGGAAAGAACAAACTTTTTAATGATGAAATTCTGCTTGATTTAATCGATAATAATGTGATTTCTTCTTTGTTGTCCATTTTATTATGCTTATTTCTAAGACTTTATTGGTTTATATAGTGTTTTTATGTTTACTTACAAAAATCATGCCAAAATCTATCCATCCAAACAATCAAATACTTCTGTTATGACTTCCCAGATGTTTTTACCTATTTTGGTTTCAAACTCTACGTGATTAATATTAAGTTGTTTGAGAATGTCTTCTTGTATTTCTGCTCTCACTTGACTTTCTGCTTCACCTCGACCAGTTTCTTGATATGCTTCGTGTTCATCTGAATATTCATCTTCCCAATCATCGTCCAAATAATCTAAAGATGCTTCGTCGATTCTATGAAGCAAGCCATCTTCTGCATAATTAACAGTTAGATATGCTTTTATTGATTCTTCAGTTAATTCTATTTTCATAATTTTAATGTTTACCTAATAATTCTTGATCAATTTCACAACTTAGTAACTGATTTTTATTAATTGCTTTATGCTCACTATCACAAATGATGAACCCTTTATCGGTTCTATAGATTCTCAAATATTTTAGTGACCAATTTTTGAATCTTCTATCATTAGTTTTTAATATAAGACATCGCCACCCACCCTTTCCGCCAGATCCATCAAATAATCTATCAAGTATTTTAACAACTTCATCCCTTGTACAAAAGAAATGATCGTACTTCTGAATAATTCTTATATCTTTGTGTTGTTCCTCACTAAAATGATAACCAGAGTGGAAATCCCTCGTGTCCACACTAAACCTATTATTCTTTGGGCAATCCCAATCAATATCTTTGTAAAATACCCATTCATCTTTTTCTTCCATTTTAATTAAATTTAGACACAATAATGATAGACATCTGAAATATTGCTTGTTTTTGTTATATGTGGATTACACACTGTTTCAATTTCAAAGTATTGCTTTCTGTTTATCATTACACAGTATGCTTTTGTGTTTAATTTTTTTGTGTCCAATTTTTAGATAACCATTCTTTTTCAAATGTTCATCAACCTCTTTTTTGTTTGAATTTTTTGTGTCAAAAACAAAATTTAATGTTTCTATCATTGTTTGTTTTTTAATTCTCGTTCAAATTTTATCATATCAAGATATGACATAAGCATCTTTTTATTTTTAACTTCATCAGTTTCATCATCACTTGATTCTATTGGTTCAACCACTATTATTGCGTTTAACGCATTCTTATAACCGCCAATCAATTCAAATTTTTCATTGATTCTTTTTATATCAACACTTAACCTTTGTAATCTTGTTCTTATATCTTTCAAAACAGAATAATCCATTTTCTTGAAAGATTTCAATTTGTTATCAAAATCATATTTTATTATATCAAGATTTTTTAATTCATGTTTTATTGTGAATAATTCATCTTCAACTTCATAAGCCAATTTTTTCCTCAATAATTTCATGTTTGAATTTCCCATAACTATTCAGGTTTTGTATAATTATGTTGTCCATACGTAAGAATACTACTTGGTTTTATTAATGAATGTGACATAACTGTTAAACCTTTATATGATGGATTTCTACCTTTATATCTACTGTGTCTTTCTACCTTGTGTATTCTTATTTCATTGGATTTCCATATACAACAAGTACTCACATTTATTTGTCGTTTAAGTTCTTTCTTAATTTTGCGTGGTATTCGTTTTATCTTTTCCATAATTAAAATAATGAATCGTTTTTAACTTCTTTCTTTATAAACTCGTTTTCTAATTCTACCAATGTTATTATTGGTAACCCATTAGCCTTTGCCTTTCTTGTTTTACCACTAACAATGTTTTCATTCAATCTCACTACATGTGTCACAGAGTTGTTCCAATTGTCTTGTATTTTGTGACCAGCATTTTCAATAGCTTCAGCTAATTTTCCATGAAATCTGCAATTAGTCGGACAATACACATGACCAATAAAATCTTTATCACTTATCGGTTTCTTTATAATGTACCCAAGACTTTCAACTTGTTTTTTAAATTCCTCATATTTCAATAAACCTTTATCAATTGTACTTGTTGCAAAACTACCAAGACCCTTTGCCTCTATTCCATCAAGTAAATATAATTTTAGTTTAGTACTACCAAGATTAGGGAAAAAGCCACTTGCAGCCATAAATGTGTGTTCATCAATACCATTTATTGATTTGTTTAATTCGTTTTTAAGTGTTTCAGCGGTTTTATTACCAAATCCATCATCATTGATAAGTTTGTTAAAATCAAATAAAATCAATTTACTGATTGTATCAATACCATGACTATCAAACATATGTTCAAGTGTACTTATTCCAAATCCTTTAGCCTTTGTTTTTGTAACAAAATGTTCCATAAGTCTAATGCTTATACCTTTGTTTTGTGAATTGTCTGCAGCTTTTATGCAAACACCATCCCAAAAGTATTTAAAATCTGGTTCATTGTACTTATCTTGGAAATCTTTTGGAAAGAAATAGATATCTCTGATTTCATCTATTGTATGGTTCTTAGAAACTTTTAATAATTCTTTTCTATTTGGTATTTCAACATCTTCAACTGAAACAAGTCTTGGAATTATACCGCCAGATTTTTTCAAACCAATTTTAGTTCCAATACCCATTCCAAAGATTTTTACAAACAATTCATTATCAACATTTATATTGGTGATATTAGAACCATCAATGACTGTCGGTTTTATGTTTAATACAGGGTTGTATACACCATTCTTCGATATTTGTCTTGTTATTCCAATAATTTCTGATTCATAGATATCATCAAATGAAACATGTTTGTATGCCTTTGATGCTTTTGGATTAATTGTACCAGTTTCACACCCTTGATGTTTACTATTATCAATCAAATCAATAACAACACCATCACAAGGATAAAGCTTCTTCCATGAATAAAAAACATCTGAAAGAAGTTCATGTGTTAAATCTTTTGAATGAATTGTTTTGAAGATTGTTGAAGATTGTTTCCAATCATTACCGTCATTACCACATTTATCAAATGGTACAAATTCAACAAATGACATCAGTTCTTTACTTGGACTTTTTGAATTAAACAGACCGGCAACAGCGTTTCGTGGGTGACTATACTCTAATGGTTTAAAATGTTTTTCAAAGTTTTCATTTGATATAACAGCCTCACCTCTAAAATAATCTTCTTGAGATAAATGGTGTGATGCGTTTTGGATCAACATGAATTGATTGGTAACGATTGTACCTGTTATACCATTTTCGTTTTTTGACATAGCATGACAATTTCCCACTTCTATACTTATACCATCAAGCTTCGGACTTAATGTCACCATGTCATCATACCCATTTAACCATTTTTTTGTTTCTTCTATTGTTTTTAATTTCTTTAACGAACCCATTTGATGTGGAAGTTTTATAACACTTCCATAAGCATAACTTGCCTCAATATCTGGTTTACTACCAAATTCTATGATATACATTTCAACCAATCTGTCGAATTCATAATCAGAAATTTTTGGGATTCCTAAACGATAAAGAGTATTATGAGTTATTATTTGTTCTAACAAATTTTCCATTTTATATAATTTAATTGGTTTATATAATATACATTGCAAAAATCGTGCCAAGCTTTATTAGAAATCACAAAACATTATTCATAATGAAACCAACAAGGCTATTATCAACAATATATTGGTCACGTGCTCGTGCTGCTTCAAATTCTGTGTCAAATACGCCAAAACGAACACGTTTCTTATTAACATTTATTGATGATTCCCACCTCTTTTTTGATCTGTTTACACCAATATATTTGCTACCTGTTCCACCTCTTTTTCTTTGATTTCTACTCTGAATTATGTTTGTAGTCCACCTACAATTAGATGGTTCATAGTTACCATCATTATCAATTCTATCAATTGACAAACCTTTTTTGTAACCATTGCCCATTGCCCAATCATAAAAGGCTTTAAAATCATTTTTCCACTCCTCACAAACAGTTATTCCACGACCACCATATATTTTAAATGATTTATCGTTTTTATTGTAACATCTTTGTATGATGCTATTTAATATCAAATACAATGGATGCTTACTTAAACCATGTGTCATGTTTATCGGTGGTGGTTTTTTTATGCATCCACAAGATTTTGATCCATTTGTTCTTACATGTGTCATTGTAGTAATCCATCTGTTTCCACAATGACATTCAAATAACGCTTTTTTCCTTTTTCCTCCTCTTGGATAAATATGTGGTTCAACTTCTTTTATAAATTTTATGTTATTATCACCAATTATTTGATTTTCTTTATATTCTGTTGATTTTTTCATTGTTTTATTCATGTGTGTATTAGAAAAATCTTCTTGATTTCATTATGTTTTCATTGTACCCCAATTCATATGTTTGCATCAACTCTCTAAAATGTTTTTCTGTGTATTTTGGCGGTTGATTGTTTATCTCCATTTCTTTGTTAGCAACTTTCATTGCTTCAAGTTCTATCATTGCTGCAGCAAAATCATTTAGTTGTTTTGCATGTTCTTGTAATTGAAAAGCTTCCATAGATTTTATGTTTAAAAAAGAGGTATCGACATCATATAATATCTAAGTCTTTAATATCGAAAATCCACAAATAACAAACAAAATTGCTCTCTTAGAATTATTTGTCTGTAACTTTTGTTTCATGTTTCCCTCTTTTATAGGTGTTTGTTTGCTAAGGTTTTAATTTCTTCATCCATATCATCATCGCATAAATCTTCTATATACAATGAACTTTGACCTCGTTTTGCGAATTCGTGTATATCAAATTCTTTCAATGTTAAGGATTCTATTATTTCTTCTCTAACTTCAGCTATCATGTCATTAACTCTGTCTTGTATGGCTTCGAGAGATTTCATTTTTATATAACTCTCTTTAATAAATGATTTATATAAATTTTCATCAATAAACTCTTTTAAGTTTTCTACAAATATATCTCTTATTTGTTTTGTGCTAAATGCATCAAGTTCAAGACCTTTCTCTTCTCCATCTATGCCGCCAGTTCTATCCATCCATTTTTTGATATTAGCTTTCTTGGGCGAATACATGTTTTGTCTAACTTCATCATAAGATAACTGATCAGGCGTTATACCAATTCTATGTGTAATAATTTCACACCGTTTATCCATTGATAATAATATATCTCTTGCTTGTTTTTCCAATGCCTCTGCTATATAATAACCAGCTGGGTCATAGTCGGTCATAGTTAAAATATAGATAGTGTCGTGGTGTCTGTTATTTCTAAACATACCATGTATTATAGATTCCATAGCCCCCAAACTGTTTTGACCTTTACAAGAAATCGAACTACAGCCATATAATGTTGCTATATCAGATATGATTTGATAAACGGTATCTTTCTCTGTTGCTATTAATATGTTTGGATATGGTGTTGCGTTTCCTTTGTATGAATAGGTATCTGAATCAATGCTATAATAGACTTCTCTTGGATTTGACTTTTGTCTTGATATGTCCTTTATACCCAAATCTTCAAATTTTAATAAACCTTTTCTAAGCAAATCGCAAACGTAATTAGAGAGCGTTGCATCCCAACGCTTCAATGAATCCTCTTCTTGATCGCTTTCGTCTAACAAACCAAGTTTGTCAAGTGTCGGTTTTATTGCAGAATACCATACTCCTCTAAGAGTACGAATTTCATGTTTGTTGCAGTGTTCAAGTTCATTCATAATAAGAGAACGCATTTGTGTAAAATGGCACTTCATGAGTCTTACCCTTATTTTTACCAGATGTTATAACTTTTGTTTCAGTACCCTCTGGAAAGTATTCTAACAACTGTTCACGTGTCATATACTTACAATACATTGGTAATTTTACATACAATGAACTCATAACTTAAACTTTTTATCAATTTTACCTATTTCAACCAAATAATTAACAATACTTCTTGCGTAACTCCAGGTGTGCCACGAATAATAGCTGTCAGAACTATCCATATCAACAATATCTTTAATAATAAGTCTATAGCCTGTTTTACCAACATATCTATTGTTGACATAAACTCTACCTTTGGATCTGTGTTCAACAGTATTATGACTTTCTGATAATGAGTGTTCAACATTCAATCTTTTATATGCAGTTAATCTGTGTCCACCATCAAAAAACTTATCACCATTTAAAATAATTGGGTCTAATTTCATTCCATTTCTAAGTAACGAAATTAAATACTCAACATTTTTTTCTGAAATACCCCAACGCATTCGTTTTAATTCATCATAAAGTTCGTTAGTATTTCTATATTGTATTTTAAATTTTGGTTGATAATTTTTAATTAAATCGTCTATTGCATCTTTTAAAGCATTTGGATTCCAATAGTTTTTTTCAACGTATTTGTTATAATCATAAACATTTTCAGTTATATCATTTTTAACAGAGTTTGATAAATTTTCCCATGCCAATATTCTTGTTTCCATAAAATTCTAAATTATTTCATAATTTTGTTTCATTTTTCATTGCATCATCTATTATTTTTTCTACAAATTCTTCAATTTCATCAGCAAAATCAATACATATTCTATCAAGTGCTGTTTTCTTTGTCATTTTTGTGTCTTTTGATAGCAGTCAATAAAATATCAAACAACTGATCCCCATTGTGGTTTTCAACAATAGCATTATCAAAAGTGTCTAACTCCATTGTAACAGTTATACCATCTGTAATTGTTATATCGTGTTTCATTAGTTTTTACAAAATGTTAGTTTTATCATAACAACACTATCAGATGAAGTTATTTGTTTTCTTAAAGTTTCGAATTTAGTTGTGTTATCACTAAATCTTGACACAGTTGCAACTCTTTCGTTGTTATGTGCCATTGAACTATTTCGTCTTATACGTTTTATCTTGATTTCCATGATTTTTTAATTTTTACCATAAACCACAATGTTTATGTGTTGTTACTTTTATATTGCTGTCTGACATGCCAGACAATAAAAAACTTATTAATTTTACGGTCCATCCGTTTCCTATCATTTCTCTTCTTCTTGTATCGCTAACAGCCTTTGTGTAGTTGTCTGGTACAGTTTGGATTCTTTCATGTTCTATGGGAGTTAAATTTCTGGCTTTTATTTTTTCATATAGTTCTTTTGTTAAGACCAGATCACAAACATTTTTATCAAACAAATGCCTATATTCTTCATTTATTATGTTTGGTATGCTTGTTCCACTCTGACCAGCCATAAGCGTTCTCGATTTTTGGTTTCTGTGCAATGGTATTCTTGACATAAATTTTGATTTCATGTTGCCCTCGACACCAGCCATAGTTTTGTAATATTTTTTGTCAACTTCTTTTTCTAAAATGTCTTCCAGAACCAAATCGCATGTTTGTTCTTCCAAACCATAAATGGGCATGTTGGTCCAGTACAATCTTTTTCTGTTTTGTGGTGAGAATCTATTACTGTTTATCATGACTGGCTGAACGCCAATTGTTTTAGTTATGATGTCTTTCCATTTTTTTGGCATCATAACATTTTCCAACAAAAAGTATTTTGGCTTCTTTGTCTTTATTATGTGCACGTACTCCCAAAAAAGATATGACATACCATTAAACACACAACCATTATTCTTCATTCTAATATACTCTTCGTATGATTCTCCTATAAGACCATTAAAATTACCATCGTTTATAGAATTTTGGAATGACAAATTTGTGCAAGGACTTCCACCCATAAACAAGTCTATGTTGTCTATGTTGTCTAGATTCACATGCCTAATGTCACCAAGTTGTATTGTGTTTGGATAATTATCTTGTGTTACTTTTATTGAGTATGGATTTATTTCTATTGCATAGTAATTTTCATACTCAATATTTTGGTCATTTAGTGCTATTTGTCCACAACTCATACCATCAAAAGCACTAACAACATTTTTTAATTTTATCATAAATCGTCCTTTTAATGATAAACTACAATGTTTATGTGTTGTTACAACCATTATTTAATGTAACAAAAATATGTGTTCTTTGTTTTTATTGAAACCAATTCATTAGACATGTACGATATAAAAACATTAACAGAAGAAGAAATAAAAGAAGTCATATTATTAAAAAAATGTGATGATATGGTGGAAAGGTTTTTGTTGGTTTTACCGTATGTCATGAAAGATGGTTCAAAGTATAGTTTGGACAAAAACATACTAACCATAACAAAACTTGGTGAAACCATAACATTAAGAGTATCATTTGGTAAAAAATATGTATTGTTAACAAACGGTACAAGAAAAATACAAATAGTTTATGGTAGCAAAACCAATACAGAAAGTAGTCTTGCTGATAGAATCATAAAATTAATAGAACCCATAATAAAAAAGAAGCAGGAAGATTGGTTAACATTCTCAAGTAAAGTAAAATGTGATCATGTTGCCGATACCATATCTGATAAATTAAAATCACCTGTATCAAAATCAAAAGTTAAAGGTGTTGACAAATATTATTATAGAATAAAAACCAAAGAATTTGAATCCTTGCACATATCAAGTAATGCAAAATCTATAACAAATGTTAGATTTAATGACAAATTAACATCATTCAAAGATATGACATCTAAGAACATTTTTGAAAAATATGAAGTTGCAAAGGATGAACTTGATAATAGATTCAATAAAATGCATGATATACTTAAAAAATTGGAAAAATGAAAGAGAAAATAATTATTGTTGGTGATATCCATTTAGGAAAAGAATCAAATGGCGACATATCGTTATTTGAAACATTTGTGGAAAAAATTTTGTTGCCTGAATGTGATAAAGATACAGTGGTTATATTCACTGGCGATCAATTTGAGGGTAGTTATATAAATATAATACTTTTAAACAAAGTTATAAATGTTTTTAACAAGATCAATGAATCCGTTAAATTTTGTCATTTTCTTGTTGGTAATCATGATTCATATAAACTTGATAATGTTGGTGAAAACATGTCATCAATTTTCAATTTGTGGGACAACTTTCAGGTGTGGTACGATGATAAAGTTATTATAAATGATAAGTCATTCCATTTCCTTTCCTTTTCTCTTGATATAACAAAAATCAGAAAATCAATAGAAGATTCTGATTCAAATTATTTAATTATACACGAAGAGATATCAGAGTTTTTCTATGATAAATTTAGACCAATAAACGGTGGTATTGGTTTGTCGGAGTTAGAAAAATTTGAATTGGTATTTGATGGTCATATACACAGAAAACAAACAAAAGGTAATTGTTGGATAGTTGGCACACCATATCAAATGAAGTATTCTGATTCTGGTAATCTATGCGGTATGCATATACTTGATACAGAAACAAATGGGGTGAGATTTGTCGAAAACACACATTATCCAAAATATCACAAATTAACTTATAAAGAAATAACAGATGAAAATTTTGATACAAATCTTATAAGTGGTAACAAAGTATGGGTTACAGATATAGAGGACGAAGAAATTGTGAAAAAACTTACTATGTCTGTTGTTGAACTTAGAACAAACATAAAAGGAACGGACACAATTGTTACAGAAAATTTTACCTATGATCACGAAGAGGATATAATAAGAAATACGGGTGATTATTTGAAAGAACTTAAAGAAGTACCAATATCAAACAAGGTTTTGGGAATGAACCCAACTCTTAAGAAAGACATACTTGATAACATAAACAAACTATAACATGAAATTAAACAGTCTAAAAATAAAAAACATACTAAGCTTTGGTGGGGACAAGGAAATTTGTGTTGATTTTTCCAAAATTGGTATGGGTTTGATAATAGGTGACAACGGCTTTGGCAAGAGTAACTTCACACGAATAATAAAAATGGTGTTATACTTTGATTATCCAAGCAAGATAGAAAAAGTTGTTAATGATAGAAAAGTTAGTGGTGAAATAACTTGTGAGGTTGAATCAAAAGGAAACATTTATAGATTGGAGTATGTGTTAACAAATAAAAAGATAAAGTCTGTTTTGGTTTATAAAAACAATAAAACAACTCCAGAGGACACAGGTACGTTGGCTTCAACAAAAGATTTTATATTGAATGAAATTGTTGATATTCCAAAAGATGTGTTTTATAATGTTTTTACACCAAGCATAGACACATTCAAATCATTTATTGGTATGTCTGTTGATGATAGCAGAAAAATCCGTGATGAACTATTCTCTTTGTCTGATATAAATAAGTATAACGAATTGACCAAGACAAAACTTAACAAACTTATATCAGATGAAACATTGATTAAGAATAACATTGATATTAACAAAGAATCGATTGATGAATTAAAAGAATCGATTGAAAAAACAAAGAAAGAAATTGATAAGGACAGGGAGGATAAATTGAAACTTGTAAATAAAGAGATAGAATCTTTAGAAAAACAATTGGTTGATAATGATAGATTAAAAGAATCATATAAAAAATTGATTGATGCTGTAAATGAAAATATTGACTATAACACAAAGTTATCAAATAGAGAGAAGTTGTCTTTGTTAAAAAAAGAAAAAGAACAATTGATAAAGATAGTAGATTCATTGAAGCTTGATAAAACAAATAAAACAGCTGATCTAAAATCTGTTGAAAATTATGAATTCAAATTAATTTTTGAAGAATCAGAGGCAAGACTTGTTGTGATTAATAAAAAGATAAATTTGTTGAAAGAGGACATCCTGGAAATGGAGCAAAAAAATGAAAAGTACAAAAAATGGGAAAAAATCAATGAATTTATAGATTTAGATAATAAAAAGAAAGAAATTGAAAAAGAAATTGAAAACTTTAAAAGGGTTGGAGAAAATATAAATAAAAAACTTAATGGAAAGGATGTGGTTTATCAAGAAACCAAAAGTGAATTATTACAACTCAAGAAAGAAATTGAAATAATGTTACTTGGTGAAAAATGTCCGACTTGTGAAAGTGAATTATCATTTTCACAAGAGCAAATATCCACCAAAAAAGACATATACAACATAAAGGTTTCAGAATTTAACAAATTCAAGGAAGAATTTAAAAAACTTGTTGCAGATAATGTAACTAATGCAGAAGCTTTAAATAATAATGATAAAAAGTTGTCAAATCTATTAAAGGATATAGAATTGCTCGGCGAAATTTCAACTGAACCAATATCAGGTGTTATAACTAAGGAAGAGCATATGTCCAATTTAAAACTGATAGTCAACAATAAAACTGATATAGAATCATTGTTTAGGGAAAAAACCGCCAAAGAAGTTTGGGTTGATAAATACAAAGAATTCAAGAATTCTGTAAAACCTGAATTTCAAAGATACCAAATTGAAGCAAAAATAACTGAAATCGATAAATCCGTAGAAGAAAATGTTGGTAAAGTTGGTTCTATAAATAATGATATAAAAAAATATGAAGATTCGCTTGAGGGTTTTATTGAAAAATTTAATATACCAAATAAAAATGATTGCTTGAAAAAATTGGACATATTGCTCAAAAAAATGGGCGAAATCAATAAAGAAATTGATGAATTGTACGATACAAAAAACAACAAACTTGGAATCAAAGAAAATTTGGAATCAAAGAAGACAGATAATGTTCTTAAAACTATGGAGGAACACCTTAATAAATCAACCAATAAAATCAATGAAGAAGAAGAAAAATTGATACCGTTGAAAAAACAGATAGAAATTCATGAAGCTATGAAATTTATATTTTCTGAAAGTGGTATGAAACGATGGTTGCTAAACAAAATAAGAGTTGGATTTTCATCGAACATAAATAGGGATTTAGACGTTTTTGGTCTATCAGTTTCTTTTGACGAAAATTTTGTTATATCAATTTTTAAAAATAAGAGAGATTTGGATCAAAAACTTATGAGTGTTGGTCAAAGGAAGATAATAGACACAATAATTTGCTTGAACTTTATTGAACTTTATATAAATAAAATAAAAGATATGAATTTTTGCATTCTTGATGAATGTTTGTCTAATTTATCAAAAAGAAATTCAGAATTATTGGTTGAAATTATAAAAAACAAATTGATACCGAAAAACTTTAATGTTATGTTAACCAATCACGCACCAATATCAAATCAAATGTTTGATTTTAACATAATGCTTGAGAACAAATTTGAATACACAGAAGTAAAATATGTGTAACATTGATTAAAATGGAAAGTTTATATAATATGTCTGATAACATAGAACAAGAAGAAGATTTGTTTATAAACGACAAACGATGGAAGACTAAGTTGAGAATATTTGCTATTTTAAGTAAACCCAAGAAATTGGTCATAAAACCTATGAGTATAGATTTGGAAGAAGAAAATACAAAATTAATAAAACAAAGCATACATTTCAAAAAACCTAACAAGGATCAACTGTTTTAATGAATATACAAGTTAACCCAAGCAACCATAAAGAATTAATGATTGATTTCAAGAACAGGGATGAAATGGATGTGGTTGATATATATATGAAACCAAAAACAAGATCCCACAAATTCCAAAAGGTTAAAGGTAATTGGAATGGTCAAGTTAGTTTTCTAAGAAACTATAGATTTGTCCCAATACAATTTTTCCATATTTTATATAAACTGTGCAAAGAAAACAGATTTGAATACGATTTTAAAGATGTTAAGGAATCAACCACCATAAAAGTTGATTTAGAAAAATTAAAATCCATATATGAAAGGGCTATACTTGGCGATGAAGATTTAATATATGACAAAGATCAATTTGAAACTATTTATGTTTTTTTAAAAAACAGATACAATAGGCAAAACATATCAACGTCATATGGTAAAACATTGGTTCTGTTTGTCGTTTCTGTATATTTGTCTTCTGTCAACAATGAAAATGTTCTAATAGTTGTACCAAAACCATCACTTTCTCAACAGATGTATTCTGACTTTATGTCATTTTCAAAACATGTTATTGAATCCAAGAAAATATTTAGCTTGGTATCTTCTGGTAATAGCAATATGGAAGATCATGAAGATTATAAAATCATTATAGCAAATTTTTTAATTATAGCAAATAAAGAAAAGGAAAATTTTGAAAGGTTTAATGCACTTATGTTTGATGAAGTTCATAGAGCAACCTCCAAAAGTTATAAAAGAATAAATGTTATGTGTAAGAATGTTACATCTACACGTGGAATAACTGGAACTATGCATCACGATTTTTCTGCAGAAACATATACAATGATATTAAATTCTGGATTTTCATCAAAAACAGTTAAAAAACGTGAGTTGATAGATTCTGGAAGAGCATCAGACGGAAAGATTATTGTTAAGTATATAAATAGTTTAAATGAACATGATGCCTATACATTACACAAATATATGCTTGATGAAGAAGAACATATCAAGCATCTTGATTTAGAAAGAAAACTTATAAGAGCGTCATATCCAAGATTAAAATGGGTGGTTTCTGATATAATTTCTGAATATAAAAAAAGAGGCAACACCGTTGTTTTTTTTAAGGATGTGATGCATGGTTACGGCAAAAAGATACATGAACTTTTATCTGAACAAAGAGATATATCTGTGTTTTATATAGATCAACATGTCAAGGAATCAATTAGACAAACAATGTATGAACACATAAGAAACAATCACAACTGTATATTAGTAGTTTCTCACGATATAGCTTCCACAGGTATAAGCATAAATACGTTAAGATGTGGTTATCTCGCAGAACCAATAAAATCAAAGATAACGACAGGACAAATACTTGGAAGATTCATGAGATTAAGTGATGGAAAAGATATGTTCTACATGATTGATATTGTAGACAGCATACAATCGTCCGTAAGAAAGAAGCCAAATTATTATGAAAAATGGTATACATA